AAAAAAAAAAAAAAAAAAAAAATTTTTTTGTGGGGGGGGCATACCCCCCCCCCTTAAACTTAATTTTTTTTTTTGTATTCTTTTCAAAAACAGCCTTTTGAGGTGGTTTTAGTGAAGATTACTAAGTTTACAACTTTTTATAAAATAGATTTTGATGAGAAGAATAGGAAAAGAGAACTGTATTATTCTCAGGATTTAATGAACGCTTTATCTACTATCAACTATGCAACTGAAGAACAAGAACCGTTCTGTTATATACTAGGAGAGAAGAACTTAAGAGTTCCTAGAGGAGTTGGAGATACTTGGCTTATGAATAAGCTTGGAGTATATGGAACTATACATGAAGGTCCTACATTTCCTTACGATAGTACAAAGTATTTCAATATTAATAAGAAACCTTTTCCTGAACAAATGAAAGTTATATACTTATCATTAAAAGCTTTTAAAGCTGGTCATACGCAAGTTATAATAGATATGCCTACAGGACGTGGTAAAACATTTACAGCAACAGCTATAGCATCTGAGCTTGGGTGCAATATACTTGTGCTTGTAAAGACTGAAGTTCTTTTAAATCAATGGGCAGGAGAAAAGGGTTCGTTTGCAACCCATACGAAACTTCGTCCTAGATTTATATGTGCAATGAGAGGTTCTAAATGGTTTATGTCAACTTATGAAGAAAACTTAGGATATAAGATATTTGTAACAACTCATGCAACTCTTCGTTCTATAATAGACCAGCAAGGTTCTCCATTTATCACAGAATGGTGTATAAAGAATAAAATAGGACTTAAGATATTTGATGAGTTTGATACTGAAGTTGACAGTATGCTAAAGCTTGATTTTATAACTTCAGTTAGATATAATTTGTATTTGTCTGCAACTACATTTAAAAATGGACAGTATGATGATGCGGCTTTTCAAAAGATGATAAAGGATATACCGAAATATGGTAAAGACTTCTATGTAGAAAAACCAAATAGAATAGCGTATATCTACGGCTTTAAATCAGAACCTACAAGAGAAGACAGAAAGACTTGCTATAATTATAAAGGGAAGTTTGTTCCCGATAAGCACATGGCTCTTAATATGAAATCACAAGGTTTTTGGGATACTTTAAAGAATATAGTGAAAACTCACGCTATGCCTGTATATGAAATGGATAAAGGACATAAGATAGTTATAATGTGTGGAAAGATTGAAAACTGTAAAATAGTTAAAGACTTTCTAATAGAAAACTTTAATATTCCTTTAAAGCATATAGCTGAGTTCCATAGTGAAGTACCTAAAGGAGAAAAGGAACTTGCACTTACAAAGCCTTTTATTATATCTATTACAGATAGTATAGGAAGAGGACTTGATATATCTAAGATTAAGCTTACAATAGATATGGAAACTTATGCAGGGGGCTCAATATTCAAACAGGCTACAGGAAGAAATGGTCGTGTTGGTGGAGAGACTGGTATTTATATTAAAGCTATAGATAAGTCTTTTATGGAGAGTATAAGATATTATAAGAAACTACATAGGTTCTTCGATGAAGAATTTAAAATGTTCAAAGAAATAAATATATCAAAACATCTGGAAGGAGAAGATAGAAAATGAGTATAAGAGAAATAGTAACTACTGCTTGGGACGCAATTATGAAAACTGGAATATTCATAATGATACTCAACTATGCTGTATTTCGTAATTGGTACAAATACAAGAGATATGGAAAAATCAATAGACAAGTGAAGATGGAGTTTACAAGACGTAATGGTTGGTACATATTTGTAATGATATATGGAATACTTGCATGTATGTACATGTATGCTAACTGGAGATGATAGTATGATACATAATGAGAAGTATTTAGTTTTAGATGATGTTGTGTATTCAACTACACACATCTTACTAGAGCTAATGGCTAAAGTATATCTGAAATTCTATGAGAACTCAGAACTCTTGGAAACTGCTGATGACGAGACTATAAATAACTTTGCATCAATTACACATATATTAAATGTGATATATCAAGATGATAGACCTTATCTTAAGAACTCACTATTTAATATAGCTATGACAAGACCTGTTGACGATTATATAGTTGTGTCTGAGGAGCTCTTAGACTGGCTTTTAAGCCAATTTAGTAGTTTAGATGATGTAATTGTTAGGTCATCACCTATAATGGCTTTAGTGGGTGCACCAGAGGTTATATGCGTGTATCAGCCTAAAAACAAATTAGAAAACTTAGCTATAAGAAAGCTAGGACTTAATAAGTATGTAGATAAGAATAGCCTTATAGATGATATAGAATTCTTTAAGCAACTTGATGAACTCAAAAAAGAAGCAAAAGACGATAGACCATCTATACTTACAGCTAATCAAAATGTACTTAACAATTATGGCGAAGACTTCCCAATTCTTGCACCAGTTAATTTTCCTTGGTTTCCAAAGAATACAGTTGGTGTTGTAGAAGTGTGGGGTTTAGATAGTTTTAAAAGAAAAGATGAAAAGGAGAAAGAAGAAAATGGAAATTAATGTAAAAGACAACTCAGTACAAGAAGAAAGAAAAGAAATACTGCTTGAATCAAATCACGCAGAAGTAAAGCCTGAAGTAATATCTCATATACTTCATGATATGGCACAAGTTTTAGAAAAATCTTATGGTCCTACTGGAGCTTCAACTCTTATGATTACAGGAGATAAAGAAAATGCTATGGGAACTATGACGAAAGACGGATTTACTTTACTTTCTAAAACTAAATACTTCCACCCATTACCTGTAGCTTTAAAGAAACTACTTTTAAATTCAATGCTTGGAGTTTTAAAGACTGCAAGTGATGGTACTACAACTACTACACTTCTTATTGATAAGCTATACGCTTCAATGCACAATAACTTTAAAGCTATGAAAATACCAGCACAAGTATTTCAAAATATAGCAAAAGGTGTAGTTAAAGATATAATAGAAGAAATAGATAATATTGCTATGTACGGTGAAGCAAATATTGAAGATTTATTTGGTATAATAGAGACTACTACAAATAATGATGAAGAACTTGCTGATACTTTAAAAGAAGCTGTAAATGAAGTAACTGATGGCGGAAGATATCTAAATGATATATCTTTAACTTTTAAACAAGATGGAACTGTACAAGGTTCTAAATATGAAATAAAAGAAGGATATACAATACCAGCTTCTCCTATAGGATTTCCAAGAGCGGTTCTAAGAAGAAAAGTAATTCCTATTATAGTTAATAGTAATATCGGTACAGGAGAGACTATAAGAGCTCTTATGACTTTATATACTGCTTTAGGTAGAAGCTATGCTGAAACTATAAAGCAAGGAGTTAATATAAATCAATTACCACCAGTTCTTCTTATAACATATAACCTTCAATATAAAGAAGTGCTTGAAAGAGAAATGGTTTTATTTGCAAACCAATTAAAAGAAGAGTTTGACTTAAATACAGTACCTGTATATATCCTTGAATTTAACTATGATGGTTCACTTATGTCTTTAAACGAACATAGAGACTTTGAATACTTAATAGGACAAACTCAAGCTTATGAACTTGATAAGAAAGTAAAAGATATATTCCCAGATGACACAAATCTTCCGGAAGAAAAGAAAGAAGAATCTGTCGTTAAATATGTATTTGATAGATTCATTTCTGGTAAGATGCAAACTGTAGATGCTATTATATCTAAATCTTCTACAACTTTATATAACTTCAATGAAGAACGTAAGGAAGAGCTTAAGAAATCACTGGAAGAAGAAATAGAAGATAATAGCTCAGATAAAGAAAAGGTAGAGCTTCTACAAAGAAGACTAAGACGTGTATCTGGTAAATATGCTGAAATAACTATAGGTGGAGAAAATAGCTGGGATATAGGAAGAAAGGTAGATGCTATTGAAGATAGTTTAGGTGCTATAAGAGCGGCTATATCATCAGGAGTATGTGGTGGAATGTCTACACTTATTATGAAAGTGTATAATAGAGTTGCTCATAAATATAGAGGTAGAACTCATCAATTTGTAATACTTAACGATATCTATAATGCCTACCATAGTTTATTTGATATACTTCTTACAAATGCTGGAGTACCACCAAGAACATTTGAGACACATCAAAGTGGTATAATACAACCTGTAGGATTTATTGATACTCATTACAGCGTATACTTTGATATAGATGAACTATTAAAAGAATTTGATTCAAGAAAGTCTATAAGATTTTCATTTGATATACATTCTATATTAAACGCTATTACTAAAGGTAAAGAAGTTAAATCTGCTGACCATATTGCTTTCCATGTACTTAATAGTATAGATGGGGAAAAGAGAATACTTGAAGCATCAGTTCAAGCTGTACTATCACTGATTTCTATGAACCAAATAACTATGCCAGACCAATATGATGTAGCAGCTTATACTACAAATACATTATAAAAAAAAAATAAATGTACAACTATATAGTATAAATTGTGAGAAGAGGATACGTAGTTAAATTACTATTAATATTTATATTAGAGAATAACGTGTATTCTTGTAAGTACGACTCGTACGGTTTGTATCCTCTTCTCTACTTATATAATATATATATTCAAAAATTAATACTGGGCGTAATGCCCAGTATCTCTTTAATTTGTAATTTCTATATATTTGTGTAATACTTCTACAAGTATAGATGTATTACCATCATCAGCTGCTTTATTGTAAGTTAAAGTAAGAACCTTATTAGTCTTATTAAATGAAAACTCCCAGCTAGACTTATGTGACTTCATTGTATATACCATGAATGTAGCAATATCACTTAGAACTCTTGCTTCTTCATTGGTATCATCTAATGTAAATGTGAATGTATTAGCTCCAGCATTTATATTTCTTTTAAATAAACTTCTTTTCTTATATAAATACTTTTTAACATTTCCATTTATTTCAAGCTCAGCCTGTCTTGCAACTATTAAACTATCTACTCTTTCAGATAACTTCTTAGTTACTTCAGCAGAAGCAACCTTATCATTTCCACCTTGAGAGACAACTGTTGTAATATCTTTCTTATTAACTGAATTACTTTGTACAAACTTAAGTGCTTTACCTGTTGCTATATCACTATCAGTTATATTAAGTACACCACGGGTATTATCAGGTGTACCATCAGATATTGTAGCTTTATTTACAGAAGATACTTTATACACATGTATACCTGCTGTAGCTGTAGTAATCTCAGTATTCTTAGGAAATGCAGTAGGAGCTTCAGTTGTTGCGAAATACATAGATATATCTCCAGCTGAAGTTGCAGTAGGCATATTGCATACTAAAAACTTCTCGCCATCTTTAATATTTGTAAATGCTGATATCTCAGCTTCACTTCCAAGAAGAACTGGTATCTTAGTCCAGTTAATTGCTCTTTGATTAGCACTGTCTTGGAATCTATTAAATATATCAAGTGCTACTGGCAGTTCGACAAACTTAGTTCCGTTCCAATAATGAAGTGCTGTTTCTGTATCATTTAAGAATGGTACACCAGTACAGATATTTGCATATCTTGTAACTTCATTCTTATTCTTTGGGTCATTTGATAAGTTTATCTTAATTTCAACTGAAGTAGCGTCTCTTGTAGTAGAGATATATCTCCAGTGTAATCTACCTTTACTATCGGTTGCTGTAAATCTATTAACTCTTAAAAGCTTCTTTTCATCAAAACCATATATGGCTGTAATCTCTGATTTCATTTGGTCTATATGGTCAAATGAATATAAATCATCAGCGTCAGTTATAAACGGTCTTAAAAGTCTTATATCCTTTAATGGCATTATTATTAACCTCCCTTTACTTATTAAAATTCCTAAAAAAATGTTTGAAAATGAGTTATTTGGTGGGGATAAACCCCACCATTTAGCTATAGCCTTACAAAGATGACTACCAAATTAATGTTTTTCAATTATATATTATAAACGTGAGAAGAATAAACAACGGCTCATATTATTGTGCGTGTCGCATTAATTATTTCTAAGCCTAATTACAATCCTAATAATGTTGAGTCACGCAAAGGTTGTTTATTCTTCTCAATTATTTATAAGTTTATTTTTTTTTTTATCTTTCATATTGCTTTCCATATAACTTCTCTATTGCTATAACTCTACATACTTTACCATTATGGTCTTTTACAAAGAAGTCATTAAATTCTATATCTTTTGTAACTTTAGATATATCAAATATATCAAGCCAACATTTAACTCTTGAAGCCATAACTCTTCCTTTAGCATCTTTAAAGTCAGTTCTTTTAAGAAGCACTTGAGAAGTATCAGGACAAGTTAGTTTAACTCTATATGCTAAAGGTTCATCACATATAGAACCTAATGCTATTATAGTAGCTCCAGTTCTATAATCTACAAGTCTTGAGTATATAGTTTGACCTTTCTTATTATAAATAATTTCTCTATACCATTTCTTTATTTCACGATAAGTTCCTGTAAAATCTTCAATGTAATGCTCTTTATCCTTATCTCTTATGTAGTCGCTATTCATCACTCAATCACTCCTTTTAATTAAACCTTTTCCATAAAGACTCATTGTATATATTGCTTGTATCTTTATGGATATAATCTCTAATAGTTTTCCTTACCTCATTTTCAGACACATTGTCATATATTTGCTTACAGACTTTCTTGACTATTTCTTCGTTTTGGAAAAATGTATTAATTTCATTCCATATATCTTTACCTAGTTTATCTTCCCAGTATTCAAAGTGCCAATCTGGAACTCTATATTCTTTACTAGGGAAACTAGCATATCTTTTTATATTGTATTCGGCTACACTGTCTACTACATTATCTGGGTTATATCTTTTACCATAGTCTACACTACGTGATAGTATATTATATATGTCAGGTTCATCTCTATCAGCTGATGCTACTATCTCAGCTTCTATTGAGAAATAGTTATCTTCAAAGTGAGACGAATGTTGTAGTATAGCATTCATTATTATAATTTTTTCGCTGTTAGTAAGTTCTATACCTTCAGTTAGCTTACCTTCTTTAAATAACTTAGCTGACATTATATTGTGGTCTTCCCTTTCAATACAAGAACCAGCATCGTGAAAGTTAGCCGCAAGTATTACGCATTTTAAATCAGCTTCTATATTCTTCTTATCTTTAAGCCACATATACATATCAAGAGCTCTTTTCTTTACAAGTTCTATATGGTCTCCCATGTGAGCCGCATCAGCTCTTGTGTAGAAATCCATAGTATTCATATGTGCTTTGTGCTCATATTCTTCATTAGTTACCATAGGATTACACCTCCTTTTTGCTATAAATTTGTTAGTGAAAGAAGCAACATTCGTTTAGAAATAAAGATTTTTTCATTAGAAAATCCTTTTATATTATATTAAGTAAGTGCGTGTCGCATTCACCTAAATACATTTAGAAATATTATAGTGACAAAAGAGTTTCTGACATTTATTGTCACTCACGAATTTCTGTTTTTACAAATGTATCATAACTATTACTTTATATGGAAAACCGAGCTGGGGGTAACCCCAGCACAACCATTGTTTAAAATTAAAATAACACGAATGTAGTTGATTATGTTTTTATATAATCACTCTCCGAAAATATTAAAATAAAGAATAATATGTACGTGTCGTCTTAATTACCTTTTACGTTGATGCGTAAAATTTGCAAAGGACGGAATATCGCTGGGTATATCCCAGCCTTATTCTCAGCTTAAAAATTATGAAACATCTATATGATATCGAAATACGTGTGGCTACCGTATAACATCAGTCGCGAATGATGTTGGGTCATGTCGACGCCCCGAGGGTTCAAATCCCTCCGATATCCGTAATATAATATGGACAGGGGTATTCCCTGTCCGCCAAAATTACACAACACTAGAGTACGAAGAGTGTAGATTGTGGTACGAAACATGAGTGGTTGTGCATGTGCTATAGTGTGTCGTCCTAAGCTTAGATGGCGATACTCATAGGCTTCTTTCAATCCTAGGTAGTAGGAAAGAACCAAGGTTCGACTCCTTGCTATCACAATACTATACCACCGGTGATTAGATGATGGCTAGGGGTCGATGCCCTAGCATTATCGTTCGTCCAAAATTTGAAATAACATAAGCTTAGGATGTTATACTGGCAAAGCTGAAAACATGAATGGGTGTGCATGTGGTATCTCTTGCCGGCAGATACGCGGTGCTGCGTCCGGACCAAGCACCTTAGGGTTCGATTCCCTATCAGACAGTTCCTAACGTCCTTAATATAGATTCATGCTGGGGTTATTCCCCAGCACTATCTACATCTATTATTTTATCATTTTCTTTTGCTATTTCTTTTATTTTATTTACAAAGTCTTTTGGTCTTGTAAATGAATCTTCTTGCGGTACATGTGTTAGATAAGTTCTAAACGGTCTTACAAGTACATTAGTAAGATTAGCGTAGTTAAGAGGAGCTGCCATCTCTTGTATATTTAAGAATATATCAAGATTGTATCTAAGTTGACATCTTTCCTTTTCTGTATGTATCATAAAGAAAGGTGATGAATACGCTTCTGATAGTCCATTAGTTACATAGTCTCTTAATGCTTTCTTAAATGCTTCTAAACCTGCTGGTTCTGCAGTCTTTTCATCTATAAGCTCAAATAAGAACTTATTATCTGTACTCATTCTTTTTATCCAAGTATTTAAAGCTATAAGCACTGTAACTTCTTCTAGCTCTTCTATAAAGTAGAAATAAGTACCATCTAAGTTAATAGTCTTATGATTATCCATAAAGTCTATTAGCCACGCTGTAGGATACTTCTTATAAAGTAATACGAAGTCTTCATAAAATCCATCAAATAATCCCATGTGAGTTGCATACTTCATATCAGCGACAGTTCCTGCCCATAATGCTCCGTATGATTTCTCTCTTGCTTCTGCCATAAAGAAAGCAAAGTCATACCAGCTATTCACTTTCATAAATTCAAAGTATCTCTTTTCATTCTCAAAAGAAGAAGAAGTGTCGGCTTTTGCCGACACAACTTTGTCCTTCTTGAATGAATGAAATAACTTAGTCATATACAAGAACTGAGCAAAGTCCATTATGAAAGCCTTGTCTTTACCTTCATACTTACCCAAATCTATTATCTTTTTATTCTTGTTTGCCTTTAAAAATTCAATGAAGTCTCCAAAGAATTTCTGTTTTAACGTTAATTTCATTACATTCCTCCTAAGTATAATTATTCTTTTGTGTCCTTACTCTCATCTTCAGAACTGAATACAAGCTTTAAGAACTTACCTGATGTGCGAACTAAGTCCTCACCATTAGATATATTTATATCCTTTGATATATTAACTTTGATATCGGTGAGATTTACTAGCTCATCTAAAAGAGTAATCGGTTCTGCTTGTTTTTTAAGAGCAGCTTTGACAGCATCTTTAATATCTTTTTTAGTGAATTTTACCTTTCCACCAGTTTTAGTTTCTGCTTCATATACTTTACCGTCAGAACCTGATATATCATACTCCGTTCCATCAATTACTATTCTTGATAGGAAACGAAGTAAGAACCAAGTTTTTGTACCAGCTATTCTATTTAGCAAGAAAGTTATTATGGCTCTAGGTATATCCATAATTCTTAAGTGTTTTATTTTACCTAAGAAAGAAAAGATATTAATACTAGATAGTATCTTCTTAAACATATTGTCACCCCCTTAAGCATCTATGATATTTGTGACAAGTCTTTTACCATCAGTATTACGAGGACATACTATATGTAGTTCCTGTATTACTGGTGCTAAAAGAGAATTAATTAGAACCAGTGAATTATCTGTATTCACAAGGTCTAATATGAACTCAGGGACAACTTCAGAAGTTATAGGATACGCTATTTTAGATATATCACTTTCTGTCCAGTATGGTATATCTTCAGCTGATATCTTAAGCTTTCTTTCTTTTTTAAGCTTAAGTGCTTTAGCTCTTATATCTTTCCAGTCATCTGCTGAGTGTATATTTGTCAAATCGAAGTTTTGTTGTACAAACGAAATAAACTCATACTTCTTCGATTTGGGATTATCTAGTATCTCTACTAGGTGTCTTTTTATCATAAGGGTGTTTTTCTCGTTAAGCCAAGATACTATTTTTTGATACACTTCTGGGTGTTTTTCTTTAAACTTATCAGTTATGCTAATAGGTATAGCATAGAAAGACGCAGGTGTTTCTATTATATCTTTTTCTTCTGTGGCAAGTGCATTCCATAATGTAACTGCTTTATATCTATAATCTGATATATCAGTTTCAGGAAGCTTTGTCTTAAGCTTAAGTGCCACGCAATAATCAAGTAGTCTATTATCTTTATGAGCATCTAGTATATTATGAGTTATCTTTCTTGTATCAGCTATTATATCCCCTATATCAAGCTTATCAGATTTTAATACCTTAGATACTATACCTTCCACATTATCTCCTATATTTGAATTAACCGAAGACTTCTTAAATACAAGTCCTTTTACATCAAGCTTAGGTTTAGGGTAAGGTTTACCTTCTTTTAAAGATATAAGTCCAATATAGTTCTTCTTTCTTGAAGTTATAAGAAGTTTTAAGTATAAAAATTCATTCTTAAGCTTTAGACAGTTATTCTTCTCAGGTAATATATTTACATGCTTTTTATATCTTGCAAGTGCTGTATCTATTACTTGTGTCATTATAATTGCACACATATTAGATATAGTATAGAAAGTATTATCATCATCAGCTGGTGGTATATCCTTTATACTATCCTTTAATATATCGTATAGCATAAAGTATTCATTCTCATAAGATAAGAAGTTTGAGTCTGTATCTATAACAGGTATCATTTGTCTATCTATAGATTGTATAACTTCTTGAGAGTTAGTTGCTATAACCTCTCTTTCAGCTATATAATCAGATGAGTATACATACATAGCAGTTAATACTTGGTCTGATATTCTTCTTAAATTATTTATATAAGAATTAGCTTCCTCAAATGGAACTTCATTTGGGTCAAGGAAAGGTATACTCTTTGATATACTATCTTTCATAAACTTAACTATATTCTCTTTAAATATCTTAAGCTCAGCAACTCTTTTAAAGTTATTCTTAAAGAATATCTTACATCTTTCATGAGTTGTATACTTCTTTAGTATAGCTTCAAGTAAAGGCTTGTCGTAATGGTTCATAAGATGAAACTCATCAAGTATTCCTAAAGTTTCAGATTTGCCATACATGTGAGTATTATATACTTCATTCATATCAAGAAGTATATCTTCGTCAATACAAGATTTTGCAGCATTTTCAAAATAAGTTAAAAGTGCTTCAGTTTTCTGAGGTATTCTCTTACCAAAGGCACCTTCTATTGAAAGTGCCGATACTGATATAGAACTTCTACCACGGGTTGTAATACTATCCCCTAAGTCTCTATTATAAAATCTTGAGTATGGATTTGTAAGTACCCCATAATAAGTATTCATAAGTATCTTTATATTCTTTTGAAGATTGTCATATATTGCTCCGACTATTGGGTCATTCCCTTCTGTAAGCCAATAGTTACCAAGCTTTTTAACTGTCTTTCTTCTTTTAAATAAGTATATCTCAGACTCAACTGTAGGTGCAAATACTTCTCTTGAGTTTCTGAATATTACTCCATTCTCAACAAGTATCTTTTCATCTTTATAAGTTTCATGTATAAAGTCAAGTGCTCCTACAAGTCTTGTCTTACCTTGAACTGAGTTTTTATATTCTATTGTAGTTTGCTTATAAGCCTTTTCAAATATGACTCCAAGATTTTCATAGTTTGTATCATCTACTCTAGTTTTAGTTAACATGTGAATTATCCAATTCTTCTTAAAAGTCTCTTTATCAGTAAAGAATCTAGCCAGTTCGCTAGTATAAGTTTTCTCATAAATCTTCATTTCACCACTCCCTTTCTTTCAAAAAGGTGTTTTTAAAAACAAGGTTTTAAGATATTAAAAATAAATTAGGAGGTTTATCATGGCTCAAAATAATGCTCTTGCTGTAGCAACTCTTGTTATGGCTGATGAGAGAACTACAGGTCAAGTATTCCCTACTGACAAATTAGAAACTCTTTGTAATATATACAAAGTTTCATTTAATATAGTAAATCAAATATTAGATGAAGCAAAAGAAGGAGTTAAAGAAGCTATTGACTTTGGAACAGATGCAACTATAGCTATAGCTATTGCAAAGGCTAAAGATATAGATGATGATGATTTAAAAGAAGCTACTGAAGCTTATGCTAACTATGTAAATGCAGTTAATAAGCTTAAAGACAAATATAATTCTGAAGTTGCTGACTTTAGAGTTAATATGCAAGAAACTATAAACAAGCTTAGAAATCCAGATATGTAAGATGTGGTGGGGTTTCCCACCGCGTTTTTTTTTCAATTATATATAATAAACATAGAAGACAAGAGTAAACTCAATAAGGATTGAGAGCTCGCTGTCAAAATTTAGAAAACCTGAGGAGGTTGATGTAATGAAAGTTACAAAAAGAGATACTAAAAGAATATTAAGACTATGGAATGGAGAAATCGTTAAAGAGGTATATAATGTTGTATATCTAAATTGCTTACTTGACGATTTGAAAAACGGAATGTCAGCTAAGAATATACAAGCTAAATATAATGCTTATTTTGTAAATTCTAAAGGTGAGCAAGTTTCTTTAGATACATGGAAACTTGTCGTAATGAATAAATATGTTTTAGAAGAAACAGAAGAAGAATTCAAAGAAACATATTTCAATATAGACGATGTAGGAGCTCTACTTCCTCATTTGGAAGAAGAGTTAGAGCACATCAAAAATCTATATAACTACATCAGAGATAATGACTCTGATAGCATTAAGCTAAATATGTGGTTAAAAGATAGATTTAATAGTCTATTTAAAATTAGAAAATAAAAGTATTGGCTGGGTTAATTCTCAGCCTTTATTTTTTTTTTTATATTTCTACTATCCTACCTTATTTTTTTTTTTAATTATATATAATAAACATAGAAGGCAGGAATAAACTTGAAATGGTTCAAGAGTTCCAATACCTAAATTTATTAAATACACCGGGAGGTAAAGTTATGAAATTAAGTAAAAATTTAGTTAAAGGTTTAATTAGAACTGAGATGTTAAAGGTTAATCCTGATTGGAAAATCAATAACAAAGTTATTTTCATTTCGGAAACAGGTTTGAAAATGATAGAAGAAAAGAAAATAACTGAAAAGGAATTAAGGGAAGCAATAAGAGGAATGGCTGAAGTATACCTACATACAAAGTACGATGTATGGAAGGACATGCACTACACAGCAGGTCCTTTCGAGGATCACTACGACCTATCGTGCAGAGCATTTAAAGGGTCTAGTCAATACCCAGCTACCATATATAGAATTGATTTGGATGATGAAACTACATTCTTTATTAACAATAGAGCTGTAAACAGATACGGCTCAGCACTAAAAATCTGGTATCCAGCTAGTAATATTGGCTGGTACAATTTCGACAGATAAAAATATTGGAGGGGTTATTCCTCTCCTTTATTTTTTTTTTTCTATGTTCTACGAAATAGCTTGTTTTGGATATATATTATAAATATGATAAACGAATTAATATTAAAAAGGAGGAATAGTTATGAAATTATATAATTTTGACATGAGCTACAAAATACCAACTACGATGGAAGCAGAGCAGTTTATTACAATGGTACGCTGTACACCAGTTATAACTGGGGGTAGAACTTATGATGAGTTTTGTGAATATATCCGTCATGATTTTATAGGTGAGATTATAGATTATGCTCATATATTTGATACAAGACTTCTATACCGTATGGTAGAGAGAATCTTAAGTGAAAATGAAGATGTAAGAAAAGATTATAATACCATGATAGAATATTGGAAACGTCACGGTATTGAGCTTGATAATATCAAGAATAGATGGATAATCGTTGGTAATACTTGTTACAGATGGGATTCAGAAACTAATACATATCATATGAAAGGAGTAGATGAAGATGAGAGTGCCTTCAGAGAAAGTCGTGATGAAAGGGTTTAATATGCTTATAGATTTAGATACAGCTAAACCCTATGAAGATGTAAGAAAAGCTTGGAATAAGTATGTGAGATACGTAAAGAAATACGATAGAGACGAGTATTTCAAAATAGTCGATAAACTTCTAAAAGCTGATGAGAATTTAGATATGAAAGTAAATACGAAACTGGAGCTAATTGAGTCTACATTAATTGTAGGGAGATATGTAAGGGAGGCATAAGATGTTAGTAAGAAAGGAAGCAATAGTAAAAAGACTTTGGAGTGAAATACAAGATAAAGGATTACCTTTAATTGCAACTGTAAGTCCAAACTTTCCAAAGTTATTTATAGATGAGTATTGGGATATGGATAAGCTTAATACTCCAGTAGTTTGTACAATAGATAAAGAACCAATAGCAAGAATGCCACTTGCTAAAGCTATACTTAATATGCTTATATTTACTGAGCTTAAAAGATTTGATATACTTAAAGGACAATATGATAACTATGAAGATTATATCTTTACTGAATCGGGAAATATCAAATCTCAAGATAGTTATATTGATATGGTAAAAGATGATTGCTTTAATAGAATGGGAATGAAGTTCTTTGAAGTAACTGAAGTGGTCGGGAAGCTTCGTGAAGCGTTTGTTCAGTTTGCTTGGGTAATTGATAGTAAGAAGATGATGGATATATCAATGCTTGATATATTTGAGCTTTGTGATGCTGATGATACTTTAAGAGACTGGATATTAAATGGTCCTATAAAGCGTGATGATATGTCTTTATGGGAAGTTGAAGAACTTAAAAAGCACACACTTGATTATATAGAAAAGGTAGTTGCTGAAAAGAATATTCAACCTTTAAGAAGTTTACTAGAAGCTGGAACTGGAGTAAGACTTGCACAATTTATTGACTGTCTATTTATGATAGGTACTCGTCCTGACCAAGATGAAGTAATACCTAATATTGAACCTGAGTCTTGGCTTCGTGGTATACAATCTGAAAAGAGTTTCTATTATGAGTCATATATATCAAGATGTGCAACTATTATAACTAAGCTTGATATTCGTGACCCGGGTGCTTTCCAAAAGTATATCTCTTATCTTAATAACTCAAACTATCTACACAAAAATCCTGAGTATATGTGTGATAGTATTCATTACAGAGAATATGAGATAAAAGACCAGCATGACCTTGATATGTTAAATGACAGATACATGATTACAAATGATAATCCTAAAGATGTAACTGTCATTACAAAGGACATGACTCATCTTATAGGAAAGAAGATTAAGCTTCGTTCTCCATCTACTTGTAACTCTAAAGAAGGTATATGTAGATATTGTGCTGGTGAGCATATATACTTTGATAATGTCTATGGACCTATGGGAGCTAATGCGAACTTAGGTGTTAAGTTCACAAAAGAGTATATTGGAGAGAAAGGACAAAACTTCTTATCATCTAAGCATAATATGATTACTATTATAAGAAATATCAAGTTCTATCATGATAAGTTTATAGTTATTGATGTCAAATATGTTGATATAGTACAAGTTAATGGTAAGATTATAATAGATGAAAAGTATAGAGTTGATGACCCAGTTAAAGATATGACAAGAACTCTATATTCAGGATTTAAGGTAGAAACTGATGGTGGTATTTATGAAGTAACTTCAGATGGACTTCTTGAACTTCGTGAAGATGGAAATCTACATGTAATATATAAGAATATGAGAAAGTCTAAATCTTATATAGATATTAAAGCTATACTTAAAAGACCATTTGATTATAAAGACCCAATAACTGAACTTAATAAGGTACTTGAATCTCCGTATATAGTTGGAGAAACTGTATGTAGAAATCTTATCTGTAAGCATGTTGATGATGGTACAAAAGATGGATATGATGAAAAGATGGATTTCTCAAAGCCTTTGAAGCCTAATGAAAGCTTAAAGTTTATGAGCTATATAAACGGTATTAAGAAAGCTCCGGGACTTGTAAATAAGCTATGCTTTGGATACTTCAATGAAATACTTGTAGACCCTGATAACTATGTAGAAGCTCCACCTATGAACTACGACGCTTTATATGCTGATAGAAGTAATCATGAAGCTTACGTTGAAGAATATAAAGAAAAGTATAAAGAAGAGCTTGAAAAGGAAATGGAAGAAATACTTGAATTTAGAAAGAATAATAAATAAAGATATATATTATAAATTAAATATAAGAAAGGAGTGGTTGAAATGGAACCAAGAATAAGAGTAAATGATATATTTGAATCAAAAGTAAATGACATAATGGAAGCAAAGGATATGGCAGATAATGGTTCGGTATTTACCAAATTTAATGATGAAGAACTAGCAAAAGTAAATGACATAATGGAAGCAAAGGGTATGGTAGATAATGGTTCAGTATTTGCTGGAGTTAATGGTGTTAAAGTGGTGGAAGATATCGAAGAGAGTGTATTTGCGAAATACAATACACCTAAAACATCGATAGCATGGAGCTCGTATAAACCTGTGATAAGAAAGGAGTTTTATGAAGATATGAGTTATATTGTAGAAGACTTTGCAAAACTGAAGGCACAGATTATGTCAAACAATCTGTCAAATGAAGTAATGGCAATACTTTTGGAAAACTATGAAGAGAAACTTCAAAGATTTCAAAAACGTTATGGTAATACAGAAAAATAATAAAAATAAATAGGAGGAATAAAGATGGAAGAAAAAGTATTATCGGCAAGAGAAGTAAATGCAAAAGTAGGTTTAGCGATGTTTACAAAAATCGCTTTAGACAAGATTTTATCAAAAGGAGAAAAGAAGGAAGATGTATTAAAGTATGAGCCACAAGCTGTAATGGATATGCTTAATGATATTCATGAAAAACCATTAGTATTTACAATGGTTGATTTCGTTAGTGATACTTTAGTAGGAAAGGTTAGAGACAAAGTATTATCTAAAAGAAGAGGAGATAAGCTTGTTGATATGATTCAAAAGCTTAGAGACGGTCTTAAACCTTATGAAGTAAAAGAACCTAAGGTTGGAACTCACTTTGGTAAAATAGATTACTATTTAAACCAACTTGAAGGAATGGGCACTATGATTAAACTGATGTCTGAAAGTGCAAAAGAATTAGAAGGTAAGACAGACATCAAAAAGATGGATGAAAAGGAAAAAGATGAGTTAAAGAAAAAGCTAAAAGATATGATTTCGTATGCAAGAATTATATCATCTCTATTTAAAGAAAATAAAGATGTTGTAAAAGCTTATGAAGCAGATGCAAAAGAACTTTTAGAAGTTCTTGACCCAAAAGCAAAAGAGGAAGAAGAAAAATAAAAAGTGGGGAGAAATCCCCACTATCACTTTAATACAAGGAGGAGAAAGATGAGTTTATTAACATTAATAGCAGCAACTGTAATGATGGATGATATAAAAAGAATTCAAAGAGAAAAGGAACAAAAAAGAATACAAGATGCAAAAGATAGAGCTGACGATAGACTTAGAAGAAAGATAAGAATTCTTAAAGAAGAATTCGGAGAAGACGCTGTAAATAAAATAAAATTTTAATTAAGGTTTTTAATATATAAGGAGGAATAGTTATGAGTTACAATGTAAAAGATTTAGAAATGATACAAGGATTTATTATAAGAAATGAAGCAGCTTTAAGAGAAAGTTTAAAATATGACACTTTAGATAAGTTACAAAAGGAAATGGAAAGAGATATACTTTATACAAGACACATAGAATCAGGAATGCCTAGAGTATTCATATCATCTCAAGAAGATGAAAAGAACTTTAAAGACTTTGGAATGGCAACTGGTATGGTAGCGGTTCTTGTGGATAAGAATGAAACTATTGATATACAAGGTATTAAGTCATCTAAGAATAGAATGACCGCTATGGTTATAAATGGCGTAGGACTTAACCAAATAGATGCTGAAGTATTAGGAGAGCTTATAGTTTATAATGACCTTATAAAGCTTGATAGTTCTAAGGACTTAGTAGAACTTGCAAGAGCATATAGAGCAAGAGAAGTACAAGACGATAATAAGGTTGTATCTACAAGACCTGCACCAAGACCTACAGTTGAAAAGGAAGTTATAGATACAGATAAGGTTAGAGAAGCTATGGATAAAGAAGTAAAAGATGCTCAAAACTTATTAGGAGTCAAGAGTGTTGAAGATACTGTAGAAGACCAAGTAAATGCTGAGAAAGAAAAGAAATTCACATTCAAAATGAATTTAGATGCTCTTAAAGAAGATAATAATAATGCAGCACCTAAGCTTAAGAAAGCAGGAAGCACAGGTGTTAAGCCTAAATTCACAGGATTTGAAAACCCACAATTTATGGCAGAAGATGGAAAGGTAAATGAAGAAGGAGTTCCACTTAAATTTGCTTTAAATGATGTAGCAAAAGAAGCTGTAAAGGAAAAGGGTGGAAGTATAAAGCTTGAAACTATAGTAAGTCCTGAAACTTTAGAAAAGTTCACAAGAGGAACACATGATGCGACTGAAAATGAATTAAAGGCTTTAAACGAAGCTCCTGCAACTCCTGCACCAGTAGAAGATAAAGTACCTGATTTATCACATATATACTTTGTAGATGAAAATAATATGTTATCAGGGGTTTCAAGAGATGAAGAAAGTAGAGAGTTCATAAGAAAGAATTGGGATAACTTAGTTGCTGACGGTAACTACATAGTTATAGAAAACGGTTCTATGAGAAAGCTTGATGGAAGCTATGAATTTACTTTAGAAGAAAGAGAATACTTAGTAGAACAATTCAGAAATATAATAACAGACCCAAATTTAGATACAAGTCTTATTCCACAAGAAGTATTAGATGTTATGGAAATGGAAGTGGAAGATTGGGATAATAACCAAAATATTGATAATATTGATTAGGAGGAAATATGAAGAACCAAAAGTTTGTATTACATAAGGCACTGCTTGATGCTTATTATACACTTATTATAAAGAGAAATAAGTTAGAAGCAAGTCTTGAGAAGCTAGATATCAGTCCTGATATCGACGCTTGTTGGGAATACTATAAAGAATATAGACAGCAATACAAAAGCTTAGAAGAAGCTTTCATGTGCTTAAAACGTACATCTGAAGCATATAAGCAAGGAATTAAGAAAAGATTAGTTAGAGGTAGTAAAGAAGAGAAAGCTCATGGACTATTTCAAATACAGTTCTGTGAATACGGAATTATACATGAAGGTATAGTATCTATATGTGAAGAGCTTGATATACCTTACAATACAGTAAAGGAAAAGCTATATAGATTCATGCAACTATATCACGGATTAGAACCTATACAATATGCAAATCCTGAAAAGGCTGATGTACCTATACATGAATTTATGATAGGTGCTTTAAGACAGCAATGGTTTCATAAAGCTTTCTCAATGAACGCTTTATCAACACTTGCTGATATCGTCAATAATAATGATATGAATATTATTGATGATAAATACATTGTACACAAGACAATATGGTAATGGTGGGATTTTCCCACCATTTCTTATAACACACGAAATGATAATGAATTAGGAGGACTAAGAGATGAATCGTGTGAAAAAACTTCCATTAGGTAAAAGAAAGTTAAGTAAGCCTATGGATAAAGAAGATATAGCAATATATAAAACTGCAAATATTATGCGTAGAGATATTTGTGATGAATTGAAAGATAGTTATTTGGCATATTCAGTTTCAGTTATTACTTCAAGAGCAATACCGCATTTAAAAGATGGACTTAAACCGTCACAAAGAAGAATACTGTATGTGCTAAAAGACGCACACATCAATGTGAAATCTGCAAGAATAGTAGGAGATGTATTAGGTAAATACCACCCTCACTCAGATATGTCAGTATATACAACAATGGTAAGACTAGCACAACCATTTAAAATGTACGTTCCTTATGGTATAGGACAAGGGAACTTCGGAAGTCTTGATGCTTCGGACGGTTGTGCGAGCCCCAGATACACAGAAATTAAGGTTAATCCTGAAACTCTTGATATATTCTTTAAAAATAATCAATTAGGAGTAAATTATGAAAAGAACTACGACAATACTTTAGATATAGCCGAGCACTTAGTTCCGCTTATACCTATGTCTTTAGTAAATGGTACTTCTGGTACGGCTGTAGGATTTGCAACAGATTTTCCTACACACAATCCTAAAGAAGTAATAGATACATATATGGCTTATATGAATGGGAAGTTGACTAATAAGAATATAAGAAAGTATTTAAAAGGTCCTGACCCAGTTATGCCTTGTTATATAATAGATGATGTTAGTATTGATAGAGGATATCAAACTGGTAGAGGAAGTTATTATGCTATGCTACCATATGTAATAGAAGATGAAGGTAGAGGAAGAAAGAGAATAGTATTTACATCGGTTCTTCCCGATAAGGCAAAGGATGCTATGATAGGTGAACTTGTGCTAAAGTGCAGAGACCAAAAGAATCCACTATCACAGATGATAGCTGATATAAGGGATGAGTCATCTAAAGAAGGAGTAAGAATTTGTGTTATAACAAAAAGAGACGCAGATTTGAATGCCACTATAGAAGCACTTATAAATGCAAGATTTTGCTATGCTAAGTTTAATATATCAAATGTACTTATAGTAAACGGAGTACCTAAAAGACTTGGTATAATAGATATGCTTAAAGAGTTTCATAAAATGAATACCGAAACTTCTATAAGACATCTAACTACTCTTAAAGAGAATAAAGAAAGAAGGCTACATATACTTGATGGTATAGAGCTTGTAATTGAAAACTATGATACAGTAATTGATATCATAAGAAAATCTAAAGGAAAAGAAGAGGCAAGAATTGCTCTTCAAAAGAAATATAAGGGACTTAGTGATATACAAGTAAATGCAATACTTGATACTAAGCTATATACTCTTATAAATAAAGGGGATTCTATTAAGGCTGAGAGAAAGGTTATAAAAGAAGAAGTAAAAGATATTAATAAAAATCTCAAAGATATTGATGGATATATATTAAACTTATTAGAAGACTTAAAGAAAACTTTAAAACCGTATGCTAAGAGAAGATGTGAAATAATCAGTAAAATCCCAAAAACACCCGTTTAGAGATAAATTAAAGGGGGTTTTAAGATGACTGAAAGTAACATAGTACCTTTTGAAGATATAGAAAATCTATTTGCACCACAAATAAGAGCATCTTTTGATGAGGTAAAAACTGCTACTGCCAATTTAGAAGTTGCAAATTATGCGAATTCAAAAGCTACACTTATAGCTTACGCATCTGGTAATATAACTCAATATACAGATGAATACATCAAGCCCGACGATTTCTTAGCAAGACAGAAGTTCTGTCAAGATTTCGTCGTTGAGCTTGATAGGCTAATAGAAGAAACTTTTTTTGTGGAAGTTCGTGCTGATGATTTAGAAGAGCTTTTTAAGATTTATGAACTATTTGTAACTCAAAGATTTACTACAATATCTAAGATACTACTATATTACATAGTAGAGAAGTTTGGATATGAAGTTATAGATAATACCGAAGAAGCATCATCTCTTGCGGTAGAGCTTTTAAATAAGATAGAAGATACCATTGATTTAACTGAAGCATTTGATGATTGGTACTTAGAAAGATGTAAAGAGTTTCATGATAATATATTCTTTGAAACAGCAAGACAAAACTTCTTTGAAGTATTTACATATCAAGAAGGAATGAATATAGCTGAGATTATAGCAAACCCAGTTGTAATCAACTCAGTTAAATCACAAATAATATACGGAAGAGTATGGATAAATAACCAAAAACTTAAGGAGGAAATAAATGGCTAAGAAAACTAAAATTGATAAAGGAAGTGTAGATACTAAGATATTACAAGACTGGAGAACTAAAATAGGAGTTGGACCTGTTATGTTTACAATGTTTATGAATGATGCTAATGATACATTGAAGAAACTTGAGGGTCATGAGCTTATGGACCAAAAACTTAAGTTTGAAACTAAACTTAATAGAATAAATGCTCTTGCAATAATTGCTATGAATGAAAGAGGAAATGAATATGAAAAGAAGCTATCTTATGATATAGCTAAAAGAGTATTCTTTGATAGTATAAATACTATGACTATGACTTGGGAAGCATTTGAAGATAGAACTTCTCACATGCACGTAAAAGAAGGTATCAAAACTGTATATGATACTTATAACTATTCTAAGCTTATCAAAGATAGTCAAGTAGCAGATGTGCTACCTAAATTTGATGCTTTATTTGATTTGTATAAATATCAATTTAATTCTAAAGGAACAGCTGAAGATGATAGATGGATAATAGCTATGAATATAGCAGATGTAAGAAAAGCCATAGCTGAAAGAAAGTTTACAGGACTTAGAAAATGGGATTCTCTAACTTCTGAGGAAAAAGAAGATGTTAAGAAAGAAACTCTAGTTAAATTTGAGTATGATGAGCTAGGAGCAATGCACCCTAATGTACTAGCTGGAGATATAAATGGAGAAACTGTTAAAGAACCTAAAGACAATATAATTATAGTCAAAAAGCTTATTGAATTAGGACTTATTGTTGGAACTGATATCTTAGCAGCTTTAGAAGGACTTTGTATGCAACTTGGTATTATCTGGAATGATAAAGATATAGTAAATACTGTAGACACTTCTATTGCTATTTTACAACAATATGTGGATGAGTTGAATTTAGATGTAGATAAATTCAATATGGATATAACTGAACCTAATATCCAATCTATTACAGATACAGATACATTATTTAAACTTATGGATACTTCTCAAAGATTTGCACTTGATTGCTTTACACCTGAATACATCTATAATGCTATAAGAAGATATAAGAAGTTTAATAAGAATGTAGCTGTTGATGGTGTACTTGATGAGAAAGTAGAGCCTTCTCCAGATTGTAAACAATCAGCAGATAATATGGCATTCTTAGGTGTTATGGGTGTAAGACAGCTACATGATAGACTTGTATCTAACTATGGAGATAAGGAAGAAGTAGTAGAAAAAGATGAAAATGGAGAAGAAAAGAAAGTTGTAGACATTAAGCTAAATAGTAAGGTTATAGTAGCTTCTATTATCTATCATTTATTCATAGAAAGAATAATGAAGAACTCTAAGTTCATAAGAGGTTTAGAATGCTTATTTAATGGATTCTTACCAGTTACAGGAGCTGTATGGGAATCATTTGCTCAAAAGCTTGATAAGGCTGTAGAAGGTGTTACAGTTAAGTTTGATGAAGATATGCTTAAAACTTATAAAGAATCTATGGGTGTTAAGATAAAGGATTATACAGAACCTACAGAAGAAGCTGAAGAAATATTAGAAGAAGTGGATGAAGAACCTACAGAAATACTCGAAGAAGCTTCTGAAGAAAAGAAAGAAGAAGTATCTATTACTGTACCTGAAGAATTAGTAAATCCTGTAGCTAAAGAAATACCTAAGATTTTAGAAACTATAAAAGAAGAATTAACAGGAGAAAAAATAGAAGAGCTAGATGAAGAAGGAAAGAAAATCTTAGATGATATTCAAAAGAAAGTAAGTGATACTTTAGAAAATATAGATGAAGTTGAGAAAAGGTCTAAAGAAGCTTTAAAGGAAATTATGGAAGAAACAAAAATTGAAGATACTCTAAGAGAAAAACTACATGAAGAACTTACATCACTTGGAGTTGAAAAGAAATAATTTAAGTTGTGATAATGATAAACTCTTAATTGAGTTTATCATTATCTTTATTTAAAGGGGGGATTATGGATAATTTTCACGAGAGTATAAAGAATAGATTACAGAATATAAGAATTGAACTAGCTAAATGTAGAATCTTAAAGGAGGATAAAGAAGATGTCGAAGAAGTCAACAGGGATAGGAAGCATACTAAGAAAGGAAGTAAGAGAAAGGGAAAGAGAAAATAATATTTTTTATAGAGTTCCAAAGCTAGATATAAGTGATAGTAATAAGACTACACATAAGATAACTAAGGTTACAGTAGACGGAGAAAGACTTGTAGGACATATTGAAGTATGTGATAGAAGTAGTGCTAAAATACCAAAGAAACTAAATGGTAGCGGTGGATTACTATTTGGTGGTGTAAGTCCTGATTACATAGCACACGGTCTACAAGATGATTTAGAAAGAGCTATGAAGCATTCTGAGAAGATACATCATGACTTATCTGAAGTAATGCAAGGTGCAACTCTAGCTCCTAGAATGGTTGATGGTAAAATTGTATCTATGGATTTATGTAAGGACGCTTGTAACCACAAATGGTCATTCGATGCTGAAATATGTAAATTGACAGGAGGAGATGAGATGCCAAAACATCAGTCTGCGTTATCTGCTGTTAAAGAGATAATGAAACAAAATACAATACTATCACTTACAGATGAGCTATGTAGTCTTTCAAATCAAGGAGTATTAACTAAAGAGCTATATGAAGAAAAGAAAAAGAAGATAGAAGATACTATAGCTTCAATGTCTGAAGAGTATAAAGAAATGAATAAAGCTATATATAGAAAGATAGAGGAACATCTTAAAGTAATGGGAGAATCAATGGGAGATGGAGAAAAATTATGAGAAATAAAGGATACTCAAAATGTAATACCATAACTAAAGCTATGAGAAACTTAAATAAAAAGTCAAGGATACTCTTAAACTATAGCGACCTTAAGAAGATATGTAAATGTGCACCTAGAGATATTATGAAGATAAGAAAATATTGTAGGACTATTAAGTATACATATCTATTGCGTTTAGATTATTTCAAGCATGTGCATAAAGCTGATGTTGTAGATTTATGTAACTCAACATTTAGTGCGGCTTATCTTAAAGCTTGGCGTAAGGTTCCTACTAAGTATGACATAGTTGTACTACTTAGAGATAATGATGATGTTTATGATTATAAAAGATTAGTATATTAAAGGTTTATGGCAGGGTTTCCCCTGCCATATAACTGTAGTTTACTTTAAATACATCTCTTTAATAATATCAACGATTGCGACACGCACGTATGAGTAATATTTGATATATTTGTTATATCAGTATACTGTTACATATTTTACATCAAGAAAACTTTCTTATCTGGACTTTCAAGTGCATCTTTTTTCTCATTTAAAGCGGATATAATCATAGTATCCAAATCATTTGTCGTAAGTGCAACAAATGTTTCAGCTCTTGTATTTATCTGCTTAATAGATAAAGAAGCAAAGTGATTTATGTCTCTAAATCTTGCTTGTTTAGATTTATCCTTTCTATCAGCAAGAAGTATAGCTATCATGTATTCATAATAATATAAAGGGACATCTAGTTCCATATTTTCACGAGAAGCATTCATATATGCTCTATATACATTTTGATATTCCATATCTTCAAGTATTTGTCCTTGTAAGAATAGGTTATTTATTATCTCTTGATTTGATATAGACTCAATCATATTATTGGAAGCAAATATATCTCCTTTTTCATATATAAGCCTATACCTATCTTCTTCTTCTATATAACTTGAGAACTTTGTTTTTGTCGATATACACTGAGTTACATCAAATGCGTCTTTGGGAGAGTAAATCTTCCCAAAGAGCATTACAACTGGTTCAGTATGAATATTAACCACACACTTCTTAGGAGTATGAAATTCAAAAGGTTCTACGACATAGAAGTTAGCATCTTTTGTATCAAGTCTTAAGTAATCTTTAAAATTCATTTAAACCTCCTTATTATAATTGACCGTCATGACTATCAAGGTCATTAGTTGGGTGTGGACTATCATGCTTTATTCTCTTGTAGATAGGATTAAGTCCTATGTATTCTCTAGCACACATATAGTTGAATGGTATATTGTATTTAGCATATTTATTATCTTTACCAGTAATAACTTTGTATACATCACTTACTTTACTAAAATTAATAATTCTATTATAGAAATTTTCATTATTGTAAGCCAGTCCATATCCAACTTTATATTCATCCTGTGAATTATAAGTATAAGCTGTATTCCATCTTGATTGGACATTCCCTAAAGCTGCAAGTCTCATAGGTGGGAGTATCCATCCTCCGAAGTTACGAACATATACACCATCCAAATATAATGTATTGTCGCTTCTCCATTGTTTATTTATAGGTAGTGGCGATATCATGTTTCTTGTAACCTTTTTAAATAGTTCCATCACCTTATTTTTATCAGTAACTTTAGTTCCATCTATTTGACTCATAAGAAAAGTTCTACTATAGTCAAATTCAGAATTGATATTAAGATATTTAATATCATCATTTTCATGAAATGGTCTTTCTGGTCCCATACCAAGCTCAGCTGTTACAAACTTATCATTGTCATATTCAACATAACCCGACATTAAATATATAGGACTTCCAGTTACCATCTGACCTTTATATATCAAATTAGGAAGTCCTTTCGGTACAGATATCTTTATATTAAATCTAGCATTGTCGGAATAATCATATGATGTACGACAATACATATCGCCTTTATTATATTGTGTAGGATGAAGTCCTAATTCTTTGAAATTCCCAAATGTCACAGTTATAAATCCTACTCTTTTAAGACCATCTGTATCAACAATAGTCTTTTCTCTATCTAAGTGTACATCTAATTTATTTTCTTCTTCAAATCCAATATACACTGTAGGGAAGTTCTGAATATATGTCATAGCGTATTGTGATGATATAGTTCCACCACCATAGCTACCACTATTTGAACTTGACCCAACCATACCCTTTGTAATACCCCAAATCATATCTTGACTTGTTACTAGGTTTATTCTTTCTGGTTCATATTTTACAGCTTCTAGTTGCTGTTTGTTATTAAAGATGAGCTTTTTGATAGCAAGAAGTTTTTCAACTTCCTTTAGAGTACCATCAGTTGTATTAAAGAAACTAACCTTTGTTTTATAACTATGATTTCCTCTACTATTTCTATGTCTTGTAAAAACGGAATAAGTTCCAGCTCTATGGTCAGTCGTATCGCCACCCCACATCGTCATTAGTGCACCTTTGGTACCGATAGCACCACCCGGCATTCCATTATTATATCCGATAAACATATACGGTTCTTGAAATATTTGCTTTTTATTTCTTGTATCATCATCTAAAACACGTCTTGCAACTTGGTTATATTCTTTATCACCGCTATTCATATAGACGGTAGCATCATAATTCAAAAGTGCTGGACGGATCACGTTTTTCCGTTGCAAATAGTTTATCTCTATATCTAAATTAAGTATAGCCTTTATATAATCCTCTTTAGTTACACTTTCAGTATTACCATCATCTATATATACGGGTATACGAATCTTATTAAATTCCTTTGTTTCAGAAGCAAGTACCTCATAAATATATGTGCTTTCAGTTTTATCATAAAGTGTGTCCATAGCACCAAGGAATGAATATCTTCTATCCTTTATAGATAAAGATTTTAAGTTATCTCCTTTAAACTCAAATGAGGTTTCTGGAACCTGTACATTTGTTATATTGTATTTATTGTAATTATGTATGTATTTTTCTCCACCTATTTTAGACCCCAAAATAAGTTCAAGAGACCTATAGATAGATGAGTCACTATGTCTCAAGTTATGCAAGTCGAAAACGTCAAAATTTGTAAGACGTTTCTCTTCAGTGTAGTTATTATATTTTTCTAAATAGTATAGCATATTATTTCCAATCCCCCTCTTCTGGATTCATATATCCGTCGTATAGTTTTGGGTTGTATACCTCTCCATTTTCACCATCCCAGTGCATAGCACGTCTTTCTGGAGGTAATAAGAACCCATTGAATCCACCTATACTTTTTATATATCTTCCAAATGGAGACATATTTTCTTCGTACTCTATAGTTCCATTAGTCCACCACGATTCTCTAGCTTCAATACTACAGAATCTTATAAATGGACGTAAGTAAGCATTTCCCATACTAGAACCATTTCCAAATCTATCTTGTTCGGCTCTCGGATCTGTCCAATTTTTATTTCTGGAATTTAAAAGATGAAGAGCGTGTGTGTTAGTCTGTCTTGTTGTCGTTCCCATATATAACTCTAGGAATCTATACTCACCATTTTTAAGTTTTAAAATAAGTGATGGTACCTTTCTAGGGATATAGATTTTACAAGTAAAAGCCTTTAAGAAATTTGCCCACAAATCCATATTCATAAATGTTTCTGGAGACAAGTCATGTACAGGAGCATCACCTCTACGTTTTATGAAGTTTGCTAAGTTTCCCGGCATGAAATGTTTAAACCCTCTATATGTCTTTATCACAAGCCAACCCACAATATTGTAACTACGTCTAACATCATAGTCGCGATGCTCATACGAATAAGAATTTGGGTGTCCGAACTCAAATGTTACATTTAGTGGCAATGGGTAATCTACAGAATACTGAATATGACTACCTTCCCCAGCTTCTCCACCATTGTAGTAGTTGTTGGTACCGATAGTAACATCTTTCTCTCTACTGGTACCAGAATATCCACCACGCATAAGTTTTAAGTATTCGTAATAAGACAAATGCTTAAATGATGTATCTGGTCTGTAACATATTGAGTCATATATCATATCTGCGTGTGTAAATGTTTTAGACCTGTTTTTTGATTTAGCAAATGTCATCATATATTTACAATGTCTACCAGATAGTACATTAGGTATAGCATATTGTGCTGCTGTACCTGTTGCGGAGTCTATATGCTCTGAATCTACACATTTTTGATAAGCAGTATCTATAGGTAAACTTTTCCATCTTTGTAATCCAAATATATATGGTGGGTAGATATACGTATTTTCATATCTATTACCTTCGATTTTACTATCATCAACAGTATCTTCAGGAACAATAGTATCAAATTCTAGCTCTACACCTTGTATCTTAATGTCTTGTATATTATTGAAGTTAAAAAGTCCCCAGTTATCTCTTTCATACCCATTTCCTATAAAATCAATGTCATCATGTTTTACATATAATGGTATTCTGATACTATACTCTTCAAAATCTGAAGTCCATAATGTATCCCTTTTATCATATTTTAACTTTTGCATTACACTATGTGACTTAGACGATGCGTATGGTAAGTAACCTTTGTCATCTTCATAAGGTATAGCACGAGATAAATCTATAGTGTACTTAGCTTCTCTAAAAGGAGAAGACTTATCTGCTTCTTCTACTATAGATTTAAGAGATAAAGTTATAACTCTTTCATTTATTGTATTAACTTCAGTATCTCTAGTTTTAGTATAAAAGTCCGGTATTCTAGTTATGACTTTAATATCTTTACCATCATTTCCTATCAGATACTTCTTACCAGTAAGCATAGCTTTAGCATTACTAATAGTTCTTAAATCTAAAAAGATACTATCGTTATAATTAAGATGTGTACCAATTAAAGCATTAATAAGAGGGTGCTGTATAGCAGCAACCTCTGTACGTAAATCGTCTTCTAAGCGATACGGTAATTTATCCATTATTTCATTACACCTCCTAAACATTTACCCCCTACATTTATTGTATTTAGCATACTTTGTAGTCTATTATCTTTTTGATATTCTACACATTCAAGATACATAGTTCCAATATTTACATACCCACTAAATACACCGCTTCTGTCAGAAAAACGCACCATATACATGAAGTCAAGTATGTCATCCATCGGCGGTCTTAAGTATCCACCATTATCCCTTATACGATATTTATAGAAATCATATTCTCCCCATCTTAAATCTGGAGACTTTTCGTATGAAGTCATAAATGACGGACGAATAAATCCGGGAGTTTTGTCTGTATCTTTAAATATCTCATTTGTCTTTATTTGTGATAGTGTTGGAGCGAAGTATACCGCTCCTTCTAAGTTGCTATCAAACTGTATATTATTATCTAAAAAGCTCATCCTTTCTATATCATTAAAATCTACTTCAATTTTATTAGGGTCAAGTTTATTATCTTTTAGCCAACCCCATTTCTTACTATCTTCCATATCTTCAACAATATCAGTTTCATTTCTTCTTCTTATTTTATAGAAGTTTCCACCTACACTCTTTTGGTGCTTAGGTGTTCTTAAAGTGACTTTAAAGAATACATCGTGTGGTCTAGTTTTTACATCATATGATGTATATGGATTTGCTAGAGGTTCTTCTGCAGTTATAGCTTCCTTATCGTATACTCCGTCTTGAAGCGTAGAACCGACGATACCAGAATACGCTCTTAATACAAGAAATCCAAATAAAGTCTTAGGTGTTCTCTCTTCAATATGGTGTGTATCTATAGGATTAAAGTTTTCATCAACTTTACATTGCACGAACTCAAAGTCTACAGCTATATCCATTGGGTTTGTAAGGTCTTCTGGGTCAGGAGCTATACCTTCGGGTAATATTCCTAGATTATCATTAGAAGTATCAGAACCATGCCAGTTATATCCAAACGACATAGGATATTCAGCCTCTGTATCATACACCTTTTCAACATTTACCCATCTTGCAGGAAATGTTTCTTCAACACCCGGGAAATTCGGCTTTGTAGCGTATCCGTACGCGGATACTCTATATCTACAATGTCTATTAGGTCTTTTATTTAAAGAATATACATATCTTTTTACAGCTGTAGTGAAGTCCCCCGGACTTGCAGTTTTATGTACTCCTATAAACTGTCCATTTATGGTATGATATACACCAACACTTGGGTCAAACTCTTGCCCTTCTAAATCTTCCCCCGGAACTAATCCTCTACCTGTGACACTTATGTATGAGCTTTCCATATTCTTTGTGAAATAATCATTACTTAAAGGACTAGGCATAAAATCTATCTGTACATCTAAATCTCTTATGAAAGACACGCTATTATAATGTCCGTCTGTAAATATAGGAATCTTCCAAGTATTTACTCTAACCTTTGGTACATTTATATGCCTTACTTCTGTCTTTTCCTTCTCGTCGCCGCCATCATACCATCTTGGCTTATTACGATAGTTATAAAACCATTTCGCAAGAGACTTATCTTCTTTAAAGGTTCGTCCACTATATTGGTATGGCATACGTAGTGTATAATCTATATACGATAATTCATTTGTGACATCATAAACTGGTAGTGGAGATGTATCAAACTTACAATAATATGTAGCAACATATTCTGCGTCTCTCATATTTTGCAATGCTAAATTTGTTAAGTTTAAAGGTATATGGTGTCCTTCCGCATAATACATAGAGTGGTCGGCTCTCGACATATATACATCTGCAGAAGTGCCACTACCATCACTATGTAAAGGACTAACCTTAACTTCAGGATTGAGAATGAAACTTCCGTCATCTACATGCCAATAATATTTTCTCGTACAGTTACCTAGTACAACATCAACAAATTCCATAAACTCAGCTTTAACATTATTCATCATATTCTTAAAATGTATATCTCTTACTACATTTTCAGCAACATGTAAATTTGATAACGCTTTTAAGTTTAAGTTATAAGGAGAGTTATACGATGAACTTCCAAATATACTCATAATCTATCACCTTCCTATTTGTATAGATAGTAGTCAACTCTACAACTATCTTTCTTTACATCTGTATCAAATATTACATATATCTTTTCTCCTATTCTTTTCTTTAGAGTTGGTTGAGCAAAAGTATATGCACGAGATTCTCTATCTTCTATATATAGTCTATAACTTGAGACTTCTCTTTCATCACTACCCTTAGCTTTAATAGTTAAGTTTAAAACTCCTGATAAGTCAGATAAGTTCTTAACTTCTATTCTTGTACTTGCAGGTATAATAGCTGAGTATTCAGAAGCTCCATTTAAGAAGAATACTGAACCTCTATCAACTACGTCAGATTTATAAGTTGAATTTAAAGTAAATTCTTCAAACTCAACTTCGGTATTTGAAAGTCTTACTGTATTTTTAAGACACATATATAATTTTCCATTATTTTTATCAATATAAAGTCTTCCCTTTTCTTTATTTCCCACATCTTGTATATGTAGTACAGCTCCATCTGCAGAACCTACATCTACACCAAGAACTGAACCTAAAAGGAATTGAAGCTGAGCTATTTGCTCCCAAGCTTTCCCAAGTCTATGGGGATTTCCTTTAGTATCGTGTGGAGATAAATCAAGGTTACGTTTAAGTGTATTCATTTAAAAACCTCCTTTAAAATTACTAAAGGGGTGTTTTTGAATGTTTCGACCTCGTTTTTTTTTTGATTATATATAATAAACATAGAAGACAAGAGTAAACTCAATAAGGATTGAGAGCTCGCTGTCAAAATTTAAAATACCGGGAGGTTGATACTATGAAATATTTATTCATAGAAACTTGGACAAAAGCTGGGAAAAAGGGATATGACATAATTGCTATAAATCACAATTTGGGAGTTCTTGATATCATGGACTTCCAATACACAATGGATGCTCATGATTTGTTAGGAATACTTAAAGAAAACTTTGAAACTTATACATTGCACAGTAGTTGTGTAATGAGAATAGTTACAAATAATATCAAAGGAGGTAGATATAAAGTAAAATATATGTAGGGGCTTGTCCCCTTATTTTTTTTTTTTTCTACAATACACTAAGCATTATTGTAAAAGGAGCGTGATACTATGACTGTAACTGTAAAGATGCACTATATTCAATTTTCACAAGATATGACTGATGAGGAAAAAAGACTTACGAAGATATATAACTGGCATATTCATCAATCTGTATTATCATTAAAGAGGCACTTTGTTCGCGAAGGAATACTTATGATAGATGATACCGAATATAATGATTTTGCTGATGTTGTTGATATTGTAAGTCATACATTTATATTGAATGACAAGTTTTTATGCAATGACATGTATAAAAATATGTGTGGTGATATACTACCAGATTCAATACCAGAAGTATACGAATTTACAACTAAGTGTGATATTACTGTAAATGACGTAACTGTGACTAAGTTTATAACATACGGTACAGATACAAATAAGCATAAATCTAAATATAAATATTATTGCTATTATGAAATAAATGATAAGAATTTTAGTAAATGTCGTAATATAAAAGATATCTAATAATAACAGCATTCTCTTTTATTACTATATATTATTAACGAAGTAGTACAATAATATAAATTTGGAGGTCAAATTATGAGAAAAGAAGTTATTAACGATTTAAGAAATGCTGTGGTAGGTTATGGGGAAATATTAGATTTTGCTATTGATGAAAAGAATAGCAGATGCAATGTCTTAATTATTCGTGGAAGTGAATACTTAAGAAATGGCTCAGGATACTTAACTGATGAAGTAAATGCTGAGTTATATGTATCTATGGTGTACTTTAACTCACTAAAGGGTATTGATACTATAGTTATTAATACCAATAAAGTTGGGGAAGGACTATTTGGTAAAGATACAATAAATGGTCTTGTAGAAGCACTGGACCCAATTCTTGAAAAAGAAGTAGGACATAAGCATCATTTCCACATGTTTGAAAGAAAAGCTGATAAAGAGGTAACTGAGAAAGTTACATTCTTTGAAAGGTTATCTAAGTATTTTGAGTTTGAAATTAAAGCTAACAGATTAGCTTTAAGAGATAAGATTATTATGATGTATGTCTATAATAATCTATGCAAATTAATGGACAATGATGATGAATATAACTCAGCTAAATCAAAAGAGTTCCATTATTGGACAAATGATAAGAGATACAATTATACAAAATCAAAAATGGAAAAGATGCTTACGACAAAATAATGATAAATGGGAGACAAAGTTCTCCCATATTTTTTAAAAGGGAGTGATTTAAAATGTATGACAAAGAAGATTTAAAAATGAAGTTAAAAGTTTATTCAGAAATGAAAGACAGCGACCGCATGGGATTTGCATCTATACTCGAAAAATCATTAAAAGAAAGATTTAAAGAAGATAGCATTTATACAATTCCACCTTATATGGAAGGAAGTTTACAAGATATAGTATCTAAGAATACTACTATGACTATGGGCGTTACTGAAGCTGTAGAAACTAAATACAATATAGAAAAGATGTGTAATGATTATGAAGAATACTATAATAAACTTATAAACATCATAAAGTCTGCAAATGATAGACATGAAAAGATTATAAATGAAATAAAAGAAGAAAGAAAACCTAAAACTTTTTCTAAAGTTTCAAGAATAATATCGAGAGTTAATAAAAGTAGGACCATAAATTATCCTACATATCATGAGTGGGGATGGTTTGATACAACTACTGAAGATATAAATAAGATATTAAAAGATAAGACATTATCTGAATATGAATTTGAGATAGAGTTTATATCAACCGATACTATGTCTATAGCTGAAGGTGAAGATAAATTTAAAGTTATAACTGTAATGTATTTTAAACTTACAGAATACATACCAGATGAGGAGTGATATAAATGGAAGAAAAAGATAAGATAGAAATAACGGTATACAAAGTTGAAGGAGTTGCACCCGGAGATATGCGAGGTAGTTCATTTTTCTTAAATCTTAGGTCTCAGAGTCCTGAGATATTATCATTTCTTTGTATGTGTGAATACTTTAGAATTGGTAAAGATGTAAGAGCTTGTCATCTTAAAGCTTTCGATAACTTCTCTATTGTAAACTTTATAAGCAAGATATCTGAAAAGTCGTATGATGATAACCACGTTATACTTATTGCAAAATATAACGGTGTGGTTGCAGGAGAGCTTATAGGTTTACTTGATGATTGGGGAGTAAATGAACCAGCTGTTGAATCTTTGTATGTAGAAAATAGTTTAAGAAAAAGAGGCATTGGTACGGCTCTAGTTAAAGAGTTTATAAAAAGAGCTGAAGAATATACTAAGAGAAACTTTATATCTGAAAAGGAGCACAATAGTGCATCAGTTAATATATATGGATATAATAAGGTAGCAATAGGCTTATTTAATAAACTAGGATTTAAGTCTAAATATAATGGTAAATTTAATGTACTTAATACATACACAAAAACTTTAAATAAATAGGAGGAAAAGAAATGAATGTAGAAAAATTTAAAAATTGTTTGGAAGATTGTCTTAATGAAGGTATGGAAAAGAATCTAGGGTTTTATAAACTTGTAGAGAAGTTTCATGGAACTTTAAGATGCTTTATTAAGGAGAACTATCCTGAAAGATATAAGTTTATTATAAAGAATGAGAATGATGACCTTATCCATGAGATTGTAAGAAATATCGTTGATAGAAATATATACTATGACGATAATGATGATATAGGTATAGATGATACAAATAAGGGAATATTATTTGCAGATTTAATTAATTTTGCAACTAATATAGTTGATGTAAAGAAGATAGCTGTAGAGCTTGATGAAAAGGATAGACAAGCATTACTTGTATTAGATGCTTCGTATAAAGAACTAGAAGAAAGACTTACTAAAGAGCACATAGAACTTGCTCAAAAGATATTAAGACTTGAAAACTTCAAAGCAAGTACAGTATGGCTTTCTATAACAGATGATGAAAGATATATGTTAGATGAGCAAAGACAGTATATGGGACAATATGCTGAAGCTTTAAGAAGAAGAATTGAGTATTATAGAACTCATAGATTGTAGTATTAATAAGTGCTGTAGCTTAGGTTACAGCATTTTTTTTTGACTATATATTATAAACAAAGAAGACAGAGAAGTAAACTCAAAGGGTGAGAGCTTCAATCTGTCAAAAATTAAAAGACTGGGAGGTCAAGAAGATGACAAAGAAAGAAATGCTAAACAAAGTAAAAATGGAAATTGAAGGGATTGGTTTAACTTGGTTGGGAAGAAGAACTAGAAATTACACAGAAAAATTAAATGTAATTTTTATTTCAACTGACTTAGAAATGCTAGGTAATCCAGTAGAAAGTTTATTGGATGCTTATGGTTTGAGTAGCTATTTTGCTATGTCTGAAGATTCTGATGTTGTGCTTATCGGTGTCAACAGAGAAAAGTTAGCGAATAGTGAAACTGATAAAGCTGTTGATAATTTACCAAAGGCTATATTGGATATCGAAGACCCTGACAAAAATGTTCGTTACACAAGTGTGACTATGTGGGGAAGTATTGAAGGCGGTATTAGAAGTCTTGGAAGTAATACTAATACTATTCTAAACTATCAAAACTTCTTAGCGGACAGGTTTGAAAGTGGGACTTTGAAAAAGGGCGATATGATAAATCATGTCATTCTTCATAGAACTTTTGTCAACTACGTACTAGCTGACAATAATTTTGTGAAAGGTGTTAAAAATAATTCGTATTCTTATTGGAATATGAGAAAAATAATGGAGTACGTGAATCAACAACACGTAGCTCTATTTAATGACTTATCTGCAGAATAAAGATATTGGCTGGGATATTCCCAGCCTTTATTTTTTTTTTTTATGTTCCTGAGAAAATATAAGTATATATAATATATGTAGTAGCAATACTAATAAAAATTTTAAGGAGGAAAAATTATGAAAGAGTTACATCAAGACACAAAAATGATTAAAGGAGTATTAGAGGAATTTGCTTCTTGTCATTACTCTAATCTAGTTAAGGCTCTACTGTCGTATGAGTTAAGCTGTGATGATGAGGAAATACTACAAGAGGCTTATGACGACCTTATGACAAAAGATGGGGTTAATCTTATTTCAGATGAATTAAGAGATAAGGTAATATCACTTATGGAAGAAAAGAAAGGGGAATAGTTATGTTAGTGTCATTTAGATTTAAGCAATTTACAGATGATATGGAAGAAGTAGATAGACTTAGAACTGTTAAGCATAATTTCATATTAGGAATAATAATAAGAAGATTTAAAACTGTTTTGGAGTCTACACATCATATAGTATGTGATAGTATATACACTATGGGTCCAACTGAAAAGACTAAAGCGAAAGCTTTAGAGCACACATTTGAAATAGATGGTGCTGACTACAAGGGTTTATTTAATACTATGAGAATGATTATGAGATTTGACCTTGTGAAAGATACAATACTTAAAGAGTTACAAGAAACATCATTTTCTTTTGATATGAACTTAAATACTAATAGATTATCAGCCGATTATAAGCTTATAGCAAAGAACTTAGATAAAGACCATATAAGTGTATTTATAGAAAATAGAGTTTACTATGATGTATGTGAAAATGTTATAATACCACAATACGTGGCTACAGTAGGGAGTGATATAAAATGAAGAATTTAACTAAAAAGGAAAGATTCGATAGAGTATTAGCAGAGTTAAAGGCGATAGAAGGACTTGATATTATCGCAAGTTATTACTATGACCACAGAGAATTATATACAAGAAATGGCAAAGAAAATACTGACCCTAAATTTGATTTCCTAGATTTATCTATTATACTTGTAAATCCTATAGCGATGACTGGACCTGATAGAGAAGATATGGTAAATGATTATGAAACACTTGAAGATGTTTCATTATATGCTGCACTTTGTGGAGAAATAGGATACTATTTTAATAACCCAGTTATTATAGCTTTTACAAATGAATATACAGATGATAAGACTGTAAAAGAAGTTAAAGCTATCTATAAGACATACTTTGATAAGCAAGGAGATGTTGCATATATGGAAGTTTGCAATATGTTCAGTTTAAATATGCTTGGGGATTCTTGTGATAATGACATTTTATTTGAAAATGAATTTAAGATTACAGGGGACACGGACTTCTTAAACTATAAGGTTGTAGACGATTATGGTGAAGGATATATAATAGGAAAGCTTATAAGAAATGTCACAAGACAAGTATGGAACTACATGAAAAGTCCTGAAGTTTCAGCTGATAACTTTATTGACATACTTGCAGATGATGGAGTAAATGCTCTTGCGGTAGAATTAGCAAGTCAAGTACATGAAGAATTGAATTATAATTTACCTGATAAGATATTTACTGAGTTTATAGTAAATAAAGATTATATTCCCGAAGACCCAGTAATAGCAGAAGCTAAGAAAGCATAGGTGATATAATGGATAAAGGTAATTGGTGGAGTTATTTCTTTAAAGATAGAGTAAAGGCTTTAGATGAGCTAAACTTATTCTACAGAAGAAAGTGGAATAGTATTAATTGGATGGGTAAAGTATATGATGAAGATTTATCTCCTAAAGATAAATGGAGTAAGACACTGAAAATTTTAAATGACATAGCTACTGATAACACTTACCCATACCGTATCTTATACCGTAATGTACCAATAGAAGAAGATAGTGATAATTGGCATAACGTTTTATTTACTAAACGTGAAGTAGAAGAAGAGCTTTTAAATGTATTTAAAAACTATCCTAAATATTCAGCTCATACTGAAGAAGGTATTAAAAATGATGAGCTATATAAAAGTATGGTAGCACTTATGGGATTTATGCAAGATACAGGAGCTTACTATGGTGTATTAAGAGTTGGACATTATATAGATGACGATGTAGTAGAAGCTTATGTTATGAGTGATAAAGATAGATACAATTCTATAATGTCTAATCTATTACTTAAGTATGATAATGTATTTTCTAAGTTGTACGATATCGACAATTTAGATAGCGATATAGATAGCATCTTAAATCTTGAAGATAAAGATGAGATGAAGAAAAAGATAAAAGAGTTAGTTCTATCTAACTGTACAGCGATATTTAATAAAGACAACTCTACTATATCAGACTTAAAAGATGGTGTTGTAAAGTTTGTAAGAGACTTTAAAAGAGATAATAAAGAAGTCTTTGAACTAGCAAGTCTTATAGGTGATAATGATGAGACATCTAGTGAATATTACTTAAACAAACTACAACGTTATATAGATAATAAATAAAATATTGGCTGGGACAACCCCAGCCTTTATTTTTTTTTTTATCCTCTTTGATTGATACCTTTTGATTTCATGTTTTGAAACTCTTGAACTTCAACAACATCAAATTCCATTAATTGATGATGAGGAGAGTCTATTCTTTTCCAGTCTCTACCATGTTCCATTTGAAGACCTAACATCTTTGCACATAACTTTGCATGTTCATAGATAGTTTGCCATCTAGGGTCATTTGCAGGGTCTGTATTCTTCCATCCTACATAATATACATCAACAGCATGTCCATATCCATCTCTTTGGATTTGGTGCATAGACACAGATTTAATACCATCAACCCAAGTAATTATAGTTCCGGGTTTAGTTCTACCACGAGAGTAGTATTCTTGCTGAGTTTCAAGCGTTCTTACTCCTTCAGATATAAATATATCTACAGGACAAGTAGCGAGCATATACCCAAGCCATAATTGTAACTTAGGGTGTATTCCTTTAGTTCTTTTCTTAAAAGTATCAGAAGCACCATTCATTTGGAATTTATTTTCAGTTGTAATTTCCATATTTATTACCTCCTTTATTCACTATTGGGCTTGTTTTATGCTACCCCTTTCGGGGTAGCGTGTTGGGAAGGGGTAAAAATTTTTACAAGACGGGAAGAAACTTGTGAGTCTCTTCCCTATATATAAATCCTAAAAGGTAGGAATTCTATAACCAAGCTATTTACAAATATATGTTAAAAAGCCCACTAAAAAACCCAAAACGAACAAATCGGTAGTTAAATTTTAAAAAATAAATAACAATAGGAGGTAAATATAAATGGCTATATTTTATTATACAAAACAAATGTTCCCACATACTTACGTGGAAATAAATGACTATAGCGAAGTGAAGTTACCATCTTCTCCACTAGATAATACAAATAGACAATTATCGCCAGTGTTTGCAGATATGGGTCCTGATGATAGAATAATGGTTGTTACTATGGAATCTCAATTTACTGAGCTTTATGGAAAACAAACTTTCAAACGTCATGGTCTTATAGGTAAAGCTATAATCAAAAACCTAAGAGCTGGTGGTTGGACATATGTTAGAAGACTTACTGATGAAAAGTCTAAAAATGCCAATGTGTCTTTAAATGTTCGTATCACTCCAGCTGATACTACTACACCTAAGAAGAAATACTTCATTATGAAAACTGGTGTTTGGCAAGACGCTCAACCTGCTGACGGTACAGCTAATACTGACTGGGTTGAAGTATCTTTAACTAAAGCTCCTACAATTTCATATGCTCACGAAAATCATCAAAACTTAAAGAGAAAAGCAGATGCTGAGCTTATCGCTCCTTCAAAAGATAGCGATACTGATGTAGTTCCTGCTTATGTTCTTATGAGAACTGGTGCTGGTATCTTAGGTAATAAGACAGAAGTTGTATTCCAAAAGATGAGAACTGTTTCTTCTAAAGAAGATAACATTTATCAAATGGATGTAATCTTATCTGAAAACCAAAGAGAAAGATACAAAATAAATGCTGTTGAAGATTCAAGATATGATGTTGTACCATTAAACATCAAACAAGTTTTGAATAGTCAATCTTATCAATTAAATGTACATGCTTCTGAAGCTAACCATACTAAACTTGCTGAACTTGTAATAGCAGCTTTAGGAAAGTTAGAAGAAGATTTAGAAACTGCAATCGGTGGACTTACAGCGTCTGCTCTTGCTAAAACAGCAATAGAAGGAGAACTTGCAAAAGTTCAAATCGTTAAAGCTGCTCTTGAAGAAGACGATATTCCAGTTACAGCTTTATGTACAATATTTGGAAGAAATGGAAGATTCGGATTCTTCTCTGACTTACTTGAAGACCAAGCTACTTATATAGATAGAGTAAGACTTGATAAAGGTACAAACGGAGAAATCTTAAAAGGTAAATTCGATTGGAACTTACAAGTTACTACTCCTACTGGTAATACTAAGATATATGAAGACTTATGTAAAAGCTTCTTTGAAGGAAGACTTGAACCAGTTATCTTAGACTTCAATGAAGTCCCAGCTGACGTTATATACGACATTGGATATCCAGTTCCTGTAAAGGAAATGATAGGTAACTTTACATCTATTCCAAAAAGAAGAGACATAATTGCTACTATTTGTCCAAGCAAGATTCAATCTATAGCTGAACTTAAATCTTTCGATGAAGGATTTAAAATGACAAACTACATGTGTCTAAAAGAAGTAAACTGGGCAGATTACTATGACACAGATGAGCAAAAGACATTAAATGTACCTATTACATACTTAATGATTAATGCTCAAGTAGAATTCGTTAAAGATGGATGGTCAAATCCTATTCTTGCAAATAGAATAGTTGGTGGACCTATTGCTGGTACAATAACTCCAGTTATCAATATCTTAACTGATATTGAAGACAAGACTTATCTTGTAACTAATGGATGGAACTATATAAGCTCTTCTAAGATGGGATATTTCTTAGATGGTCAAAAGATGGCATCTGCTGACCCTTATAAAGTATCTATACTTCAAGAATATCATAACGCTTTCTTAATTGGAAGAATTATGAAGAAGATTACAGATACATTAAATAGAAATAGACACTTCTTACAAAAAGAATCTGAAGTTGCTACAGTACAAGCTATAGTAAATAAAGACTTAGAAGAATTTAGAAGTAAATGTGCAAGTATCGTTTATAATGCTTATTATGAAGATACATTTGCTCAAGCAGAAGGGTTATTAACTCACTCAGTTGATTTAACTCTATTCGGTTCAAATAAATCACATAAGTTAGAATTAAATGTCTACAGACATTTAGTTGAAAATGCGTCTTAAGGAGGGAGAATAAATGGCTTTTGATTATTTCGGAAATAAGATAACACAATCACAAGGTGATGGAGTCAATCTAAAATCTCACCACCTTTATGATATAACAGCGAATGATTTCCACTACTTAAAACCCGGTATAGTATCAAGAAGAACGCTAAATGCTCTTCATCACTATACTACAGGTCGTGGAGTATTCGTGCCAACTCAAATGGCTGCGTTTATGGAATTTGCTTTTCCTAGAGAAACAGCATTCTTCAGACAAATGCTAATGGTTGCATCAAACAGACTTGAATTCGTTCAAGACAGACAAGCAGAAATAGGAACTAAAGACCCCGGTGTTGAAGGATATCAAATGGATTACATTTCTAAGACTTCAGGACTTGCAAGAGAGTTTACAATCAATATGGTTGCTGAGCTTGACGGTGGATTCTATACTTTCTATATGACTAACTGGATTGAAGGATCACTTTCTATAAGAGACGGAGTAACACACATGTTCGGTTTCCAAGGAGCACCAACTCCTGCCAATATGTCTATGGAAGGAATCTACTTCACTATGGACCCAACTGAGCAATATGTAATATACTCTGCATACATAACTAATATGCTACCTAAACAAGCTAACTTATCAATGTTTAATACTACTAAAGGTGAGTATCAACACGTTGAAGTTGGATTACAATTCACTGGTATGCCGATAGATAATGATGTAAACGTATTCAAAGCTGCTCAAGGATATTTAGATAAACTTAATAGAGCTAGAGGACATGCTACTCGTCTTAAAGGAATCACTTATCCTAAACTTGATATGCCACAATCAGGTAAATCTGTTATATAAGTATTTGGCTAGGGGAAACCCTAGCCTTTTATCTTATTTTTTGTAAACTTAATAGATAGATTACTGTGTAAGTGTCTAAATAAATATATACAAGGAGAGTATTAATTATGGAAAGAAAACAATTCGGAAAGTACGGAAAATTTGAAAAAAGAGGAAACTTTGAAAAGAAAGAAAGAAAAGAAACTCATATAGGAGGACTTGATTGGTACTTCAGAAGTATGGAACTTGCTGAACAATATCAAAATTCAAATAACTGGAAGTTCTTATCTATTCAAGAATATGAAGATAACTTCAGAACTGCTAAAGCTGTACTTAAAGCTTTATATAAAAAGCAAGATGATTTAAAGATTGGTTGGAATATAGCTTCAGTGTTCGTAGACCATAAAGAAGAAGGAGATATATGTGTAGGATTTGGTGTATATAAAAGTAAAGAAGGTAAGCTAGGAATACCTTTATATAATTCAGTAATCTCAGGAAAATTCAGACATGTAGGTCTTTCAAATGTAATATATGGACTTAACTTATTAGAAGAAGGAAAACACAGAAGAACTTACTTCAAACACTTTGAAGCTGATTCGTTAAAAATAAATGAAGTTCCTAACCCACAACCATTATGGGACTTCTATGAAAAGGAAGAAAAGATAGATGGATTTAGATACTTTGGAAATCAAAAGTTTACATTGATATTTATGAGTGAAGACTTTGTGAATAATAAATCATCTATAACTCATAAGAAATCTTCTAAGAAAGATATAAGATATGAAAAACCTGTTAAGAAATTCAATAATGATAGAAAAGGTGGATTTAATAAAGGCTTTAGAAAAGATGGTGCAAATAAAGACTTCAAAAAGACTTATCAACCTAGAGGGAATTATAAATCAACAAAAATAGATTAAGATTTATGGTACGGCTAATGCCGTACCATTTTTCATTTGTCGTACATTATATTTACCTAATTAAATTATCCATATATAAATTCTATCTATCTTCATTATTATTATTAATGTTAATTCCTATTCTAAGACGATATTAGAACCGTGTACAATCTTAAAACTATTCTTAGCGTATCTTATAGCTGTATAGACTACTGACTTATTTAAGATACTGTCATCGCTTATAATAAGAAGTATCTTATCGTATCTTTTACACATAGCATATAATGGTACAGCGTAACTAAAGTAAAGCTTATATCCTACAGGAGGTAAAAGCTCACAGTCTTTATCTACAGCTCCTTCATTTAAGTTATTAATAAAATCTAAGTTTACTGGTATTTCAAACTCAATTTCTTCATTATCAGGTGTCACATACTTAAATCTATAGATAGGAGCTACAAGTGGTTCAGGTTCTGTAATCTTATCAACTACTGTAAGGTCGCTATATATTGGTATATAGTATACTTTAGTTTCATATTCATTTATAGGAACTTTAGCTGTTATTGGAGAATAGTTTATCATCTTATCTCTTTTAGTAGGAGAGAAAGTTCTTGACAAAGCTTCTCTTATTCTTATATTGTATTCGGCTAAGTTTTCCCCGTTTACTAGAACTATCTTATCGTAATCTAAAAGTTCATCATCTTTTAATATCTCTTGCGTTATAATAAACTCAGATGACGCAAACTCTGGAGATGTCAAGTATTTAACTTGATATTTCTTAAGTTTATTAAGAAGCATATTAATTGCTGGGTTCACATCTGTCTTTCTATTATATGTCTGTATATCAGTATCACACTTTACAAATCTTTTGTAAAACTCTCCGTTTGAATAATCTGTAAGTAAGTTATCGTATAGGTAAACTATATGTGATGTAAGTGGTATATTTGCAAGTAACTCATCAGTTACATCTCTATCTACAGTACCATCTATAAGCACAAATAATATATCACAATACGGTAGATTCTCAGCAATGAATCTGTAGCACAAATCTATAGGAGATGTCATCTCACTTCTGAATATATCTGAGAACTTAATATCAAATCCTAAAGACTTAAAATAATCATTATCATGACCTAAGTATAACTTACACACTTCTATATCTTTACCCTTAAAGTTTTCATCTAAATAATCTTCTATTAACCTTTTAACATTGATTGCTTGTGATATTCCTACACTATGTATCCTTTTAGTTTGCAAATCTAGTGTCATCTTATCCAATCTAATCAACTCCTTATATATACTTTATATGCGTGTTTTTGATTTATTTAAGCCACTTTTCAAACATTTCCTTAGGAAATAACGAATTTAAAGGGGGTTTACGAATGAATGTAAATATACCACAGGGAGCAGTATCTTGCTATGCAACACAAGGTGGAAAGATAACTGACCCTTATTTTTATGTCCGTGTACCAATCTTAGGATTAGGTGCTGATACGGGAGATGCAAAGATAGAAATAAAGGCAAAGAATGCAACTGACTACAGAGTACATCATGACGGGGATGTTGATGCTCAAACCGCTGATTACTTTATAGAAGAGAAATATGCTTCTATACCGCCGGGACCTGAGATACCAACAGGTGCTGACCACTATCACAAACATACAGGGAAATCACATTTTGAAAAGTTCCATTATTATAAATTAAATGATGTTCCAGTTAGTCCCGGAGACTTGCTACTTGGGCTTTTCTTAGATGGGGATACAAGAAATCTTGTTATATTTCATATACCACATAAAGTACCTATTGGGGGAGATGTTGTGTATGACTAAGACAAGCTTTCATATGGAGAGAATAGAAAGAATCTTTACTAAAAAATGTAAAGAGAATGGATCATATAAAGCTGATGATATATTTTGTATAAAGACAGATTTATCTATATGGCACTTTGCTTGCGATAAACCTGAGCTTGTTCGTCTTGAAGATGGACAGATAGAATACAAAAGACTTAGAAAGACAATAATAACTGAACTTAATTATCTTGTAGAGGATAGACATGAAACTAAGCTAATTTATTTATTTTTTAAATATGGAAGAAATAAAGAATCGGTTCTTCGTTTCAGAAGTCAATCTCTTGATAATGCGTTTAGAGTATATAGGGAGGAGTTAGATGCTTAATAAGAATATAAAACCTGAAACTCTCGATTCTTATATAAAGAGTCAAAATGATAATATGAGACTAGATACATTTAGATTTGAGGAAATGAATGACGCTTTAATAACTGATGTATTACCACAATATATTGACACAAAGCCAGTAGCACTTACAGAGTCTGAGATAGTTAAGTATACTCATTCTCCTAAGTCACTGTCGTATGATGTATATAAAACTACAGATTTGTGGTTTATAATATGTATGATAAATAATTGTAAAAGAAGTTATGAGTTTAAACCTGATAAGGTTATTGAGTTACCTACAGATGATGGTATAAATGCAATGATATATGCTTTTAATAACTTAAGAAAAATATAAAGGAGATGTCGGAATTATGATAAACTTTGAGGTGAGTGCAAGAGAAACTAAGTATATGGCACTATCAAATTTATATGCTATCACTCATGCACCAAATGTAGTTGACCAAATATTAGATGAATTTACAACTGATGAAATACTGTCTTATGAAGATAATGCTGGGATAATATACTTAACTATGAAGAAATTCCCGTCAGCGTTTAATGGAGCTTCTGAAGAAAAGCAAGTATATCTTTTAAATGAATTAAAAGATGAGTATAGACAGTCATCGGGTCTTACAGAGATAGTTACGACTATAATAAATAATATGAATGAAGATAACTTACTTACATATAGAAAAGATGTAGTAGAGCTTGTAGATATAGCTATAAAGCACATGATGGCACAAGGCTTTGAGATAGTACCTTATGTCATCACATCTATGGATATAATGGATATGCTAGATAAACTAGAGAAGTTACTTCTTAATATGGATATGTCGTCAGGACGTAGTTTCTTAAGAGAGATTACAACTAAGTATAACTTTTCATATCTTATAGATAACTTATCTTCAGTTATACAAACTCCTTTAAATCCTTCATATAAAGAGCTTATAGAATACTATAGAGAAATAATAGATGAAGTTGAAGGATATGAAGATGATAATGTAGATTATGAAGATGATGATTATAACCCTTTAAGAGATTTGTCTATGACAAACGAAGAGATGGTAAGACTTGCTTATAACTCTATTAACTTCACTTTGCAAGATTTAGATAAAGAATCTCAAATGAGATGTATAGTGGATATAAGAAATATAATGTCTTCGTATCAAGTAAATGATGATGAGAAAGAGATATTTAAAATCTGTATGAAAATACTTGAACCTTTCCTTATAGATATTAAAAAGACTTATGAGCTTGTAGAAGCAAGAGATGAATCCTTTATTACAGTATTTAAAGATATAGTGGAGATAGGAGAGCTTGAATATAGAATACCAAGACTTATGTATTTAACTTCAGGTAGATTTGAAATACATGAACCTATCTACGACCCTGTATTTATAAATGAACTTAAAGTAATGAAAGATTTACAGATTTGCGAACATCTGCATAGTTCATATATGGAGGCACAAGCACTTGCTGACCCTTCATATGTCTATATCCCACATTTGAGTATTGATATCGAAAAGGTATCAAAACTCGTTCCCATTAAATATGACGAAGAAGATACATACGATAGCATTCTGTCGGAGAATGCACAATTCAATAATTAGCCTATATATTATATAGGTGTAGCAATACAAAATATAAAATTTTTAAGGAGGACAAATTATGAGCAAAGAAGAAAAATTTGGTAAATTTGGGAAGTTTAACAAACCCGGAGAATTTGAAGGTGAAGCGAAAGAAGCAAAAGCTGAAATCGCTGAAGAAGTAAAAGAGGAAGCTGTAGCTGAAGAAAAGCCTACAGTGTTTGGTAAACCTAGAATAGATGAGGTTACTGAAGTAGTAGAAACTAAAGAAGGAGAGCCTAAAGTTGAGGACACTCCTATTCAAACTCCTAAAGAAATAAAATCTTCAGGAGAATCAAAGATGTTCGGAACTGTTAGAGAAACAAAAGCCTCTACAAGAGAGAACATTGAAAGAACGAATTCGTTCACAAACAATAATAACACATTTCAAGGAGGAAGAACAATGGAAGGAAGAAAGGCAGATATTATATCATTAAGAGTTAATGTGAGATTAGGAGATATCTCAGCATTTTTACAAGGAGAAATAGGAACTCCGTTTGACATTAACTTAAAAGAGTTCTCACCTGAAAGAGAATTACAAACTGTCGATGAAAATGACAGAAAGAATATGGAAGTAATTATCAAAAAGATAGTTGCTTATGGTGAAGACAATTCTTATTTATCAACTGTACCAGTAATTACAGTTGATAGTAAATATTTGAAAGCTCCAATAGATGATTTAAACCTAATTGCTATAGGTATAATTCAAGAAAAACCAAGCTTAGAAAAATTCAGTTCTAAGTATTGCGTACCTCACATAGTAGACAGAGCAGGGGGACAATCTGATGTATTCTTAGATACAGCAACAGTTGTAACTCTAACAGCTTGTGAACTTTTGAACAACTGTGTCAATAAAGATGACATATTGAATAGAAACTCTCAATATGCCATTGCCATCACTTTCAATAGAAGAGATGGATACACTGTAGAATTTGGAAATAAAAACTACAGAGAAGTAAGATAATTTATTATGGTGTGGGGTTTCCCACACCATTCTTTTTTGACAATCTAATAAGGGAGATGGCATTAATGATTACAAAAGCTATGGCAATAGTGACAGCTATTAAAAGCCTGTATGAAGTAGGTACAAATTTTATAGAAAGAGGAAAAGAATTCTTTTTGGGAAAAAGTGAAAGGAGAGTTCCTGAACTTATAGACTATATTCCAGCGTATGAAAAGATACAAATGGATACAACATTCAAAGGATATACAAAAGATGAGATTGTATCAGATTGTATGGAGCGAATACGAGAAGAGTTATTTTCTAAAATGAGCGTAGATATACTATATAATCTTATAGTAATAACTATAGCTAAAACCGTAAGAAAGTTACTTACTAAAACTCCAATGCAGATAAAAGGAGAAAAAGATGGAAATTGTAAAGTTATCTTTAAAGGAACAAATAAGGCGTACAAGAATAGAGAATTCCCTTGCAGAGTGTGACCCAAGTATAAGCTTTCTATATAGAGGTAAGATATACAGTGTCAGTTATTTTTATGACACATATTTTAGGTTCTTTTGGAAAGCAATAGGTGAGAATAAAGAGAAGTTAAAACTTCGAGAGATACCTTTATATGATGGAGATGTTGTAATATATGGGGTTACAAATGTCAATAAGTTTATAGACTTTTTGATAGAATACTCTGTAAGGTTTATATGTAATATAAGAGGGAAAGAGAAAGGATACGTATGGGATATGTATGTGATGTGTTATCCACAAGAGTTAATAACAAAGCTACATTTTTATTTTCATAACATGTTTACATATTATGACTTTATGCTATATGGTCCATATATAAGATTCTACGTTCCGAGAACTGATGATGAGAGACTGGATATAATACTTAGAAATACTGTAACTGGTATTTTAAATTATGTAGTGGGGGTGAGTGAAGGTGAATTTGGGAAAAAGAATATTATCATTACAAGGTAATGGATATATGAAACTATTAAGAAGTGGACAGCCTGAACAGGCGATATACCAAATGTCAAAAGATTATGAGTCAATGATAGATAGTATAATTGATGATATGAGTATTAGGGAATTAGAAGGTACTAAGCTTAAGTCTTTAGTTAAGTATTCTTTATATGATGTGTCTAACTATGGTAGTGAGGTTGAATACTATGATTATGATAATGAGTATGAGTTTGCTGAAGATTACAGAAGTGCTCTAAAGGCGTTTGGTATGTATATACCTGAAGAAGTAGATGTATTAGAATTTATATTTGAGGGTCGTGATATAACACCAGAAGAAGGGTTTCCTGAGACTATAATGGACGAAGGATATGGAGAGTTAAAGCTTATACGTGGTGCAGAAGAAGCTGTATCTGACGCTGATATATGTGCAGATATATCTTTAGTTCTGTACGATTCTGATGATTTGATAACATTCTTTGAAGTATGCTATGATACCTTTGTAGACATGTATCCACACTTATCAAAGGAAGATGAGATAGAAGCTATAAACTATGCACCATATACTCTACTTACAGATTATGTAACTACTGTACTATTTAATATATCTCATGAGCTTAGAAGTGATATTATAAAACTATATGCACACAGATATGAAGAGTTCAAACAGTTTGACATGTTTGAGAGTGCACTTACATTTGAGTATCCTGATTCTATACTTGAGTGTGTACAAAAAGATGATGTAGGAATGCTATTTATGTATAACTACAGGGATTTACAAGAAGAGAGTATGGCACTTACTTGTATCTGTATGATGTTTAAGAACTATTTAGAAAGGAGACTTATAATATGAGAATTCATCCACATATAATACCAAGAGGAAGGATACTTAAAAATATTGTGAAAACTGATGACATGTTTTCAGGAGTTAATATCTATGATGACATAAAGGAACAACTTAAGTCTCATCTTAATATCACCAATATCTATGACCTTGTAAATCCTTATGAGATAAGAAGAGCTATAATAGAGGCAGGGGATAGAACTTCTAATGTAAAGCACATGCTATGTACCGAAGAAGGTGGCTATGAGTGGGAAGATGAGTATAGTGATGAACTGGCGACAGTTATTGAGCATCAGATAATTGATGGAACTAATGACCCTATATATAGTGCAGATGAAGCACACGATATAAGAACTATGGCTAATACTATACTATTTAAAGACTTTGGTTATGATGAGTATTTCGAGCACATGGATTTAACTGTATATCATAAACTAAGAGTAGCTTCACATAAAGATAGTATGATGGTATTTATAACAGCATTTTCAATAATGTTTGGGGATATCTTTAGAGCAAGAACCAGTGAGCTTGGAAGCATAGATACAGATAAACTAGCTTCATATCTTGCACATATCGTAATCACATACTTTACAGAATGGCCGATAGACATGTCTATAAACTATGATTATGATTATGATAAGTCTTGGTATGGTAAGATGAAGACTGGTCCTCTTGCGACATATATGATGATACTACAGAAAGACTTTGAGTCTGATGACTTTACAGACGCTATGAAGTATACTGTAGCTGCTGTACTTATGGCTAGTGTAATATATGTACAAACATTCTTCAAAGAAAGGAGAGAGTAGTATGAAGCTTTCATTTGATGATAGATACATACCACACCATGTCTATCTAAAGATGATAGAGAATGGATACTTTGAAGATGAAGTAAGAAAGGATACAAAAAGGCTGAGAAGAAAGTTCTCAGCCCATATTGAAAGAATGAATATTCTATATAATAAAGATAGTAATTTTGTAGTAACTGTATGGAATGAAGTGGACAAAACTAGATTTATTGCTGGATATAACTGTTCTTTAACTTCAGTAGATGAAGAGCTACAGAAAGTCTATATGATACATGATGATATGCTTCTTAATATTATAGGAAAGGCGTATCATGATAAACTAATATATAGCCAAGGGGAAGGTAGAGTACCCGTAAGAGTTAAAGTTATGAGTATATATAATATACTTAATGAGAATGTAGCTATGCCTTATTCAAAAGACATAATGATAATTCTTATAGACTATATATTAAGGGGGCTTATTACAAATGAAATTAAATATTAATGTAGCAAATAAGTTGAATAGAGTAGTAAAAAATTACATAATGAATAAAATAGATGTCGTTGAGATACTTGAGTATTACTTAAATAACGACATTGAAAGACTAAATAAAATAATACACAGATTTAACTGTGATATGCTGTCTGAGAAACTGCAATACTTTGAGAATAAGAATATCATCACAATAGAAGATATAAGAAACTTTAGATACTATCTTAATCAAATAAATAATGATGTTGATAAAGACGCTCAAGAAAGAAGTTTATATATTCAGAAAAGACTTCTAAATATTATAGCAGAAGAAGCAATGGCAAGTGATTTAGGTGAGATACTTCTTAACTATGATGATAAGTCATCAATTCAATATATGCTTGAAAATGATATAATATCAGCTAAAAGATATGTCTCATCTGATTTACTATATGATACTAAGTTTGGAAATAGATACAGTCCATATTACATAAAGTATACTTGGGAAGAATATAAGGGTATGTATTTTAGTAACTTAGATGAAGCTGAAGAATACAAGTACAGACTTATAAGTGATGATAAGGCAATCTATATAGGTTCAAGAGAAGCTAAGAATAATACAACTTGTATACTTGTATCTATGGCAATAGCAACTGCAATATATCAGATGTATAATAATCACAATATGAGTGAAGATTGTATTATGATGATGGATTACTTAAGAGCCTGTATTAACTCAGAAATACTTATGGACATAATAAATGAGATATGTATATCATCATCTATAAATGATATAGTATATAGCATTATAGATACAATAGAAGAGATATTTGAGGCTCTCTTTGTAAAAAGAAGTATACCATATCTTCTAAACTATATAGAAATCTATTGTGGTGGAGAAGTTAATATGAAAAGTATTAAGTGGTATATTGATGTAGTATCTGAAGATTTAATATAAGGTAGGTGATAAGAATGAAGGAACACAAAATCCCTGCCGAAATTTGTATACAGAGAATCTCAGATTTATTTAACATCAACTGGGGTGGAATAAAGCCAAGTCATGTAACTTGTGCAATACTTGATTTCAACTCAGCACTTAATACTATTTGTAGAATGGAAGGCTTAGAAACTTATGGTGTTTCTAAGTTCTTATCTGAAGTTACAAATATAATAAGAGACTTTATATCTGAAAACCTAGACAAGAAGATATACATTTTATATAATACTAAAGATAGTAAAACTTATCTTAAAGAGCATTTAGGAGACGCTTATTTAGATTTCTTCTACGATAAGCGTCCTAAGCTCTCAGACGATATTATAATGATGTATATTAAAAAGCTAGAAGATATAGCAAAGACTACAAATATAAAACTTATAAATTGTGGTAAGTTTGAACCGTCTCTTGCTGCATTTGTGCTAACTACATTCTATAAAGATACACTTATATTTTCAAGAAGTCTTGTTATGCTTCAACTTGCAGGATACGGAGGAACTATGTGGGACGGTACATTTGTATACCGTAAAGATGTAGACCCAATATTTAATGTATCAGCAAAGAGAAGAAATGCAAAATATAGATTTCCTACTACTATCCCATACGGACTATATCCGTATTATATATGTATGCACGGAATACCACTACATGGGTGGAATGGTCTTAAAGGATATGGTGAGAAAAGGTCAAGAGAATATATCGAAAATAACATTACAAATCTTCTTGCAGGTAAAGATGAAGTATTTAATTATGATGATTTTAAATACTTATACCCATCAGAATTTATAGCAAAAGTTATAAATAAGGATGAGAACCTGAAGAAAGAATTTGCAGAATTTAGACTTAAATTATTCAGCTAAATATGGGGATAAACCCCATATTTTTTGTATTTACGAACAAATTATATAGTTTTAATAAAAAATAAAGGAGGTTTAAAATAAATGGATGTAACAACATATTTTGCAAATATAATTGCAAGTATAGTTCAAGCAAGAATGCGTTATGTATCTAAAACTCTAGCTACTGGTAAAGAGTCACTTATTAACTCTGGTAATAATAATGTAATCACATTCCCAGTTATAGTAAGTTCAGACGTACCTCAAACTACAGCTTCAGATATTGCAAAGGATATAGAAACTCTTCTTGGAATGGCAACTAAGAACTTTATAGAAGGTGAAATAAATCGTGGAACTTGTGAGCTTTCTATGGCAGCTATTATGAGTTCTTTACCATTTACAAGAATGAATGCTGGATTTACAGACAATACAACACAAGGAACTTCAGAATACATAACTGGTCTTACTTTAGGTGGAATGGAAAGAAATGCACAAGAAGGAGAAGGTGGGGTATACGCTGAAGCTTTAAGAAGAGCTGGTAATAGATTACAAAAGGTGAACTATTATGGAGAAGCAGATGGAGTTCAAATCTTAAGAGATAAAGGTTCAGGACCTACATTTATTCAAGTTGAAATTCCATATATTGCAAATGCTGGACCTAATAAATCTGGGGAAGTTAAAACTGTTAAAGTTCAAATGGGGTTTGAAGGAGTTGTAAGATTCGTTGATGTTGATGAACTTGTTACAAGAATCGGAAACTTCGACTCAAATAGATTCTTTAAAAACTTCATAAAACTTACAAAGGGAGAAATATCTTTCATGGGAGATTTCTTACTTGAAATGGATAGATTAAAAGTTGAAGCTAAATCTCAAGCTACTTCTAATAAGCTTTGGAAAACTTTAGAGCTTATGAATAGAAAAAGAGATATCTTCATTAAATCTTTCCCATTTACTACATTTGTAATATCAGATGAAGTTGCAGATAGAATCAAAGAAAGATATATGATAGATACTGAAAATGAAAGACAAGTAAAAGCTTTGATGGAAAGTTTCTACGCATTTGCTTTCTATGAAGTTAATACTGGTACTAACGTCGTTAAAATAATGAAAGACGGAGATGCTATGTTTAAGGTTATGACTATAGATGATATTGAAAGAAATACAACTAAAGTCGAAAGAAAATTAAAAGAACTTATTAAGATTGGAGGTTAATTATGGGTATGATAGATATTGAACTTAAAGGAGCTATGGATGAATATTCTCACCCTAGTCTTAGAAATAAAATCTATAAACTATATGCTGAAGCTGAAGACCCTCAACTTAAAGACTTCCAAATAGGACATCTTGCATTTATGGTAGGAGAAGGAATAGACCCTACTAATGTAAGAAAGATGGGTTCTTCGCTAACTCAGTATAATGAAGCTGTAAAGATGATAGATGCTTCTCAAGGGGATATTAAGAAATTAAAAGCTTATAATGATATAGTAAATATATTAAATGCTTGTACTTTATATACTGAAGCAGTTAAGAAATCTAAGTATTTATCTGAAACTAAACAGCTTCTAGCACTGCTTGAAGATAACTCTCAAGCATTTGCTAAATCATATAAGAAAGAATTTTCTATGTTTGCTAAAACTGTATACAGAGGTTTAGTTATGAGTCTCATTATAGAGTCTTGTGCTCTTGCTATAACTTATGTCGCAGTACAACATGACGCAAAAGTTGATATGGATACTTATATAGAAAAGACAGCTGGATGGAAAGACTTATTCAGAAGAACTGAAGATATAATAGATGATAAGGATATTAAGAAATTAATATCAGGAGCTGGAATAGAACTTAAAGCGGAAGCTTGTGAAGAATACTCAAGTTCTATTGCTAATAATATTCATTTATATTCTGAAGTATCTTTGCAAGATGTAGCGTTCTTATTTAAACTTGGGGTTGCAAAACTTGCATATAAGATATGCGGTCTTGTAAGATGGATTATATATGTAATACTTGTATCTAAATACACTTTGGAAGCAAGACTTGAAGAAATGAAAAAGATAGTAGAGTATTCAAAGAAAGACTTATCACAAAAGGTTTCTGATGAAGATAAGCTTATGGACAACTTAGTTGACATAAGAGTTAATGATATAGCCGTAATGCAAGATGCTGAAAAAGATGTATCGGGACTTAAGCTTAAAGAAACTGATGAAGAAGGGAAATTTGCTATCTAACAAAAGGAATAGGTATTTTACACATTTCTTTATTTTTCCTTTTTAGTTTTTATACATATAGTAGTGGTGGGGTAACCCACCACAAAATCTTACAACATCTCGATGATATTACCTTCTAGGGAAAGCACTACCTTTTACTTTACCTAGAAAAACCTCAAGTGTTTAGTTTTATATTAGTTCAGTGCCAATAGGGTTATGGTGGGGTTATCCCACCATATACCTTGTCTTGATTATATATTATAATCTTGGATATTCACTAACTAACTATTAGTAATTCAAAATATCCGAAGGAGGAGAACATGAAAAGGTATAAGTTATTGGAAAACGCAGAAACTGGAATTTATTTTAGACTTGTCAATCTTGACAAGTACAGAGAAGAAATGGTATCACAAGGTAAGCACTTTATGATAGATACTTCATTTGATATGCTTAAGCTATCTATAGAAGAAGGTGGGAAAACCGACCTTATTATGAAAGATACTATTTATTCAGCAAGAAGATTTGGTCCACAAAGATATGAACCACCTGAAGTACAAGCATACACTTATCAATGTAAATGTGGTTCTAAGATAGGTAATGACAATATTGGAGAGTATTGCGTTAATTGTGGAACTGTCGTTGAAAGAAAATTCTTTCCTCTATCTACTATGGGTTGGATAAGACTTCCAACCAAAATGCTATCACCGGCTGGACTTTATCATCTTCGTAAAGCTATGTCGGGAGCTGCTAAAAAAGATGGTAATAAGTTTGATAGACTTAAAGAGGGTAAAGAGCCTTTTAGACCTGATGATAACTATAATCTATACGATAGATGGGAAGAAATAGTAACAGAGCATGTTAAGCAAAAGTCTACTCAAAGATTCTTGTTATTGCATAAGGAAGAGATGTTTACAACTTGTGTACCAGTAATAACAAGAAGACTTAGAAGATTTATGATAGTGCCGAATGGTGATGTACCTATAATACAAGCGGATAAGTTATCTGTATTTTATACTAAGATAATATCACTTACTAAATATCCACAAGTAGTACCAGATGGTGTTGAAACCAGACGCTATATAGGTAAACACTATTTCGATGAAATAGAAGCTGTATATGAAAAGATTGTAGAAGAACTTGCAGCTGATAAGAAGAAGACAATAAAGGGAGAGATATACTCAACTAGAAATAACTACTCAGCAAGAGTTCTAATAGAACCTGACAATCATTTGAAAGTAGGAGATGGAACTCAAACAAGAGTAGGTTATGATATCTTCAGAACTTTAGAAAAACCACTTCTTATAAAGATACTACAAAATGAATATAATATGAGTGTAGAAGAGTCCGAAAAGATTTGTGACCCTGATTTTGTACTATCCGCGGAGCAAAAGATACTTCTTCGTAAGATATGTAAAGAGCACAGAGGAGAGTTCTATCTTCATATAAATAGACCACCTACAATACATGAATCTGGTATTATGGTTGTAGAAATAGTTGATTTGTGTGATGGAAATATAATATTTCTAAATCCAATACTAATAGCACTATTCCAAGCTGACTTCGATGGAGATACAATATCTGTATATGGTGTTGATGAAAATACTAGATGGAGAGTTAAAATAGTATGTAGTCCTAGAAAGCACTCTTTGTGGTGGGATAGAAGTTTAAATGGTAGATACGGTGGAGTTAATGACCAAGTAGTTACAACTCACATGGTATTACAAGACCAAAAGGTAGAGTTCCTAAGAAAGAGGGATAATATATGAAAATGATAGGTAAGGACACTTGGCAGGGTAACATAATTAGAAAACTTGATATTAAGATGATAAGAGATGCACTAAGAGATGTAACTTCTATTGCATCTCTTCCTATATCTGCTGAGATACATTTTAAAACTTATATAAACTTAAAGCATGTAGATTTATGGAACGTGTTACACGATATAAACGATAATACATTTATTGATTATATTGTATCTCCCAATATGTATATTGTAGCACTTTCTATATATGCAATAGAACGTCGCATGGCAGAAAAAGGAGGAACTGTTATTGAGCATTTCAATGACTTACAGTGCTTATTCTTTGAGATATTTTACAATATAAGAGATGAGAACCCCGACATAGCAGATGAGCTTGAGTTCTATTTGGAAAAGGATATCGACGCTATATGTGAGCATTTAGATATAGGACAAATATATAAAAACTTACGAAAGGAGACGAGTATAAATGCTTCTTAAAAGATTAAGAGGACTTGATTACAAGTCGAATAAAGAGCTTGTAGAGCATATACAAGCATTACAAAAAGAAAAAGATAAACTAGATAAGATATCACTATTATCTCTTCTTATTAAAAGACCTATAGTTTATGTAGCAAGTATTGAAGATGATAAAGCTATAGTGGTATTTGAATCTATTCTTATGAAGCGTGAAGATGAAGATAATGTAACTTATTCTGACAGAATATCATCTTTTGTAGATGTATTAAAAGATGAAGAGTTAAACTTCACATTACTTCATAATATCAGTGTCGCTATAAGTGAACACTCAAGAGAATTTGCAACTATGGTATTTCATGTAATGTATGATGGAGATTGTGAAGATAGCATAGCTCAAGACTTTAAAGATACTTTCAAAAGACTACTTCCACAAGATGAAGTAAAGCATATCTTCAAGATAGCTGATACTATGCAAGTTGATGTAGAAAAGCTTTTAAATGAAGAATATGATTTTGATAGTATACAAACTAAAGATATTGATGATATTGATTAAAGGAGTTTATTATGTTTAGGAAACTAGAAGCTTATGAATATGATATAAGAAAGTGTAATATATCAGTTTTAAGAACTCTAAATATAATAGATGATGATACTTATAAAAGACTACATGATGCTCCTAGAATGGAGCGTCAAGTCTTTGTCGGTAAAATGATGAGAGATAGACAAGGCTTATCGCAAGAGTACAGAGACTTCGTTAAACGCTGTGTGCTTCGTTTTAAGAGTATCAATAACTTACAGGATAAAGATATCATTGAAGTAGTTCACGACGCTTTATGGGTATCATCAGAGCTTTTAAACACTAAGCTATCAAAGTATATAGAGTTTGTATGTAAAAGGAAATCTACTTGTACTTGGAATATAGGAAAGATAGTATTTTACTACGACTCATTGACTGGAGACTTCTTTCAAAGAGGACTAGGGGATACAGATAGTATTTGGTTTGAAGTAATCAAAAAAGCCATGAGACTAGCTGAATTCTCACAGCAAAAGGAAGTATATAAATACTTACACTCTATTAAGAAAGATTATATTCTAAAGAATTTAGATGATAGATATTATGTCAAACTTATTTCCAATAAAGATAATATGGAAGTAATTGATACAATGATTAAAGATATAATAAAGTAAAATATCCTGCCCGAATGGCAGGATATTCTTTTTTTTATAAAATCTTTAAAGAAGTCAAAATTATGAAACTATTGTTTTAATTTTGGCAATATAGTTATTGGAATGCGACACGCACATTTACATATTTTTTATTAGTCGGAATTTTTTCAGTATGTTTTTACCTAAAGCTATGTTTATTTAATACCTAACTCTTTTTTGCAATCTTCTAAAAGTTCGTATATGAGTCTCTCTAAACAACCAGCTTCTATTATAGACATAACCTTTCTTTTTGCTGGAGATACAGGAGACATCATAGCGTCTACTCTTATTCCAGTTTCTACTCCAACTGGCATTCTATTATCAGGAAGTATCTTAGAAGTTTCTCCTTTAAGTGCATTAAAGTATGTAACCTTATCTGAGTGAGATACTTTAGAATAAGAACGAATAATGTATTCTATTATAACGTCATCTTTTCTTATCTTTCTATTAGCAACTTTAACACCTTCCATTGTCTTAGTAGGAGTTCTATCTAAGAATTCTTTCTTGAATCTATCTACATTAAGTTCACGAAGTTTACCTTCTCCTCTTTGTCTATAAGTTTCTTCAACAGCATCTACAAACCTTCTAAGAGATGGAGACATAGTCGATTTATCGCAAGAATAATACACATTTATTTCATGTACTACTCCTGATACTCCAGCTTTCTTTTCCATCATCAAACTCTTATCAATAGCCGAAGTGCTATTACCTAGCAGGTCATTTAATGCACTATCTCCACTCATAAGCATATATGAAAATAGTATATCATTTGCTGATACTCCACCACGAAGCTCAGTTACAGCCTTATCTATTATAGTATCTTTAGATACAACTATTGTCTTAGGCTTTGATACCCAAGAAGCAAGTTTTTCAGTTGCTGATTCTGATAAAACTGTAGCATCTTCATAGTCTTCTGGCATAGACATCATAGCGACATATAGATGAGTTCCTGTACACATTATAGGTTTACCGTCAAACTCTTTAAACATGTACTCATTATAAGCTATAGGGTCATTTGCTTTAAGTTTAGCACCCTTTCTTACATTCTTCATAAGCTTCATATCATTTGCAATATACTTTGCCTTAGCACTATGTCTTTCTGTATTTGAAAGACGAAAAGCGTCATCTGTACCATCATTATATTTCACGAATACAAAGTCTTCTGTTATATCAGTTATAACTCCATCTTTTTCCATATAGTGACAGAACTCTTGAGCTTGGTGTCCTATCATCTCGTCATACCCATTAGATACATTATTTATAGTAGGGTGCATAATACCTTGCATGTGCCCCTTTTGTTGCATATTCATATATACTCTTTGAGAGTCATCTTTATTAGTTGTACCCGGAGTCATAAGCTCAGTTGGAGACAGCATTTGCTTTGCTGATAACTTATTAACTTTATCTTCATCTTCTTCTACAACTAAGTATCCACGAGGTGAAACTATATTAGGGTCTATAGAAGTTCTTTGTACTATTCCTACAGCTCCTGAATATACAGATGGCATTGCTCTAGTTCCCGCCGAACTTGGGTCAACAAGTCTTTTCTCTAAAGTATATCCTCTATCAAGGTTAAGTCCTGAAAGTCCTTTAGTTGTCATCTTAGTTAAACTATCGGCAGATACCATAGGATTTACAACTGAGTATGTTTGAACGTTAGCTTGTTCAAATATAGCTTTCATTACAGCGTCTTTAGGTACTTCAAATTTAGCAACTGTAGAACCTCTCTTCTTTGCTATATGATAATCAGCATAAGCGTCAGCCAGTACCTTATAAGTAACAGCTGGAATTATCTCTTCATTTCTTATTCTGTAAAGTCTCATATCTGAGTCCTTTTGTTTTATATCTGTAGCAAGAAGCATATTTGCGTACAATAAGACATCTATAAATGTAGTAGGTAAATTATAATGCTCAAGTACGTCTTTATTTATAGGATCTACAAATAGCATTTCAAATGATGTAATATATAGTGGTAAGTTACCATTTCCAATAGATGCTATAATTTCAGCAACTATCCCTTTATTAGGGTCACAGAAATCAGAAAACTTATATGGAGTTAAGTCATAACTATTAAGTCCTGAGAATAGAACTAAGTGCTCAATGCTATTAGTTGAGTATTTTAAATAGCAATCTTTAAATGCTATTATATCTTCATGTAATACATCTATTCTAGGTTTCTTATCAAATATAAGCTCATAATCTACTCCAGTTCTATCAAGGACTTCATCAAGTCCATTAGTGTATGATAGAATTAGTATTGTAGGTATCTTTCTTGACATTATCTTCATAATAGAGTAAGCAACTGTACCGTCTTTATTTATACCATTTAATACATCAAGAGTTTCTTTAGACTCTTCCACATAATCAAGGAAAGCTCTTACAAAGTCTCCAACTGAACCAGATGGAACTTTGTCCTTATCTGGAGATTCAATCATATCAAGAGCCTTTATAAGATGTATAGGCTTATTATCAAGAAGTCCTATAGTTTGATACTCTTTAGTATCATAGTCATCTCCAAATACCTTTATAGCATCTTCTGATGAGAAGAATATATAGTTCTTTTCATCTTTATATATAGCTTTTATTATCTTAGATATTCTTTCAAACTCTATAGTTTTAGATATCTCTTCCTTTTCTTCAACTCTTCCAAACTTAGTATACTTAACCTTGTCAAGCATATTCTCTTTTTCAAGCTTTGCATACCATCTAGCGTATAAGCTTTCATATCTTGTAATATACTTACCAGATAACTCCATAAATGCTTTATTGTAGTTAAAGCTCATCATAACACTATCTCCGAATTTAACCACAGGTTTTACTATTCTTTGATTTTGCATTTCAAGCCAAGTACCATTTATAAGCATCTTATTTCCATTTACTATCTTAGGTAAATATACATTTATATTATGCTGCTTTCCTTCAGGGTCACGGAAAGGCATCTTAAGTACAGTTCTTGCATTGAACTTATCTGATGCGTCTTCTTCCTTAGTACCTTGTGAATACATAGGGAAGTCTTTAACCTTAGAGAAGTGGTTAGCAACTGAAGTTATATCTTTATCTCTTACTTTAGATTTGTATGTCTTATTGAAGTTTACAAACTTATTTTCTCCTATATCATCAAGAGCTTCTACTTCTCCAAATGTAGTAGACTCAAGCTGTAAGCTCTCAACCGATTTAAGTTCATCTTCAACAGTTTCACTTTGTTTTATCTTAGAAAGATATCTCTTTTCTTTTGCATTGTAAACCTTAGTTCTTGCAAGTTTTACATCTTTCATAGCCTTTACGTGAGATACTATATCATCAGCTTTAACCTTAGAACCAACTATAGACCTACCAATAGATTCAGCAAGTTCTATTTCTTCATCAGATGATTTCTCATCAGTTAATTTTGCTGCAACACGTGAGGCAACTTGGTCTTTTATATTTTCAGCATTTTGCTTAGTAGTTTTAAGTTCACGAACTCTCATAGTGTCAAGCTGTCCGTTTTCGTCAGTTCCTACAACTACCTTATCTTTCTTCTTATCAAATGCAGGAGATATAATACGAAGTATCTCTTCAGTTTCAGCTTGGTCTACCGCGTCATCTTTTATAGCCTCTCCTATAGCATTTGCAAGGTCTTCATCTCTTTCATTTACTTTCTCTTGTATATCTAAGTCTTCCTCTCTTTCAAGACCATGTAAATCTTGCTCATTATCATCATAATATCTTTCGTCATCATCTATCATGTCTTCAGCAAGGAAACCTTCTCCACGAAGTTTACGAAGTGCAACTAAAGTTGCGTCAATTAACTTATCTTCTTTAACTGTATAGGCTTCTGAATATAATGTATTAAATATATCAGATATTGCAGGATTTTGACATTCTCCATATAATCTTCCAATTTCTCTTTTCTCAAATCTTATTCCTTCAGCATACCCAACTATTACAGTTTCTTCAACATCAAGTGCTGATAATCTAAATATACCATTTTTAGTATAGAATACTATATTTGCTTTAGAAGCTTTCATATTCTCTATAAACTTTTGTGGGAATAGTTTTAAATAGCAAAGCAAAAGTGCAGCCATAGACTGAGTTCTATCTTTATATATAAATGGAGTATACTTACCTTTAGATAGTGGTATCTTTACATAATCAAGTGGTACAAGTATGTATCTTTGATTATAAGTTTCATAAGACTTAATCTCATCAAATATACTCTCCATAAACGATAAGAACCTTTCATCATTCTTCATTGGAAGCTTATCTCTTATTACACTCATCATTCCTTCTGAATTTGTAATAAAGTTATAGTTTCTAAATAAGTGCCAATCAAATTTGAAGTTTTTAATAAACTTAAACTTTGATTGTATTCTTTGTCTTATTGCATTAAAGTTATACTTTTGTCTTATAGTTATATTTGCTATCTTCTTCATAAGCATTCTTGGTTGATAAAAGCAATAAGTTTGCTCTAGTGCTATCTTATTAAAGTTTACAAGTATATCTTCTAAAACAGCGTCAAATTGATATGGCTTATCAACCAAAGGAAATACATTTGTATACATATTAAATGGCTTGACATTAAGACGATATTGTTGTCTTCCTATCATCCATGATTTTAAATTCTTTAACTGATTCATATTATCCTCCTTTAATTTAGATAAGTGGGCTATTATCTTCTGTCTGTAAGTTTAAGAACCAACGAAGGCAGAAGATAATATTTCTATTAGTACATTCAATATTTTCTCAAAATTTATTAATGTCGGGTCTATATTCAGGAAACGAAGTATAGCAAGTCTTACACCAAATGCTTCTGAAATAATAATTATCATGATAATCATGAATATGTGATATTTGTTTCTTCTAACAACCTTATCAGGACTTTCAATTTCAGCTTTCTTTATTTCAGTAGCATTATCGTTACGAGCTTTATCGTTGTCCATTTTCTTTCCAAACAAGCCTAAAATACCACTAAATATTCTACCAAAAAACTGTAGCATTTGCATCCTCTCCTTTCAGCCCACTACATAAAAGTGTTTCAAAACAGCCCCTTTACAAACATTTTCTTAGAAATTTAAGGAGGGATAAATAATGAATGAACCTATAAGAAAAGAATTTCTCATATTTACAGAAACTGCTGAGTTTAATGACTCAGTTGCATATATTGTCAATTCATACATGAAATATTACTTAGAACTTATGATGCAAAGAAAGATAAATGACTCTATAGTTACTAACCTAGAAGCATTTGCTCAAACTAAGTTTAGAGGTAGACACCCAAGGTCTATACTTGAGAGAACCCACCCTACAATGAGTTTATCTTATGTGGCCGATTATGAGCCTACAGAAAGAGCTTTGTCTTCTTCTCCTCTTACAACACCAGTACAATATATTGACCCAAGACTTGTATCTGATACTCTATTTGAAAATAGTGATAAAGCCGATTTAACTAAAAACTTAGAAGTTGCACTGCAATGGAGTGATACTGAGCTTAACTGCGATGTAGCTTTAGTTGAAGAAACTTATGCACTTCAGACTACAGCTAAGAAAGCGTGGGATACTTTATTTGAAAAAGATAAGGAATACTCTATATTTGCTGAAGTTAAGTTTCCTTTATCTGATACAATATTTAATGTATGGTGTGAAACATTTGGACTTGATAAGAATGATTTAGACGCTGTTATGAAGCACATGCAAGAACGCTCTCCTGTAAAGCTATCAAGAGAACTTGCACTTATGAATCAAATTGAGCGTATACATATTCGTATTCCTATGGAGATACTTATATCATTTTCTCAATCTGATTTAAGAACTGATAATGAGCAAGACTATGTAATAGGAGCATATATCGTTCACAGGCTTTTAAACGTCAGATTTAACGCTCCTAGACTATACTGGATAATTCCTAAGGAAAGATATCCACATGCTCCTATAATGAAGCCTAGAGTCATAATAGAGCATCCGGGAGAGATAGAAGTAGATAGAATTAATGATACTTATATAAATGAAGAAGGTATTGTGTTTACTAAGCAAGTACATGAGCTTATATTCTTTGAAGGCAAAAATGATATTATATCTTTAATATATTTATTAGATGAATGGCATTCATTTATAAACTGGCTTGTAAGAAATAATATAAGCTTTAAGAAAGCTTTCTTTATAGTAATAAGAGAAAATAACGATATATCTCAAGCTACTAAGTATACATCTTCTGATAAGGTTGGAATATCTTATGGTAAAGAGTTACTTGTTAAACTTCTTGATAAAGACATGATTCATAAATCATTTGATGTAAAGATATATATAAATATGCTTTTACATAACGACTACAGAGAATACGAACAAAAATTCGTATTTAATGATTATGAATCTGTAATTGATACAGCAGGACGTGGAGAAATTAAAGTATCAAATGAACTTTTAGATTTAATAAACGGATAATATACTCTCCCGTAATGGGAGAGTATATTTCTTCTTGGAAAACGAACACCGACTATATCGTAGCAATCAAAATAATATTTAAGTAAGGAATAAGAACAACATCTTTTGAAAATATAATCGGTAGGTATTACGCATTATTTATCATAAAGATGTTAGCGAAATAAAGAAAATATTGTGGGGATTATCCCCACAATAATTCCCACTGTATTATATATCTTCATTATCAAAGGAGGAACTTCTATGAAACTGAGGTGTCCACAAGCACAACAGAAGTTACCTACTTTAAATGTTTTTACACGATTACTATATCAAATTATATATTATAATCGTGAAGAAAGATAAGCAACAGTGCGTGTCGCCCTATTGCAAATATATAATACACATATTATATATTTTACTTCCTATTCTAAATATAGGTTGCTTATCTTTCTTCTTTATTTTTTTTTTTATACGAATATAGCATCTTTAGCTATCTTAAAGAATTTAGCTAGTAAATTTACATAAGTAAGTTTTGATGGTGTATCTTCTTCAAGATTTGCAAGTCTACAACCATCACTGTCAAACTCTATTCTTACAGCATCTCTTATACCATATATCATTGTAGACATATCTCTTACTACAGTTACATCTTTAATATGGAATTCTTTTAATATATCAGCCCAAGGTCTGTTACTAAAAGCTTCTTTATCCATAACAGTAGCTCCAGATAGCTTATTAAGTATAATAGGTGCATACTTAGATACAGTTAAATCATTTGAGTAATTAAAGTCTGTAATATAGATTACTCCTTTTCCTGTACCTTCTATTGAAGCATCTAAAGTCTTTCTTATAACTTCTTCAGCTCTTTCAGGTAAATTCATATTTTTTGCAAGTATTCCTTCTACCTCTTGATACATATAAGCTGGTAATCCATTTTCATCATTTGAATATACTACAGAGAAAGCATATTCATTTCTTTCTTCAACTTGCTTACTTCCCACAAGTAAAGTAAATCTTTCATTTTTAAGCATTTTAAATTCCTCCTATTTTTCTTGATTTTCAGTTTTATCAGGGTTATTTCCTTTTTGACTTTCAGCAACCTTATACTCCATTAAAGGCTCATAAGACTTTATAAAAAGTTCAGTAACACATTTACCCTTTGTAAATATATTAGTACACCTTGATATCATACAATCTCCTTGTAAGTTATCGTTCATATAGTGTACTACAGTATAAGGCATTACATGAACCGGTACATCGTCTAGTATTACTTTAGCTTGAAACTTAGGGTTTCTATTCTCTTTAGTAACTCCTCTAGTTCTTCCAGCATTAACCTTTACAGTTGGAGATATAGTTTCTTTTTTCTTGTCAGATTCTTTTGATTTAGATAGTTGTCCTGATGAGTTAATTGTCATCTCAACAGGTCTCATCATAGCTCCTACAGATATATCTTCTTCAACCAAGTTATTTCTAAATACAGAATAACTATAATGGTCTTCTTTTAAAGATATACCGTATAAGTTTATAGGTACATTTACATTTCTAAATACTTGTATATCTATCTTATCATCAAATGTACCTTCAACTTCTTTATTCATTCCAGTATCCGTCTTTTCTGGGTTCAAGATATAACAAGTACCGTTTTCCAAATACACATGATAATTTGAAGTATATACACCATATTCAGTATCTATAAACTTTAAGAAATCTAAAAATCCTTGAGAAGATACAATACAGTTCTTTAAAGGATTCTTGTTATCTGGTTTTGCTATTGCAAGTTTACATTTATTCTTTCCTTTACATACAGTGAAAGCGTGTTTAATTAAATCGTCTACTTTCTTACCACTACCGAAGTTACCAGATATTGTACCCTCTTTTGTAAAGTTTAAATCATCTAAATCAAATAGAGCTATATTAAGCCTATATAGATTACCTAAACTTACATCAGCAGTTGTACCCTGCTTTGTCTCCTTTAATATATCTTTAGATACTTTAGTCTTATCAAGCATACCAGTATACTCTCCAGTAAGATAAGAAGCTGTAACAACTCCTCCCAAATCCTTTTGAGTTGGAGTTATCTTAATTTGCATAGTAACAGGTACAAAAGGTTTATCTGGAGTTACTTTAGATAATATTTCATAATAATCACTAGCAAATAAAAGTACAGTAAGAATTCTTTTTGGATACATATAGTTTTCAAAGTCTCTATCATTTACATACGAAAGTATTTGTTTATCGGCCACTTTAATACCCATAATAGATACATAAAATCTATAATCAAAATCCATCTTAGACCTTTCTGTAATTATATTTGTACTTGTAAATAAGTCTATCTTCTCCATTAAATCTTCACCCACTTAAGAATTATATAACCTATTAAGAACCCAAAAAATCCCCAATTTAATATCTTAAGTACCCTATCTATAAGTGGACTATCATTATCTCCTTCAAGTAATGTAAGGTTTTTAGATACAAGTATTCCTAAATAGAAAAATAAAGATAACTTAATTAAATTGTAGTATAATAATTGGTATTCTGTACTAGGATTTAAAAACTTTGATAAATAGTGCATCTAATCCTCCTTAATTTCTTTTTCCAAGCATATTGTGTCTAAGCTCAATGTCTTTTGCTAAAAGTTCTGATTTCGATACACTATCTTTAATTTCATTTAAAGTATTATCGTAACCATTTGACACAAGTGAATTTACTATCTCCCTCATTGCTCCAGCTGTAATCTTTAATGCTCCGTCTTGAAATACGATTTCAGATGAAGTGTTATTTGGTGAGTAATAAACGTTATTTTTTGATATTAATTGCATATAAATCATCTCCTTTATACACAAAGCTCGTTATACAATCGTGTTTGTCATAGTTTCAAAATTAACTTATATTTAGAATACTATAAGGAGGTAATAATATGCTTATTGCTTATAAAGTTCCAAGAGAAGAATATAAATTACTTTTCAAAGATTCAAAGATGTATAATAGATTTCTTAATTATATAAAGACTACACACTTTAGTGATTGGGAAGATTTATATAATAGACTTGATATTAGAATAGTAAGAGATGATAAGGATAAATCTATTAAATATCCTATAGATGAGATTAATTCATATAAAGATGATTGGGTGCAAGTGAACGGAATGGTGTACCAAGATTCGCACGGAAATCGGCAAATCGACGCGGAATTAAATGAGCTATTTAGAGTTATCTTAACTTGGTTTTGTTTTAAATCTGTTAATAATACCCCATTTGTCAATACTTATTTATTTTACTATAAACGTCAGCATAAAGACAATAATTACAATGATGTATTTCAAGTATTACCAGATAAGTACCATAATATTATATCTAAATCATTTGATACAGTAGGATTTAATTTAGATACTTATATTAGGAAATTAGCTATTAAACTTACTAAAGCTACTTCTATATATGATAATAAGAAATAAAGATTTATACTGGGGATTATCCCCAGTATATTCTTTTCTCAAATTTATATTCTATTAAAAGAATCAATATAAACTAAATAAGGAATAATTAAGACACTTACATGTATGTAGTACAAACTATAATTAATTGGAGATCATTAGTTAAAATGAAAAATTTCAATTATTATTTTGGTGAAATTAGAATTTACTTAATTTATATTTAGATTCTTTATTAGTATTATTATACTATTATATTAGTTATCTTAATGTAATATTAATCATATTATATAGTATATCATATATCTTTATTTATTATTAGCTATATTACTATTATATTATATTATATAGTATTAATTATAATATAGTAATACAATTATTATATTATTAGTTATATACTAATTATATTATATTATATAGTAGTATTATTACTATTATTTATTATTAGTATTATATTAATTATATATTAGATATACAAAGACGATTTTTTATTTTATTTTATTATTTGCACGGCTAGTCCCTTTGTTTTCGTAAAGCACTTCGTCGCTCGGATTTCGGACTACCGGCTTGACGCCTGCCTATAAATCCGGAGCACTCTGCCGCCTTTCGGCTGCTTCGCTCGTCTTCCGCTCGCGTCTTCTCGTTCTCACGAACTCGAAGCTCCGATTCACGTCGTTGTTAAACGAAGTGTTTTTCATTTCTACATATTAGTTATTTATTTTTAAAAAATTTTTTTTAAGATAATTTTTATTTAAAACTTTATATTAATTAAATACTATTAAGGAGGAATATAATGAAAGCTAAGGTTATATTAAATATTGATATACTAGGAAATGGTAAGTATATTAAAGGTAATGATAAAGAGATATTCTTAGATAATATTAAGGAAGGAATATCACGTATATATAAAGGTAAAAAATTCAAAGTATCTACCGATAGAGGTATATATGCTGGAGCACCTATTGAAGATGATATAGTTATAAGAGTAAGAACGGAGAATGAACTTATATCGTTTAAGAACCCTGATTTAAACTTACTTAAGTTATCTACAGGGTGGAAAGCTGATAGAACTATTATACAAAGGTATAGAGCTTCTCATAAATTAAGAAATAAAGGATATGAGCTATTTGACATTAATATATTAATAGCTGACTTATCCGATAAGGATACAGAAAAGTCTGTAGTTGATAGTGTACTTACTCTTGATAGTCTAGCTACACATCCTGATGTAAATAATGCTCGTGTATTTATATTTGCTTTTGATGAGCTTATGTATAAGGTAAGAATACACAAAGGTGTACCTGACCATAATATAGAATCAGCTATTGAAGAGACTTGTATTAAAAGAATAAATGAGATATGTCATTATGTACAATTACTTCTTGATACTTATGAAGCTCATACATCAGTAGATGACTTTAATAAAGAGATAAATAAGAAGTTTGAAGAAATAGTAAAGCTTGATAGTTCAGATGGACTGTCTTTAATGTGTATATAAATTCGGTAACATTAGTAGTAATACAACACGTAATTCTTTAGAAGTTTTATGTGCCTACCTGTTAATCGACCATTTTTGTCAGTCGATTTTGTAAGTGTCTTACTATGTAGTAAAATCAATTTTATTTTTTGCATGTTGGTGGCGGTTGCCACCAACTCCTTTTCCTTAATTCCAGTAACATAATATGTAGAAGGATTGTGTAGACAATTCTTATTCAATTTCACAATGTAAGTGTCTTATTTACTAATTGCGTTGATATTCTATTGAATATCGATTCATTACGGAACCAAGTGCTGGGGGAAACCCCAGCACGTCTCTTGCTTTATTTTTAAAATTCACTAACATAGCTAGTAGGTATAATCAAATAATATCATACGTGCGTGTCGCAGTAATTAAATAGATTTTGAATACATAAATACTACAGAATGGCAAACCCCTCAAATGTTACCATTCTGTATTACTCCTTTCAATACGTAATTAGAGGTATTGAATAACTAATATTTTATTAGAAATCGTTTGTGCGTGTTCGCGTTGTCACTTTAAAATGGATTAATAAGAAGATAGGTGTGGCGTTGTGCCACACCATATCACATCTTCTATAAATAGTATACCGGATTTGAAACAGAATTCTTTCTTTTATTTCTATCCTTTTCGATTTTATCTCTTTGCTCTTCCATCATCTTATCTCTCATCTTTACGAATTCAGAGTTATGCTTTAGAAGTATTTCTATCTCAGACATTGGCATATCTGCGATTTCTTGATAAGAGTATTTACCTTCAAGGATAATCACAATATTATGAAGAAATCCTACATGTTTGTCTCCATCTTGTTGTATAAAGAAAGAATCAACAGCTCTAAACCCTCAACCCTCGTATTGTTAAGAGCTTTACAAGTTTGAGAAGCACAAGTCCAGTTTCCTGTAGTTATATTTATTCTTTCTTTTACAAACTCATCTTCTATAGTCTTTTCAATTACTTTAGAAGTAGTTTCCTCTAAAGATAACATAGCTTCTACCATTACATCTACTCCGTCTACATTAGCGTCATAAGATTCTTCTAAGAACTCTTCACTGTCCCAGTTCTTATCATTTCCTTCAAATGTATATGTATCTATCTTATTAATATAAGAGAGTAGTATACAAGCAGATATAGTTTTAACAACATCTGGATTTTGTAAATTGTATACAAAATCAAACTTAGTATCAATAGATTGATATTTTAAAGCTTCAGGTATAAGTTGTGCGAACGTTTCACACACATAAGATTTAATAGCTTCTCCTAATGCTATATTAGATAGTAGTGATGGGTTATTTAAAGTTATAACAACTCTTGCATCTTTATCCTTAACTTCTATTATCTTATTAGCTAAAGATTTTGCAATACAAGTTTCAAAGTCATCAGACTCTTTGTATGATAGTTTAAGAGTATCATCTATCTCTTGCATAGCTTTTATGAATTGCTTTTTAATATCAAGCTTAATAGTTCCTTTAGTTCCACAAGTTGCACATTCAACTCCGTATGGTACTTCTTGTATAGCATTAGCTGCTGCTCCTGCAAGATAGATATAAGACAGGTCATCATAAGATATATAGTTCATTAAAGCATCTGTAGTTATATCTTCTCCATCAGCACATAGTGGTGTACTTCTTTCAAGTATAGCTTCTACTACTCTTTTCTTAATCATAATATCTTGACTCATTTGAGTAAGTCTTACAATCTCAGTTATTATTGCTGGTTGATGTATTTCAAATACATTAAGCTTTAGATTTGAGTTAGGTAAATACACTTCAACAGAGTTTCCTCTTTTTTGTCTTGATAGTAATTTCTTAACTTTATTTTCCTTTGCTCTTTTATAAGAGTTTAAAGGCTTTTCTGAATATTTAACATAAATGCTTTTATCTCCTATAACTTCAGCAAGAGAAGGTTCTCTTGTAAACTCTTCATCTTTATCAATCACTTTAGGAGCTGGTTGTGGTTGTGGTTGAGTCGGAGCTTCAATTACTTCAGATTTAACTGCAGTATCTACAACTACTGTATCATCTATCTTATTATCAACTAATTTATCCATAGCATTTTCAGCAATAGTTCCGTCTTCTTGGACAGTATGTCTCATATCTCCAACTGTACCCTCAGCTTCATCAGCTTTAACAGCTCTTGCAATATCAAGAAGCTTTATATAAGGTATTTCATCTATTTCTTCATCTGTATACCCGTGTCTTCTTAATACTTCTACAGCTTCATTTCTATCTTTCTCTGTATAAGCCATATAATCTTCAAGTCCTGTATCTAAAGCACTATTTATCTTATTTACTTCATCTTGGTCAAGATTTGGTATAATACCTCTTTCCGAACCTTGTTCTTGTGCAGTTCTTTGCATATTTAAAGTAAGTGCTCTTGCTTCAGAAATATCTATTACTTCAATATGTCTTTTATTAGGTACAGGTTGTGTATCTACATTCACTTCTGTTGGTTGTACAGGTTGTGCAGGTGTATACTCCTCATTTACTGGTGTAGACGCAAGTTCTGTTAAACTAGGTCCTTTTGGTACATCAGGTATTTCATTTTGTCCTAATGTTTTAGAAAATTCCGCTAAGCTCATTTTGTTTTCCATTTATAATTCCTCCTTGTTTATTTAAAAAAGTTTTTACCGTCAACTATATTTACACTGACTTGTGTATCATATCCATCATCAAATAACTGTACCTTTTCTCCAGTTATAAGAGTTATCTCAATAACTGATATAGACTGGTCTCCAGTTATCTCATCACTTATTGGATATAAAGATACATCAGACACAACTGGATAATCACAATATGATGATATTTGTTCTTGTAAATCCATTTGCTGTCTTGCAAGTTCTTTTGAGTTCATAATGAAGTGTCTTCTTGAATGTAAGTTATAACCCATTTTAGGCATTTCCGGTATAGTACCCGGAACCATAAGTATCAGATTTATTAAAAAGTTTACCACACTTCTTATATCTTCATATCTTTCATTTGTATTAAATTCAGATAGTCTCATAGGGGTTTCTATAACAGACTTAAGATTTAAAACATCGGTCTTTACAACTTTCATATTACACCTCCTATCTTTAAAACATCCCTTTATCGTGGTGTTTTGGAACATTTTTGTAAGAAATAAAGGTTTACTGAAAGGAGAAGAACTATGACTGAGAAACAAAAAGCGTTTCATGAAAGAAATAAATATAGGAAGAATATAGGTAATTGTGTTATCTGTAAGAAGCCTACTACTTGGAACGAAGAGAAAGGAAGATATGATAGATTTTGCTCAGATGCTTGTGTTAAGAAGTACGTAGAGATAAGAAATAAAAGAGTTCTTGATAAGTATGGTACTACAAATCTTGCAAGTATTCCTGAGTTTCAAAAAGATAAACTTATGGCAAATAGAGGTATAGCTAAAACTTATACATTTAAAGATGGGGGTAGAAAGATAGTCTTGTCTAACATAGAACATCAAATACTTGAGTATTTAGACAGTGCTGGATATACTTCAGAAGATATAGAAGCTCCAGCAAGTGTTGTAATACCTTATAGATTTGAAGGAAAGAATCTAAACCACATACCTGATATATTTGTAAGACCATTAAATCTTATTATATCAGGAAAAGACGGACTTGATAATCCTAATATGAGTCCACACTTCTTAAAGGATAGAAAGAAGAATATAGCTATCTTTAAAGAGATACTTGATAACTACAATTTCAACTATGTACAAGTAGAAGGAGAAAAGGAAGTTAAGGCACTTGAATCTACAATGATAACTATACAAAAGCTTATGAAGAAAAATGGTAGGGTGGTTATACCACCAAGAATTGATTTCGCTTTATACAGTGAAGGTTTCTTTAGTGGTCCAAAAGTAGACCCTAAACTTAGGAATGTAAACTTTCCTTGCTTTGTACTAGAAAACAATAACGGAGCTTATTCTGCATATATAGCAAGAGATTATGATGGTATCGTGTATTATGTTACAGACAATGGTATTATGCTTGGTATGAATGCAATAGACAGTAAAAATTATGACACTTTAGAAATATACTATGCTACTGGAGCTAAACTGAACTATGATTTATTTGCGAAAAGAAATAAAGATGAATCTATGCTATATATAATAGCTAAAGCTATTCTTGGAGAAGAGTATTTAGACTCGCATGTTATAAATGACTGGATAAAGGCTTTCGATAGAAAGTGTATACATGAAAAGTATAAAGACGCACATGCTAGAGTTAAACTAGAAGAGAAAGAGTTAGATGATATACTTAAGTATAAGACTATAGATGAGGTGAAGACTAAATGAGCGATATATTAAAGATGATAGCTGAGTCTGAACTTTTTAATCCTATCAAAAAGACTACATTATATTCAGAAGCTGCAACTGAAAAAGGTATGGTTCCTATATATGTAATACTTACATCAGGAGACAGCTTAATGTCTAAGATAATAATGGGATTCACAAACTCTAAATACTCACACGCTACTATAGCTATGAACTATTATGAAACTGTATCTATGGGAACTACATCTAAGAACTACGGAGTTGCAGTTGAGTCTATATTTGAATTTCCTGATAGATGGAGAAATAAAGAGATGAAAATAACCCGTAGATATATTCCTATAGATATCTATGAAAAGATGGTATATAATATTGAGCAATTCAAAATGAATTATAAAAGAATAGATTATTCATTTGGGAAGTTATCAAGATTTGTCAAATGGTTACCGCATAAAAGAATAACAAGTTACAAAAATCAAACTTCTTTTATATGTTCCGAATTCGTTGCTCTTATACTATCTAATATAACTGACTTTAATAATAAGCTTAAAAAGAATGTAGGAAGAGGTAGTAGATTTATTATATCTCCAAAGGAAGTAGAGACAAAGATAATGGATACATTTGAGACTATTTATGAGGGTTCTGTGTTTAGTGTACCTATGGAATTATTATATGAATCTGATAAGCAATATATTAAGATTAAGAAAACTATTGTTGAGAGATGTAAGCAAAGACTTAAAGAAGATATGGAAAAACTTAAAGTTGGAAAACAATATGCTGAAAATGAACTTCCATCTATATGGAATTCACCAGCAGTCCTTTCTGCAAAACTTAAGGCTTTGAAAGAAGCTGAAAGAGTGTTCTTAGAGGATACTTGCAACATTAGTATTTTTTAATATATATTATATCAGTGTAGCAACGAACTACGAATAAAAAAAAAATCAAATTTAAGGAGGAACAATTATGAACAAATTTATCGTGAAAAAGCCACAAGGGCGGGTAGTTATTGGGAGCATTAGTGAAAAGGTTAATGACATCATTGAGAATGCTAAAAGCTCACAACTAGACATCGGTCTTACACCAAAGGTTGATGTCAACGGGAAAGTCTATGATTTTGAATCTTCAAGAGGATTCATTCGTAGAGAAACTAGAAAGTACAGATTGTTTGACAGAGTTTTAGAATTGGAAGGTACAGTGTATGGAATAGATAAAAATGAAAACACTGGAAAATATAGTGCAACATTCTTCCAACCAGATTTCGCGTCACCAGATGAAATCACAGGACAAAAGGTTTCAGTTGACGAAGTTCTAAAGAGAACTTTTGAAACTATGAGAGACTTGCATCAATTAATGCTTGACTTGAAATACTGGGAAATCCCAGCAAGATGCTTGTCTGATGTAGCTAACAATGGAACTGGTGCTGTTGAATACAAAGGTTTCGTAGGGTTAGATTACGCTTTCGGTCTGCTAACTAATGAAGATGTCAAATTTACAAGATTAATGTCAATGCAATATGAAGCAGGTGAGAGAGATATTGCTAAAGACTTAATCAATATGCTTACTGGTGAAAACTTAGATGCAGCAACTGTAGTACCTACAACAACAGCTGCTTCTGCATACGTTAGTGGGAACGATATAACAAGCGTATTCACTGACATTAGAAAGCCTCAAAGCTTTGGTACAAAATTAACTGCACATGGTACAGTACAAACACCTAAATTTGCATCTGTATTTGGTGGAGGAAATGCAAGAACTGAAGCTGGAGATGACGCCATCAAAGGTGGGGCTTTCAAAGGCTTAAAGAAAAAATAAAATAATTGGCTGGGGTTTCCCAGCCTTTATTTTTAGTTTTCAAGCACTTTATAAACAATTTTTTAGCGAAAGGAGCTGAATATAATGAAATTCAATGATAAAGATATAGATAAAAAAGCAGAAGATATAAACCTTAAAGTATATGACCCTCGTGAAGCTACAAGGGAAATATCAGAGTATTTCGGTGGGACTGGTATCACTAAACATCACCCACAAGTCTTAAAATTGATTAGTGATTATATGACAAGAAACGCAGATGCCTTGTCAACTCCACTTCTTGAAGTTGTAGTGTTTGGAAACGGAGAAAGAAGAAAGTTTTTACAAGCCTATAATATAGATGAGGGAGAGTTTAGAGCATTTGCAAGAACTCACAGAATTTTAAAGCTGGGTTGGGATACGCCCAACGACCCGTTATCACTTGCTCTTTTACTATCATTTCTACATACAGGTAAAAGAGAGTTTTTGGAGTTCTTAGGTGTTAAGTTCTTAACTGGACTTATGTATAAATACTATACGAAAAACGGTAGTTTGAATCCGGGTATAATGAGATTCATTTTGTATGGTGTTAAAGATGGAAAACCTGTAATGTCTCAAAAGTATTTACTTAAGTCTGAAGGTAGCTCTGTAGGAATGGTAAAGGCTGTTATGAGAACGGTTGCAGAAGATTTCATTCAAACTAAATTCAAAAAAGATGAGCTTTTAATAGATGATGTTATTGTCTATATTCTTATGTCTATAAGAACTCGTATGAATCTTAATATGCGTGGAGTAAGAGATTTATATGACCAATACAAGAATGAGAGAATGTATGACCAAAAGGATATAAGAGATGAGGATACTAATATTACAGTAGAGAATGAAACTGTTAAAATTGCATCTTTAAAAGCTTCAATATCTGAAAAGATAAACCGTGGTCTTGATATGAACTTAATTAAGAGAACGAATAACTTATACTATTATGAAGAATTTAAAGTAGTATATGCTGACCACTTAAATGATGTAATAAACTATTGTCACTATCTAGTAGACTTCTATGCTGAAAAAGCACCATCACTTTCATTTGAAGCGATGAAAAGAAACTTTGTTTCTGTGGTGAATCGTGCTAAAGGTATTGATGATACTTTCCCTGAACAAATGAAATCGGAATATCAAATAAGAGGAAGAGAATGGTCAAGAGCGTTCTCAAGATTCCATATCGTTTTAATATACGATATAATAATAAGAATGGATTAGGAGGGACTTACAATGGCGAATAGCAAAATTGAAAAGTGTAAAGAAAAGCTATTACAAGGTCTTCTTATAGCAGAAGGTGGAAACGTAAAAGATGCACCAAATTATAATCATTATAAATTGTACTTTGATGCAATGGATGATAAGGAATTTATAGACTTTGTAAAAGGTGGAGTAATGAGAGTTAAGGTACTTCCACTTGAACAAACTTTCAAGCTAGAAGACATAGTTGAATCTATGAAGACTGTGCTTGGTAGAAACTTTGAAGAAAAGGTTACTCTACCATTTATGATGGACGACCCTGATATAGGAACTTTAATATCAGATAAGAAAGTAATGATATTAAGACTTCCTACAATAAAGCTTATGCAAACAGCACTAGGTGAAAATAGACACGCTGAAACTACAACTATGAGAGATAAATCAAACCAAGTTGTAAACCAATCTAAAGGTGCTGGGGTTTCAGATATGGAAGTTGCACAACTTCTTGCAGCAGGATACGATAATACTATTAAAGAATTCTACACATTTAGAGCTGATAATGATATAGCCAAAAATGAAGCTTATTCTAATATATCAAGAACTGGTAGAACTAATATACCTGAAGCTCCAGAAGAAGGTAAGGTTGCTTTAAAGTATATCACTGCGTGTTATGTCGGAATGGGTATAGACCCTGAATTTATAAACTTAGAAGAGAATTATGATAAAGTGATTGGGAGGTTAGAAAATGGAAACTAATAAAAATGCAAAGAAAGCAAGAGTATTAAAAGCTCTATCAATATTTATGCTAATAATAATGGCTATGAATTTTATTATGGCTTATATGGTAGCAAGACATTCATCTGGAAAAGAATTAGACAGATTAAGAGAAGAAGTAGAAGCTTTAAGATATGAACTTAAACTTGCAAAAGAAGAAAACGACAGCTTGTCTGAAAGAATAACTTCAGTAGAAGTTGTAAGTAATACAAATAAGAAAATGATAGTTGGAACAAGTGATGATATCAAAAAGACTTGGGGAAGTGTTGTAAAACCAACTGTACCAGTTAAAACTGAAGATAAACCTGTTCCTCCTAAGAAGGATACAAAACCAGCTGTGGTACCAGCTAAGAAAGAAGTTAAACCTGTACCAGTATTACAAGATAAGAAAGATATAGACATAAAGAAATATGAAGCTGAGAAGTTCAGTGTTCCTAGCAATAATACTAAATCAAAACATATTGAATTTGCACCTAAAGGGTATAAAGATGTAGAGACTGATATAATAAGAGGAACTCTTAAAATACCTGATTCTCCACCACTTGCTCTAGGTAAGAAAAAGCTTATAGAGAAAAAGATAGTTGATAAAATAGATACACCTAAGGAAGAGGAAGAAGCTATCGTAGTTATAGAGGAAGAAGAAACTCCTGCACAGAAGCCTAAATCAAATAAGATAGTTAAATATGATATAATAATAGCTAAAGCTAAATCTTATGGTAATGATGTATCTTATCTTGATTATGAGTTCTTAGATTATGTATTTGAAGAAGCTGATAAATATAATGTAAATCCTTATGTAATACTAGGAATAATATCAGGAGAATCTAATTTCTATGCAAGAGCTAAGAATAAGAAATCATCAGCTACTGGACTTGCACAAATGGTTGAAGGTACAGGTAAATATATTCATACAACTGTACTTGGATATAAGACACCATATAATCACGAATCACAAAAAGACCCTAGAGTTAGTATAAAATACATGCTAGGATATTTTAAATACTTAAAGAAATATAATTCGTATGATAGTGCTTTAGGAGAATACTGTGGTTCTAAATCTTATTATTCTAAGACTTATAGAAATAAGCTAGTTAATAATATGGTAGCATTAGGACTAAGTAAAGCTGAAGCTGATGCAATATTAAGAGGACAGATAGTTTAAAGGAAAATGTGGGATTACCCACATTTTCTTATTTTTTGTAAAACTCACAATTAGTTTAATAAAGGAGGAGAACAATATGGATTATTTAAAAGGAAGACTTGAACTTGTTAAAGCACGCAATATAGAACTTAGTAAAGGGAATAGTGGTATTGTAGAAAACTCAGCTAGAATTATGGAGCATTGCCAAAGACATTTATCAGCATTTGCAACCGACGATAGAACTAAAAGGTTTATAAATGTTATAATGGGATGGACTGCAAATATACTAAACAATGCTACATCGAACAATATCACTCTTTTAAATTTAGAAGATAATATGAAAGAAGTGTGGAAATGTATATCCGAAATGGAGAGTGAAAAGAAATGATTTACAAATGTACAGATTACGACTATATTAGTTTAAAAGGTTATACTAAAGATATAGATACAAATAATTTTAATACCATACAAAAAGCTAGTTATTTAATAACTGATTGTCTGGAATTACAAACTGAAGATAATGAGCGTACAATAAATAGGATGATACAAAATTTACAGGAGATAATAAAGGCAACAAATGAGAACGACCACGCAAGAATTGAGATAAATCGTCTACTTGGTGATTTTAAACAAGGAGTGAAATGATGGAACTAAAAGAAGCAAAAGAACTTGGTATGAGTGAAGAAGAAATACAAGCGATGGCAGAACTTGAGATGAAGATAAGTTCTGATTTGGATAATGAACTTAAGCAGTATCAAAAGGTAAGAGAAAAGAGAGCAAATTTTGATATGAATAGAGTTTGCTATCCTACAGGATTTACCACTGTAGATTTTTTCTTGGGAAGAAATAATCCTTCAAGAGTTAAAGAGGGAGAAATAATAAAGAATAGAGGATTGAGAGATGGAGTGCTGTTTACAATAGGTGGTACTACACATAAAGGGAAATCTGTATTTGCAATGAATGTTGCTGGTAATATAGTTCGTCCTTTTATACAAAAAGGTATGCCTTCTTGGATAGAATACTTTACTCCCGAAGAAGGATTAGAAGCTGACTGGATGCAAGTATGTTGTGGACTTGGTAATGACGCTATAAGAAATAATCTTATAAGAATAACTCACAGACACAAAGTTAATACATCTATTGAAGGACTATTTAAGCTTGTAATGGACTTATATAAGCTAAAGACCGAATCTCCCGATAAGTTTATGTATGATACAGTTAATATGGACGGAGAGCCAACTAAGAAGTTTGTACCTACTGTACTTGTAGTAGACTCTTGGACACAACTTCGTTCTAAAGCACTTGATATAAAAGATGAAGCATCGAATACATTCCATGCAAGAAGAAATAATATAAACGGAATGTTTTTAGAACAAATGAGACCATTTATGCTGGAAGCGAATATTATGCTATTTGCAATAGTACATGTGGGAGAAAAGATAGGAATAGATGTAATGTACTTGCAAAAGTCTTATTCTGTACTAAATGCTAAGGTTAATATATCAGGTGGTAAACAACTTGAGTTTGAAACTGAATTTGGAATAGTTCTTGATAAATATAAATATGAAAATGCTCAAAAGCTTGAAGATGATTTGGGACTTAAAGTTCCTAACTCTAAGACAGTTGAATGTACAGTGTATAAGTCAAGATTTGCAATGCACGATAGTACAACTAAATTCAATATAGTATCAGACCCAAATTATGGATTTAACCCACTTATGTCTTTAATGGTAGATATGATGACAATTCATTCAGTTCTTGAAGATGCAGGTTCTTATAAATACCTAAAAGGAGATAAGGATAATAAGTTCTATAGAAAGGACTTCTTCCCTAAGTTTATGGAAGATAAGGACTTTAGAGCAAGAGCATTAGAAGCGTATGCAACAAATTTTGAAAAGTATACAAAACATGTGGACAATTTAGCAGAAGTAACTAAGATGAGAAATATCTTAGATGTAGTTTTTTAGGAGTTGATGATTTTAAATGTTTCATATTACAAATACGAAGAAAGCAAAAGAACGTTTACTGAGAATACTTCTTATTACAATAATATTATTTGGTAGCATATCGTACGTTACTCTTAAATATGCTGAGAAAAGAAAAGAAGATACACGAAGAACTAAGTCTATAAAGGAAAGAGTAGAAGATGTAAAACTCTTCTACTCTCAAAGATTTAAAGCTGATGTTACACTATCTGCTGTAGATGTAAGAGGACTTCATAATACAAGAGTTTATAAAGATACTACAGGACTTGGGTTTTATGTAGAAGAAGAGCCAATATTTGCTTTAGATGTTACAGTGGAAGAAGCAAATCTTAATACATTCAGAGTAATAGTATTTAAAGATAAGATGGTTGAACTTCACAAATAACATAATTGCTTTTTATGAATACATATTATAAACATAGAAGACAGCACATAGGGTGAATGTCTTAATTTAATTTTAAACGACTTGAGGAGGTCAAATTATGAGAAACGCAGTAAAGAAAGTATTGGCAATTATGGTATTAGGTTTAGTAATGGTAGCTTGTGGAGTTCAAGTTCCAAATAACCCAGATGTAACTTATGACAGAAGTAAGGACTACTTCTCTAATCTATTTATAGATAAAATTCATGTCATAGAGACTGGAGATACGATTGGAGCTAGAGTTGCAGAACCAGCTGATGTTGATAAAGTGGTTACAGTAATGCAATCTGTCTATAAAGGAGTATCTGTAGGAGATACTGTTGATAGATTAGATGCTATCTATGGTAACCATTTAACAAGCATTGCTTATTATGGTGATGACATGAGATTTGGTAAACACATGTCTGTCACATTTGTTTGGGGAGATGAAGAAGTAGAGCTTACAGTTCCAGCATCTTATGACGATAATAATAAATATTTAGTTATGCCTTTGCAAGTAAATGAAGATATGATGAAGAAGGCATACAAAATGGCAAAAGACATCAACCTAACTAAAGAAGAAATGGAAGAAGAAGTCAAAGCTCAATTCTTCCAACCTACACTACTTATTAAAAGCGGTGAAGAAGGACTTGACTATATTGAGTTTGAAAAGGCTGCAAATATAGAAGAATATATAAGCCTTACAGATAATGATGTGGAAACAAATTACGAATTAGCACACGAAGATGACAAAGAGTTCGTGACTGAAATTCTAGTTCGTAATCAAGGTGTGTTCTTACCATTTAACAACATGAGCGAAGATATAGACAGTCTATCAGACGGAGTATATGCGAAACTTAAGGCTGACCTTGCAAAGATAGACGCAATGGCTGGAAATAAGATAGGAGCATTCTTATCTGTCACATATTATAAACACGGTGAAGAAATAGCAACTCTATACTATGCACTAGATGAGGAGCTATTTGTGACTGAAGATATATCTCTTGAGTTCAAAAATGGTAAAACAAAGAACGGAATAGATGTTCTTCACTATGCTTTAGGGTTATAAGATAATAGGGTGGGCTTGTCCTACCCTTTTTATTTTTTGTATCTATATATTATTAATATAGAATAAAAGGAAAGGAGTTGGCAATATGAAAGAATTAAAGACAAAATCTTATAGAGAAGTAAAAGAATGGGGTACAATGATAGATAGGTTTAACGGTAAAGGAAACCTTATACCACATGAAGGAATGGTATCTAAAAATAGAGGTAATATGTTTTCAAATGCTTCTACTCAATATCGTCCTTGTGAATCTGGAGAAGTACCGATAGTAGATACTTTGTATTCTTATGATATACTTAAGTCTACTAAGAATAGATTTGCTGATAATGACTATGTACTTTGTAAATCTATTAAGAAGTATATTGGTGGAGTGTATTGTGGTGTAACATCTCATATTTTGTACGACCCGGTAAAAGAAATGTATCACTTTGTGGAATATCATCAGTATGAAGAAACTGGTGCTGGGTATGGTGTTAAGATGGTAGATGATTTAGAAAATTACAAAGAAGGGGATATAATACCTAAGGGTGAGACTATGGTTAGGACAAACTCTTATGGTGATGATATGGAATACAAATGGGGAGTAAATGCCTTATCTGTACTTTCAATAGATGTTAAGTCAGTTGAAGATGCTGGACTTATATCTGAGTCTCTTGCTCAAAAGTTTGCAGGTTGGGCTTATGCTGAACATGAAGAAATCATAGATGTTGATAATGACATCTTAAAGAATGTATATGGGGATGCAACTGTATACAAACCATTTCCATCAGTAGGAGACGCAATAGAAGATGAGATACTTCTTGCAATCTCAAAGCAAAGAGGAGAGTATCAAAGAATCAAAATGAACTACGGAACTAAATCTGTTAATAAGACAGATAGAAAGATATTTGCAAAAGGAGAAGTTGTGGATATCATCTGTCGCCAAAAGATGGGAGAAACTTGTCAAAATACTTATCTTGCTGCACTTATAAGAGCTACAAGAGAATATGAACAAGAAGTCTTAGAAGCTTTAAGATACTACTATGAAAATGACGAAGATGCTACTTTTAGCTATGACTATATTGACAGATTCAATCTATACAAAACTATCTATGATAAACAAGGTGGTTTTAAATACAAAAAGATATTATCTAAGAAAGCTGTAGTTTTAAAGATAATAACTGTAAATAGAGAAGTTCCGGTAGAGGGACAAAAGATTACAGGTAGATGTGGTAATAAGTTTACAGTATCTGATACATTTAAGACAGGTAAATATTATACAAAGGAATTTGGTAATATTGAATATTTAGGAAACTGTCTTGCATTATTTAATCGTGCTATTATGGAAGTTCCTATGGAGATGTATCAAACTTACTTGTCTATGATACTTAAAAGAGCAGTAGAGCTTAAGTTAAAACCTGAAGAAGAGTTAAAGGAAATAATACTTAAAGTTCTATCTATTATGGATAAGAGCTTATATGAAGCGTATAAAGATGAGTTTGAAAGTGATAATGGTTGGGAAGACTTCAAGAAAGACCCTACTATATACTGGTATCAATCGACTTATCATAGTGGAACTACGATAAAGACTTGCTACGAAGCTAGAAACTATCTAAACTCAGTTGGAATACCAGTTAAAAGAACTGCTGTTTATATGTCTACAGCACATGGAGAAAGATACTTAGGAGATGTATTTGTATCTAAGTTATTTATAACTCCACTTAAGCAAGTTGCTGGAACTCAACTGTCTTTAAGAGCAAAAGGTTCTTATGATACAAGAGGACTTGTTCTTCGTACACAAGAAGGAAGAATAAGAAATACTCCAGTTAGAAAATCATCACTTGTTGCTGACGTACAAGCAAATACATTACACCCTGATGATTTAAAATACATAAATAGTATTACTGAGCAAGAAAGTATTCAAAATGCAAATGCACTTCTAATGGCAATGGGAGTAGAACTTGTCAATCCAAATTATATAGAAGACAAGTAATGATATTTTGAGTATATATTATATATGTGTAGCAAGTAAAATTAATAAAATTTTAAGGAGGAAAATTATGAAATTGAAAGTTAAGAAAAGTGAAGTTCTAACACAAGGAACTGGAACAGCGGCAAAAGCAGCAATGAGAGATGTAAAGGAAGCTGAAGAAGCTAAGAAGAAAGAGTATGAAAAAGAAGTTGAAGAAGTGGTTCTAAAACCTATTTCAGCTGCAGAACAAAAGGCAAGACGTGATATCAAAGTTAATAAGCAAGACTTAGCTTCTTATCAAGAAACTGATAAGATGATTACTGTAACTTTTGATGGTGTGCATTTGAATGATGAAGATACGGTAAGAAATGCAATGCTTAATTCATCTGAGTTATATGGGTACATTACTAAGAAAGTAAATCCTAGAAACTACCTATTTGGATGGGTTAAGTATAAAGACTTTGTATTACCTACTTATGATTTGGAAGTTGTGTATGATACAAAGCATAAGAAGTATCTTGCGTATTCGCAAAAGTATGCAGATTATGTACCAGTAGATGAATTACAACCAGTTGTATTAAATCACTACAGCTACGGGGAATCAGTAACTGTAAACTTCGATATCTACAAATACTTGAAGTTTGATGGAGTATTCTTCACACCGGGTACTGGACTTAAGTTTGCAACTGATGTAACAAGCTTTGGTTTAATTGATATGTCTCAATTATACTTAAGAAGAGCACAACTTGCAAAGAATATAATTGTACATTTCTTCGTTCCTGTAGAAGAAACTGAAGAAAATCAAAAGGCTATACCTTTAATAACTAACTTAACTGGGTATAGAAATGACATATCAGGTGGAGTTACAGACCTTGTAAAATTTACATACGAATTTAGTCCATCTGAAACAAGTAATTTCTCAACTCAATATGTAAAAGAGTTCATAGGTGCTAGAGAATTTGCAATACCTCATGAACTTGTAACACAAGCTAAAACTATCTGTAACGCAATAGAAGCAAATAACGTTACAGCCAAGCAACTGGAAAAACTAGCAGATATCTTAAAGATTAGATTTGATGTGGTAGTATCAGAAGAAATTAGACAAAGTATTAAATTTAATCTGCCTGTCTTAACTGAAAAGAATAAGGCAATTTATGAAATGACAGATATGACAGAAGAAGAGTATAATATGTTGGTAAATGGAATTGAGATATCTGAAGGTGTCTATGGATTTGATGAACTTGTATCAGCTTTTAAATCAGGGAATTACGACACAAAAGATGTTCAGTTCATCTTAGATAAATTCAGAGAATCAGTAACTTTAAGATAGTCAAATAATATTTAAGGAGGATAAATTATGAACAATTTGAAAAAGGAAATGGAAAAATACGTGGCAGATGGATTAAGAGATATATTAGTTTGGAATAACAATAATGAACTAATATACTTATTGGTAGCATTAATGCAAGGGAAAGCTATCATTAAAAGAAGTTATCCTGAATTAGAAACTGACATTGAGTTGGAATTTAAGAATATCAATGGTATCCCTGTCATTAAGAGATACGATGTTGTAGGTAATGAAAACTTACCGCCAACACTTGAAAACATAGTAGTCCACCTACAAGGAGATGTAGAAACACATGTGGAAAACTTCGTGCAAGATTTGGTAAATATTGAAAATGCTTTATACAGTGTGGTAGGACAAGCTATGCAACAAAACTACGATTTATCATTTTTAAGAAGTGAAGGACTTACATATAGATACTTCACTGACCCAACAGCTGTGAATGATGATATAGGTCCTCTAAGAATAACTGCAATGATGATTAAGGATGAAGATGGAGATGACATATTGATATTCAAATACTCTACAGATAACGCAATCAATATCGCGTTTAAATCTGATATTGAAAGAACTTCACAATTATAAAGGAATGGTGGGACTTCCCACCTTTCTTTTTTGAAAGGAGAATAAATGAAGCTGAGAAATAGAATAAGGGAAAGACTATCAATTAACTCAATAAATGAAATGGTAATAGATAGTAATAGAAGAGAGCTTAAAAATATTGTAGTTGATATTCTAAAAACTGTAACTGGGGTTAGACTTTATGGTTATAGAATGATACCTGTTAATCTTGAAGAAGATTTTAAGATGACAAATATTGACTATATGCACAAAACTAAGAATAAAGATGATATCTATATAGATATGTCAGATGATGTAATATCTTGTATGGAATGTTACTTTGTATTATCAGAAGATAAGATATCAAAGCATACAGTTGGATATGGTAAAGCGAATACTAGAAGAGAAATATCAACTCTTCCAAAGCTTGATTGGTTTGATGAGAAGTTAAGAGCTGAGATACTAACATATCCACTTGACATAGTATCACCAAATAAAGATGTAGATATATCTTTGCAATCTCTTCTAATAAGAGTTAATTTGTACATTCCGAGACTTGTTAATAATGTGATAAGACTTAATGGAAACCATTACTTTAATAAGTTCCATATACAAAATGATATAACTCTAACTAAAGAAGGAAAATTAAAATATCAACATCCAAGCTATGTTTCATATATGTACTTTGATGATAGTAAAAATACAAAGAAAACTATATTTGTAACATCAGCATTCGGTAAAGTTTACAACTCTTTACTATTTTTGGAAAAAGATGAGAGCTTAACTGAAGCTCAAATAGAAAATATACTGTCTCCTATTGAAGATGACGATGACGAAGTAAAGGATTACTACAGAACTCTTATCAAGAATACGATAGAAGATTTACAATTCTTAGATAGAGAAGACCCTGATGTTGAAAATATAAGAGATACAATATCAGGAAGAGATGTAAGAGACGCTATGTATTCATATATAATAGCACAAACATCTGATGGTAAGAATGAAGAAACTATATCGCTTCATACATCTCTAAGAAGTAAGCTTAGAAATGAGATTAAGAAAGGTCTTAAGATTACAGGAAGAAGAGCAAAGAAGCAAAACCTAGAAGATTATCGTTCTAAAGTAAATGTAGACCCAAGAACTGTATGTACTATTATTAAGAATAATAATCAATATAGTATTACAAAGTCTGCAAATGAAGTTGATATCTATAACTTCTTTGGTTATGTATCTAATATAGAAGATAGCGAAGAGTTAGAAAGAGATAGAACTTTCACAATGGCACAGTTAGGTATTATAGACCCAATAGGAACTTCAACTTCAGAAAACGTTGGACTTGCTGGTGGACTTGCATTTTCAATACCCGATATACACTTATCACACAAGGAGGAATAAAGATGGAATTAGATGAAAGAGTAATGGACAAAATACTTGCAGATGTTAAAGAGATTGTAGCGGAAGCTGATGGGACTTTGAGATTTATTTTCTACTCTCCTTATTCAGAAGAAACTTATGACGAGAATATAGAGGAACTTGAAAATGAAATCGGAAGGCTTAGAACTCTAAATACAGCCAAGAGTGCAACTATAAAAATGCTTGAAGATAGACTTGCAGGTGGTAGAAATGACTAGGAAAGAGCTTATAATAAGAGCAATAGAGGCAAAGGAAGTAAAGCTTGATAATGATAATAAGTTTATGATTATTCCTAGTGAAGATAGGACTGAGGAAATCTCAGTTCCTATTGATGAATATAATTCAGCACTTATGGATTATAAGTATGGAAAGGATTATAACTTTTAGGAGGAGCTATGGAAGTTAAATTAATGATAATGCTAAGTATAATAGGTCTTATAGTAACTGGAGCAAACTTATTGCTTTACTTTCAAATAGAGAAACTTATTAAGTTCCTTAGAGAATACAAGATAGAAAAGACAATGTCTTTAAAAGCTGACTTAGATAGATTAGAGCAATCTATAGCAATGTATGCCTTTATGGAAATGTCAGATAAAGAAAAGGAAGAATTTATAGCAGAAGTTAGAAAAGATATGGAGGGAAAAAATGGGAGATAAATATGTATTATTTACAAGTCTATCAGCAGTAGCTACACTGATAGCTTCAATGGCTTTATATAAAGCAAATCTAGCTAGTAAAAGAGTTGATGACTCAATAAAGAAAGCTGAGCTTGAATTTAAAGAGATTGCTGATAATATTAAAGAAGAAAGTAAAGAAGAAAAGGAAGTTTCAGATGTAGTTTCTATAGCGGCTCCAGAAGAACTAGCTAAAGGAGATGCAGTTGATGCTTCAAGAACTAGAATCTGTAAAGCGATAGATGATGTGAAGATAGCAATGTTTGATGAAATAGAAAAGTTAGTTCATATCAAAAATAGACTTGAAGCTGATTTGGATAGAGACCCAAGTGATGCTATAGCTGTTGCAAAACTAGGAGAAATTAAGACTCTTATAAAGGTAGCTTCTAAATACTATGAGTTGGAGGTATAATATGCTTGAGATTGTACTATCATTTATAAAAGGTATAATATTTGGTATAGGACTTGGGTATGTTGTGCACTCGACTTATAAGATTATAACTCGTGCAAATAAAGACATCAATAAAGATATTGTAAAACCTGAGAAAAAGGTAATTGATGGAATGGATGAGATAAATAAGCATTACGCTTTAACTAAAATGGAAGTTATAGAAGAGAATATAGCAAAAATAGAAAGAGCTATACACACAAACGGTTTTCCTATAATGAAAGACCAAACTATTAATTCTTTGAAATACTATAAGGATTGGCTTATGAATAATGGCTTTGCTTCAGAATATGTAAGCAAATATGATAGAAATATCTTAGTAAAGAAGATAGACAAATTACTAGAGAAGACAGATAAATAATATATTAAATATTGAAAAGAGGTGATTTTTATGTATGGTACATTAGGTGGAGTTTTATCAATAGGATTACTTACGGTAGCAGTAGGATGGTTATTCGGAAATGTAATGGGAAAGTGGGGTCTTAAAAGAGGAGCTGAAGCTGAAAAGAAAAATCCTCAACTTTTAATTGACAGAATATCTGAGGGTGTTTTAAATACAAGAAACCTTAAGCTGTTCACAAAGGAAAGCTGTGATGTTATAATAAATGATTTAAGAACAGTTAAAGTTCAAATATTCAATCATTTAAAATATATGAATGAATGTCAACTGAAAGATGCAAATAAACTATCTAAAGATATAGATGCTGAAATAGATAGACTTGAACATTATAAAGCTCATATAGTAGAAGATAGAGCTTATAAATTAGAAGAATTAAGATATTAAGGAGACATTATGATACTGAAAATATTAGACGTATTATTAACAATACTTGCAGGTTTAGTAGCTGGTATTGCTGGTGCTATTGCGGTACTTCTGGGAGTAGACTTGATGTTCCGTGTTGGTGATAGTTCTCTTTCTGAAACTCTTGATGAAATCGAAAGACTTCGTAAAGAGAATAAAAAGTATGAAGAAGATGATAATTAAATGTGGGGTTTACTCCCCACATTTTCTTATTTTTTGTAAAACTCTCAATTAGAGTTTGTTTTTACGAAGGAGAAAATTTATGGTAAAGATTAAAAGGATAATACTTTCAAATTTTAATAGATTTATAAAGGGAACTAAAAGAACTGACATAGATATAGAGTTCCCACAAGAGTATTCTACTATAATGATAGTGGGAGATAATGGTACTGGTAAATCAACTCTTGCATCTGAGCTTAACTTACTTCCATCTCTAGGAGATGGATATGATATTCTTCAGGGTGAAACTGGAGAGAAGATAGTATATTTTACTTTTAATAATGAAGATTATAAAGTACATTATATCTATAGACCTCAAGGAGAGTCTCACACTTGCGTTGCTGACCTTGCAAAGATAGAAAATGGTAAACAAGTTCAACTTGTATCTTCATCTTCTGTAACTGAAGTTAGAAACAGAATAAAGCAAATGATAGGACTTGATACTAAACTTGCAAAGCTTACATATTTAAACTCAGAAGAAAAGGGTATAGTTAATATGAAGTCAGGTGCAAGAAGAGATTATATGCAATCTATATCACCTATTGGGGATACTAAGGACTTAGTAAAGATAATATCAGAAAAATACATTCATGCTAAAAAGACAAGAGAAGCAAAAGAAAAAGAACTTGCAAACTTACCTAGTATTGATAGTTTACATATGGATAGAAGAAATATCAAAAATCAAATAGATGAGCTTACAAATCTTAAGAATAAGGTTAAAGCTGAAAATATCTGTATGTCTGATGAAGAATTAGAAGATACTGTAAATAAGCTTGAGAAACTAGATAAGGACTTTAATATCGTTTGTGATGTTATATCAGCAATAAATGAATACAAGATATTAGGTTCATTAGAAGCAAATGTGTCAGCTAAAGAAAGAGAGCTTACTCTTCTTGAGGGAACTATGTCAGCAACTCTTAAAAATATATCAGAAGCTAGAGTACAACTTATACAATATGAGAATGCTCAAGATATAGATACAAGTGATTTAAAGTCTATGATTGATAATCATGAATTTCTAAAGTTTACAAATGATAAAAGATATCTTAAATCTCAAGTTGATTTAGATAGATTTGTCTATTCTTATAATACGATTAAAGAGTATAAGAATAGCTTAGATGAAGTTTCTCATATTATAAGTATAGAAGATGTCTATAATGAAAAGAAGCTTGATATGGATAGTATAATCGCTTTAAATAATAAGTTATTATACAGTGTCAATATGCTTGAAATAGAGAAAGAGGAAAATTATGTTTCTCAAGACTTACTTATAGAACCGCCTGAAACTTGTCAAGATAATACTTGTAAATTAAGACAAGAGTTTGTAAAGATGAGAGATAGAGTTGATAGATATGAGAGTATATCTAAAAAGCTTATAGATACTAAAGAGGAACTTAAGAAAGCTCAAGATAAACTTCAAGTTTCAAATATTTATAATGAAGCATTAAAGACGGTAGCTCTTCTTAAGAAAACAGCAAGAGATTATGAAGATGTACTTGTGGGTATTGATTTAAGAAAAGACCAAGATGATATAGCTGAAGATATAATATATAATACTAGAGTATACTTATCTTATAAATCTATATCTGATAGATATAAAGAAGCAACGAACACGGATTTCCAAAGAATAAAAGTATCTATTGATAAATGGGAGAAAGAATATAATGAGCTTATATCTAAGTCTCAATCTATTAAAGATACTATACCTAAGGTATCTGAAGATGTAAGAAAGTCTTTATTTTTTGGAATGATAAATGCTGACCTTGTTAAAGAGAAAGATAAGATACTTCAAGAGACTTTATATCTTCGTGAACTTATTGCTAAAGAGAAAGAAAAGAAGCAAGAAATGTTTGAGCTTGAAATGAAGCTTCGTGATACTGATAGTAAAATAGACTTATTAAATGAAGATTTAAAGAAAGTGGACTTTAATATAAATCTTCATGAATATATTGAAGAAGAACTTAAAAAAGCTACTATTGATGAAGCTGATACTGAGAAAGTAAGAGAAACTCTTATAAAGCACTTACCAGTTAAAGTTATGAGAAGAATAATACTAAATCTTAAAGAGATTACTAATTCATTTTTAGAACTTACTGACATACCGTATAGAGTTCATGATTTTGAAATAACAGCAAAGGACTTTATAATAAGAGTACAAAAGGATAACTTTGTATCTGAGGATATATCAAAGATGAGTGATGGCGAGAAAGCCATTATGGCTCTTGCTACAACTCTTGCTTTAAATAGTGTAATGATACCAAATTATAACGTCTTTATACTTGATGAAATGGACGCAACTCTGTCTAAAGAGAATAAAAGAAAGTTTTTGGATATAATAGTTAATTTCGCTTCAGTTAAAGATTTACAAGTATTTGCTATATCTCATAATGAGTATTTCTCATCAACAGAAGCTGATAGCATTGGAGTTTTAGAAATGACACCAGTTGGAGATTTAAAAGTAATACCGTATCTTAATTATATATAATATAAGTGACAATAATAAAAGGGAGGAAAACAAATATGGTTTACGCAAAGTTTATTGAAAAGGATAAGAATATTATTTTCCACATAGGGAATAACAGTTTGAATTTTAAAAGAGCAAAGACAAGCGGTGGTATGACAATGGCTACCGCTGTGTCTATTGTAAATGCAATAAATAGAATGATTACTTGGGTTAAACAGAATCCACCAATGTATGAAGACCCAAATGATACAGATTATATGTATCTTATATCAAAGCTATTTACACTTGTAACTAGCTTACAACACAATACGATACAAAAGAAAGTATCGTTTATAATAGAATTCCAAAGAACTCCTGAAGGAGAAGAGTGGAATGCTGTTGCTGCAAAGAAGCATTACTTTACTGAGACTTTAAATGCCTTTGCAAAAGATGAAAGAATATTAGATATTGTAGATAGATATACTTACAATATTGCGGTGGATAATATTCAAGATGGAGATATACAAGATGCAAGACTTACATCATTTGACATCTATACTTTCTCAGTTCTATTTACATTCTCAAGAATATTCTACATAAGTTATCTAACTGTAATGGATAACGGAGATTATGTATCACAAGTTTCAGATGCTTTATTTGGTAGAACGAATATTGAAGATGATGAAGGTCTTATTGATGTGATATATCAGAATACTGTAAGAAAGCATTATTCTGAATACATTGGGTCTTTAGATAGAAAGTTTAAAGATAGATTCATATATCAATATCTTGCACCGTATATTGATAATAAGCTAAATACAGATAAAACTATAATTGAGAAGTTCTCAGTTGTAGGAGTTAATAAGTATAGCTTATATCAAAAGGTAGTGTATGAGATGTTCAATGGTATACATAGAATCGTACCATCACTTCCACAAGATGTAGTAAATTATACAGAAACTGGGGAAAAGAAGAATGAAGAGAAAGATGACTTTGACCCCGATGATGAAACTATGAAGCCTGAAGATAGAAAGTTCTACTTTATGAAGATAGCAAAGTATCTGTCATCTACTCTTAATAATATCCTAGTAAATGTGATAAGAAACTTCAAACCACCTTATTCTATGAAAAGTGAAGGTGCTGATTTGGGTGCAGAAAAAGATGTATTTGATGCAAGAATAAATGAGAATAAAGAGAACTATTCTTATCTTGTGGATATAAAGGAAGAAGCTGTAAAGGAAGCTTTATCTCTTATAAAGTCTGATACTCTTATTATGGCTCAATCTGTAAATATCTATAAGCATAATCTAGGAAAGCTTATGATATCTTTGTATCTTAATATAAGATACGCTATATCAGAACCTGTCAATATCTTAACTATGAATGAGTATAGAACTCTTATACTTCATATATTTGACTTAATAGTAGAAGACTTCCCAAAACTTGCTATGGGACTTCTAGGTAAGATATACTCATCTGTAAATAACGCACAAGTTACTTTAGATGATTTCAAGAAATATGGGGAAGATAAGATACCAGTTTACATATCAGCAAATATAGATGGAGCACTAAATGCTCTAACACATATCGTTTCTAATAAGTATCTATATGCAATAAGAATAGATAAATTGGTAAAGAGTTCTGAAGTCGTTGTAAGAGATGAATTACTTGAGTTTCTAACTGTAGCTACAAACTACTTTAAGCATAAAGAAACTAGAGTATCAAAGCTTGAACTTCACACTATTCAAGAAGATGATATGTGGGACGAAGATGAAGTATTCGCAAATTTTAATTAGGAGGAACGTAGAAGATGAGAGATATATTTTCTATAATAAATATAAAGGAAGCTTGTAGAAGAAGAGGATTACCTTATGATGTAATCCTTCCTCTTCTTTTTGGTAAGAAAAGACTTGAGAATTTAGATTTACCAATGGATGAAGTTACATCAAGAATAGCTGTACTTGTTACATACAATAAGACAGATAGAAAGGTTAGAAAGATAGAATCTACAATAGTTATAACTCTTAATAAGGAATCTGGAAAGGTACTTGTTTATAAGAATAAACTATTCCAAGCAAAAGAAAGATACAGAGTTCCTATAGCAGATTTACCATATTTTAAGAACTTAGAATATCATATAACAAATGTGATACAAAAGAAAAAGACAGGAAAGAAAGCTTGTATGGATTATCTTAAAAACGGAGCAGAGATTGTGTGGGATGACTTTGTTGAAAGAATAAAGGTTGATTTACTCAAAAACCAAAGAAAAGATGTTAAGTATACTATGGTGCTATATTATTTCAATAGAGATGATATAGCAGAACTAACTGGTCTTAAATTAGCTGACTATTATGATGGAGAAACTGATGAAGATGACGCTTGGATACTTATTTACTATACTGTACAAGAAAAGATATCTTATATAAGTTTCCAAGTTAATTGTAGAGAGCATATACCTAGAAAGTTTATAGAAGATGTTGCTGATGCTATAGATGGACTTGCTGAGTTTATAGAGCGTTTGGATATAACTGCAAACATTACAGATTTTATAAAAGAAGTAATGTTTGCAAATCATACAGATAGAAAGTTTATATGTCCGACATACAATAAAGATGTCAACCAATACCTTGGAGATTTATTAGATGTCCGTAGTTATAATCACGCTTGGTATAATAAACTTGACAAGCTTTTAGGTATACAGTATGAAGATATATTAGAAGCTTTCAAAATAGTAGGTGACTAATATGAATCCAAAGCAAAAGCTTATAGATATACTTATGAATAGATTTAATGCAAGAAGACAAGGGAATAGTGTGTGGTACACCATTTCTTGTCCATTTTGTGGAGACAGTCCAAATCCACATACAAGACATTGTAATATAAGAGTATCACCTAATGATAATGCTATGATAGTACATTGCTTTCAACTTAAGTGTCATGCTTCAGGGATACTCACAAGAAAGCATTTAGTCGATATGGGAATATATGATTTGGATATATCGGAGTTTGTGTCTAAGAATAAATCAGATACAGAAGCTATGATACACGAAGAAGTAAATAAAGAACTTCATCTTGATATAAATACTGATAAGAACAAAGAAGTTCAAGAATATTTTTTAAGAAGAACTAATAAGGATTTAGATGATAATATGAGAAATAAGTATAGAGTTGTAGAAGACATAAAGTCCTTTATAGAACTTAATAAAGATAGTATCTCTAAAGAGAGTATCAAAAGACTTACAGAATATATAAAGGAATACAATTATATTGGATTTCTAAATCCTACTGGAACTAATATACTTCTTCGCAATATAGAAGATAATGTAGATAAAAATAAAAGACATATCAAAGTATCATTTTTAGAGACTTCTAATGTAGCTAGGTTTGTTACACATAAACCCTATACTGTAGAAAAGGATAATAAGTATGAAGATGATAATACTTACATCTGTATAGCAGAAGGAGTATTTGATATTATAAATACTATGGAATATATAATGCCTGAATGTAATGGTATATGGTGTGCATCTCCAGTATCTGGACAGAGTGGACTTATAAGAGATTTAACTAAATACTATCCCGATAAGCATTTCGTATATGTAGCTGATTATGATGTAGACGATAGAAAGATTAAGTCTTTTATAGAGCCTGTAAGATATAGAGTTAAAGATGTAGCTGTAGTTAGAAATAAGCTATCAAAAGATGTAGGAGATATGTCAAAACCTATGGAACTTTACAAATATAATTTATAGTGGTGGCATATAGCCACCACATTTATATTTTTTTTTTTTATTCTTCGGTAGTTTCTGAAGCTGGACTTGCTGGTTTCGGTGTAGCAATCTTAGACATAAGAGCTTGTATAACCTTAGTAAATCCATCATCAATAGCTTTAAAGAAGTTTTCTTTTGTATGTATTCTAAGGTCTATATTTTCCTTAGGAATATCTCTCCAAGCAGCATTAACTCTATATCCTACTTGAACTAGCATACCTCCGAATATAATAAGTTGCTTTACATCATCATAGTTTAGCTCAGCCTTATCAGTATCTGAGAATTGCCATTCAATAGTTTGTCTTGGGTCAATATCTTTTGTAATATCAAGTACAGTCTTAGTTTCAAGAAATCTTGCTCTATCGTTTTCTCTTACTCTTTGATGATGACTCTTACCTTTTCTATCTGTCCAATCAAAACCTACATCAAATCTTTCATCTCTCCATTTATAAGACATCTGAACTATGTATTCGTGTAACTCATCATAAGTCGAACCTTCATACCATTCATTTTTTGTATCATTCCATCTAGGTTTTAAAAGCCAACTTGGAATAGGAATAGATACTATCTTATTTGTCATAGGGTCAAGCATTTGTCCATCTTGTAAGTTGACTTGTCCTGAAGTTAGTTTTTCTTCAGCTGTCATTTCTCTTATTCCTCTTCTAGTTCCATCAAGACAAGGATAATCATACCAAGTATCTGTAGCTATCATAGAATTATCCCAAGCGTCGAAGAACTGTTGAGGATTTGTATTGAAGTCTGATAATCTATATGGTTGTGTAGCTATATAGTTACCATCTTGTGAGTATATATGCGTTTTCTCTGGTGTATATTTCATTTAATCCTCCTATCTCATCGGTATTCTAATAGTTATATTAAGCCAGTAGTCATCACCTATATGCTTATCAAAACCTATAGCAAGACCTTGGAAATATCTTTGTATCAATAAGATACAAGCGTTATGTTGTGGGAATTTAGATTCAAGTGGGTTAGTACCAAATCTACCCATACCAATAACATCTGAGTTTTTATCTTTACGAAGACCTTCCATATAACTATCATAGTTTATAGATAAGTCATCTAAATATTCAAGCGACCCATCTCTGTTCTTATTTCCAGTAGGTGTAGCACGGTTATTTATACCATCATATTTTGTAAGTGGTCTAACTTCTGATACATATTGGTATATAACTGGGAATCCGAATTTCTTAACTCTTGTCTTTCTTTGTTGTAATTGTTGAGAAGCATTTCTAAAGTCATATTCGTCCATATCAACAAAGTCAGGTTCTCTTTTAGCATCGTATACAGATACTTCAGCGTGTTCAAATATTAAATCAGATTTATTTATACCATCAGGTAATTTAGTTATAAATCTCAAGTAATCCATTTGACCTTCCATGTATACATCTGGTACAACAAGTAAATCCTTTGTAACCTTTAAGTTAAATCTTAATGTAAGAACATTTTCTGATTTATGCTTAAAGTTTCCTTTTACATAACCTATATTTTCTATTTTATCTGTAGCTATATCTTCAAGAGTATATACAGAGTTCTTCTTAATATAAGTTAAGAAAGTATCTCTACTCATCTTTAAGTCAAGCTCACGTTTCATATTAGTTTTAGGTAACTCTACAAGCCACTTATCTCTTAGCTTTATTCTAGGTTGTCCTGCTAGGAAATACCAAGGAGATGATGTATTTGTAATATCAGATTCTGGTAGTACCATACGAAGTTGCATTCCACCATCGTATTTACTATTTTCTCCAAGACATTTTATAACATCATAATTCTTTAGAGACCCAGAATATGGAGCTGCTTGAATTGTAGCTGGTGTATCAGCTATAAATCTTATATCTGTAGGGAATATATCAACTACTGTCCATCTAGCATCTGTATACATATCATAAGGCTCATTTAAAGTTATGATACCTGTACTTGGATTAAATGTCCAGTAAGCTCTATCGTATTGCTGACCGTCTATAAATAAGACAGGATTATATAATACGTCAATATTAGATTGAATAGTTATAGCAGTTCTTTGTAATATTCCTGATTGAATATGTACAGCTGTATTCTCCTGTGGAACTATCGAACCCACATGTCCAGTTCTTATATCTTGTACAAGTTTTACAAGTTGGCTGAATATATTTGCAGAAGGAATCTTCTCTACATTATTCTCAGTCATACTTTGAGTTATTTGTACTTTCTTTACATATAGCTCTAAGTCTTGCATAAGTTCTTGCCACGTTTGTAATCTATCTCCATCTTTATATCTTATACCATTTAATACCTTTTCAATAATAGCAACAGCGTCTGGATATTCGGCAGCATACTTACCAAAGTTTGCACCTTTATCTAGTTTACCAGCCATATCTTCTTCTTTTATCTTTCCAGATACTTGTATAACGTTAGCCCATAAACCATTAGCTATTTGTATACTATCTCCATCTTTTCTTGTAGCTTGTATCTTTCTTATATGCCAAGTCTCTTCTCCACTATCATCGGCAACAGTCATAACTGTTCCTAGAGGTTCATCAAGTTTAGCTATATCAGGAGTTGCAAGTTGTACTACAAGTTGTCTATTAGATAAATCAGCTTTAGACGCAAGTCCTTTTACAGTATAAGGCATAAGCTCAACTGGAGTATCTATATGGATTGCAAACCACATAACTCCATATTTTGAATAAGCATATCCTAACTCTTGATATATAAATTCAGGATAAGTAAGCTGGAATCCACCATCTACAGTTTGATTTAGATAATACATTTCATTTGACACAAAGTTTTCATCACGAAGATTAGCCTTTGCATTTTCTGGAACCTTAATATGTCCAGCTGAGTATATTGTAAGCCAGTTCTCATCTATAGGAACTACTATAGATTTAGCACGGTTTTCTAAAGTTGCAAGTTTCCACTTATTATCTGTCTTATCAAAGTAACAAGCTGACATTGGTGGTAAACCATGTCCCGGTTGATGAAATGTAAATGATACAGACTCTTCATTATTAGAAGCATTAAGTGGAACTATTAAATCCCCCGGTGTTAAACCTGAAGCAGCAAAACTTGTCTTTGTTACTTCTCCAGTATATGGTATAAATGAACCACCATTAGGAGATTTATCACGAAGTATAAACTCTCCATCTATTTGTGTAGGTCTTACCCATACCTTTTCATCTTTATAATAGAAAAGAACTGATAAGTCCACTTTATTACCTATATCTCTTACATAGGCATTATCCTTGTCTATTCTATGATTCTTGTAATCCATGTGATATCCAAGTGTATGTCTATTTACTGACTCACCATTATCCATACCTAAAACCATTGTAGTTTCAAATAAGTAGTTTGTAGGTTCAGTTGGTTTGGTAGGCTTAGTGTCAGGGTTTATACAATATACTAAATCAGCTGCTTCATTTGAAGTAAACTTATCATAGTATATTCTTGTATCCTTAGCTCTTTGATTTATCTCAGTTTCTACAGATTCTATTCTTGTATCATGATTTAAAAGTTTAGCTTCTGTAGCTGTTTTAAAAGCTTTATAATCTAAGTACACATCTGTAACTGTAGTTGTGACGGGTTTACCATCAGGTGTAGTTTCTCCTGTATAGATAACACAATTAGCACCATCTGTAACTATACCTATTTCTTTAAACTCTGTATCATTTGTACCTTCTATAGGAACTCTAACTTTGAATAGTCCAGTCGGTATATTCTTACTAGGTATCTTCTTTGCTGTATCTATTAAGAATGAGTGAATAGCCTTAGGTTCAGTTCCTATTGCCGTTGTAGAATTTATATAATTAATTAAGTCTATATATCCTGCACCACGAAGTGGAATAAGCTCTCCTGACTTAACTTTAAGCCAAGCATATCCAGTTTCACTATCTATGACAAGTTCCCCTACCACTATATTAGATTCATCATAATTTTGATGCTTTTTATCAAGTGGTAGAAAAACCATTCTTTTTACATCGGACATAATTATTCTCCTCCTTATTTTAAGTAATTTAACTATTTAAAGTGTTTGTGACTGTTTTCATATGAACATCAAAATATACTATTTATGTGCTATTTCGTGTAAAAATAACATAGTGGTAGTTAAAAAATATTAAAAATTAAAATAAATTAGGAGGTAAATAAATATGGCAAATATATTTGCAACACTATACGGTGAAGCACAAAATGCTATGAAAACTGGAAGTTTATATGGAAGCACTGCTGTTGGAGAAGCATCGGAAGCTGAAGTAATGGAAACTTACATGCAATATCAAGAAGCTGCTATCGGAATGGAAAGAGACGGATATTTATATGCTGAAGCTACATCAGAATTAATGGAAAGAAATGGATTATCTTTAATAGGAGCTTTCTTTTATGCAGAAGCTGAAGGTGGATTCTTCAAGAAAATAGTTAATGGACTTATCAAACTTTATGAAAAAGCAAAAGAGTTTGTTATCAAATTACTTGGAAGATTCAGAAGCAATAAACAGTACAGAACTGATTTGATATACATAGAAGATGTATTAAAAGCTGCTAAAGGTAGAAGTTATACAGAAGGAGCTTCTTTAAGTGTAAGAGAAGTTAAATTAGCTGCTATTACTAATGTAATAATGGGTGTATTAGGTGATACTAAATTATTAGGTACTGACTTTGGTACAGCTAATAAAACAAACGTTACTTACATTATAGGTAAAATGAAAGATGCTATTAAGGATGCTAAAACTGATAATGAAGGTGCTGCTAAGGCTGCAAAAGAAGCTTTAACTGAATTCCAAGGAACTTTAAATAATGTAGACGCTTTAACTAAAACTATCTACAAGAAAGCTATTGGTGAAAATGTAGATAAAGCTGGAGTTGACTTAAATCCAACTTCTCAAATTAAACCTGCTGAAGCTCTAGCTAAATTATGGGATGCTACAGATAAAAAATTAACTGGTGGAGATATCTCTAAATATGCCACTGCATCATACAAAGCTATATTTGAAGACGGAAAATTAAAATTCGACGATATATCTAAAGCTTTAGATGAAGGTGTTAGCCAATACAAAGAAAAATTAGATGAACTTAAGCAATTATTAAGTGAAGCTGAAAGTAAAGCTCAATCGTTTAATACAACTACTGATGAAAAAGAAAAAGCAACAGGAGATTTCGCTCAACAAATGGTGGGAGTATCTACTCAATTCTCTGGAATAGTTGCTAACATATCTACAGCTGTTATAACTGCTTATAACTCAGCTAAAATTCAATTAGATAAGTTAATAGCATTTATGAAACCTGTCTGTGCTAAATTAGATGAACTTAAGAAATCATCTAATAAAATTGACACAAACAATACTTCTGGTGGAGCTGGAGTTTAATTAAATTAAAAATAAAACAATACTCCTTCGGGAGTATTGTTTTAAACTCCGTTTAAATTACTCTAAAACACCATTTTAGAGTAAAAATTAACAATTAGGAGGTAAATAAATATGGCAAGTTTTATGGATACATATTTAGACGCACAATCTAATTTTTCAAATGATATAAATTTATATTCTGAAGGATTTAGATTCGATGAGCAAGATATGGATTTTATAGAAGGACAAATAGCATTAAGAGAAATACCAATTCTTCTTGAAAAAGAAGAAATAATGAGTAGAATGAATCTATATGCGGAAGCTGCTGGAGGAATACTTGTAGGAATATTATCTTTTATTAAATCAGCTATAGCTTTAATGATAAAGATATTTCTAGGATTTAAAGGAATAATAATAGCAGTAATAGTAGCATTAATTGGTAGATTTATTATTAAGAAATTTAAAGGTGGTTCTACTTCGTATTCTGGAGGAGGAGGCGGAAGTTCATCTTCTGGAAGTGGCGGTTCGTCACACGCGGCATCTGTATCTGCATCTTCTGGGGTATCAGCGTTGACTAGAATGAATGCTGAAAATGTCTTGAAAAGAATGAATATTCCATCAGTAGCTGCAAGAATAAGTCAAACTTTAGGATTAGACGCAGAAGGACTTATGAATAGATTGAAAGCTGATAGAGAAATACAAAAACAAGCAGAGATTATAGTTGAAAGAGTTCTTAAAGATATAAGAGTTGAAGCTGACAATTCAAATACAAGTGCTATTGTATTTCCGGGATATATTAAACCTGAATTTGTTGTAGCGAGATTGAATAAATTCTTAGAAATAGACCAACGTGTCATAGATGGTACATCGTATAATGATATACTTTCTGAAAATCCATACTATGTATTTGGCGATACAAAGAATACAGTAAATGAATTAAATCTTACAAAATTTATTGTCGATTGTATCAGACATTATGATGGAATTGTTGCAGCTGCATACGTATCACAATTAGGAGCTTTGAGTGCTATACATAAAGCTTATTCTGGTGCTACTGATGAAGGGCAAACACAGAAAGACTATTTCTTGGCTGTAATAGACGAAATAAGAAATGAGATACCTGCCGAAACTATGCGTAGTATTGAAGGTATATTATCTACATTAAAATCATATAATGGTGTAGAAAATGTCGATAAATACTTTAGTCCTATATTAAAGAGTATCCCTAATAAAGTTAAACCTAAGTCAGTGAAGACATATAAGAATTTAGCAGAACTACTTACAAATATTTCTAAATCTATAAAACCTACTAAGGACGTTGAAGATTCTCAATTCAAAGTTAAATCTTTAGTTTTTGATAACGATAACGCTTTATGCGGTGTGGATTATGATGGTAAAGCGTTTGAGTATAATTGTGCTTATGAATTTTCTAAAGAGTTTGAAAGTTCACAACCAAATATGAATAAATTAAAAGGGGTTTTGAATAAGTTAGATGATTTGGGTAAACATATTCAAAAGACAATTAATGATGTGAATTTCGACGGGCTTCAAAAGAATAAATGGGAATCTTTAAATATACCGAATACAAAAGAAGTTATAAGTATAGCGGTTAATATGGTTTCTTGTGGTGCACAATCTGTAAACATAATGTCTTATATCTTGAAAAATTCTACAAATCCTATTCATAATGCAATAGTTGAAGACGCTGTTTTCATTGCTACTATGATGTACACTGAGAAAGAACTAGCTAATGTATAACTAAATTTATATCCTCTCCAAATGGAGAGGATATACTTATATTTCAACGGTATTCTCACTTTGCATAAATGCGTTAAATGCAGAGTCTGCTACTATATTGTATATGATGATTCCTAAATCATACATAAGTTCTTCATATACTTTACTTTGTGTATTATTAATAGCTGCTGGTCCCATCATTATAGACTGATTTACTATAGTTAGTATATTTATAGAGAACTCTTGCACTTTCTTTATGAAAGCCTGATGCTTCTTAAGTTCTTCATCTTGCTTAGACATGTCTATCTTATCGAAAGTATCCTTCAGTTTCTTACTATTTTCAGTTAAAACGTTAATTGATTTCTTTAGTCTTTCAGGACTATAACCATCATCATAATTTCCAATAGCATTTTGAGTATATGATAATATCTCTATCCATGTATACTTTTCTTCATTATCATCAAATACAATATCGTATACGGGAACTCCTATAAGCTTTTTATTTTTAACAACTTTCAATGCAGGATTTGATACTTGTTCAGTTTTTAAACTAGCATAGAATTTACTCATATTATTATAAGCATCTATAGATTTAAGTTTAAATTTACAACCATCTAAAACTTGCATAAGCTTTGCTTCGTTATTTGTATCAGCGTTATCCACAAACATGCTCATGTATCTTTTACCTAATTCCCCTACACTGTCTTTTGCTCTCTTTGGTAAGTGGTTAACTGTTTCTTCGACCATTCTCTTGTAATCTGCCTGCAATTCAGGACTATCTCCACCATTTATCATATACATTACATGAAATTGTGATATAAGTGATATTGCTATAAAGCTATCGCAATTTAAGATTACATCTCCAGAAAATTCACCGATAGATTTAGTCTTAGCGTCACTAAATGCAGATTTTCTTAATTTATCATCATATTTAATTCTGTAGAAAGGTTGTTTAGATATAAAGTCTTTATAAGAGTTACCTCTTAATGATACTCCACTTGTTATGCACTTTTCTAGGCATTTAGATAAGAAATCTCCATACTTCTCTTTTGTAGCAAATGCTCCAATATTACGGTCATCTATTCCAAAAGAAATAGCACTCTCTATCATTTCTAAATATTCCTTTGGTGGTTTATCCCATTCTTTTATATCCCAACGCACACTGGTCTTTTTACTTATCTTGATACAATCTTTAATAATCATATCAGAAAATTTATCATATCCATCTACACCACGAATAAACTCAGTAATATTCTTAGTTTTATATTTCTTAGCTTCGTTAAGGATTTTACTACGAAGAGATTTATCTTCAGCAGCTTGTACTCTTTCTACAGTTACATTAGTAGAGCTAGATGAAGATGATGAACCTCCACCACCTCCACCACCAGCTGTATCTATATTATCTTTCTTAAAAGCACCTTTTAATTTCTTAAGTAGCCACATTATAAATAGAAGTCCTGCTCCTAATATTGCAGCTTTAAGTCCAATAATGATTTTCATAAGTAAAAGAATAGCACCAACTATAAATGCTCCTACAGCTTTTACATACGTACTAACTTCAGCATATAGTGTATGTCTTTCTTTAATGTAATGTAGGTCTATAAAGTTATTAGCTTCATATATGGCAAGACTACATTCACAATACTGTCTATATATTTCATTGTGGTTGATATCGTTTTCTGGTTCGTCTATCTTTTCGTGATACTTTTGTGCATCAAGATATAAGTCCATAAAATTCATAATATCACCTCTTAGTCTCCATATTTTTGTCTGAAGATATTACTTAGATCATTTCCTAAAGATTTAAAATCTTGTAATAGCTCCGACTTCTCTTTTTCGACTTCATCACCTAAATCATCTCTTAAAGCTTTATTATTTTCTAATTCTTTTAAAATAAAGTCTTTAGCATAGCAAAGTTTATCCCAATATATAAGCATAGCATTTGCTATATGTACACTTTGGAAAATATATGGTGTTGATACACAAGCATTATCTACTCTTACAGTAAGATTTGTTATATCTGCCATATTCTTTACAGTTGATTTAAGTATAGCTGAAGCGTTACTAATTAAACCTTGAATTACATTATTTGAGCTAACGTGCTTAGCATCTTTTAAATCTTTGTAAGAATTTTTCTTAGCATCATCAAGTTCGTATTCTTCTTTCATTTGAGTCATATCTTTAAGATTCTCTCTTAGTACATTTTTAGCAATTTCTTCAAATTTTAGAGTACCATTAAATCCTCTATCAGATATTACACCTGTCGGAGTAACACTTGCTCCACCCTTTTCTCCTAAAATTTTCATATTATTTATTTTATATCCGGGTTTAATTTCTATAGTTACAAGTCCTACACTTGCTATATTCTTTTCAAGCATTTCACCCTTCAATAAGTTCATATTAGCATCATAAGCTTCAGCTTTAAAATCACTAGAATTTTTGACAGCAGGAATGCTATCAATATCTGCCAAGAAATCTTTCTCATTTATAAGTCCGTGTAGATTTGTTTTACCAAAGCTATACAGATAATATACAGGAGACAAAGCTACGGCATCTTTAACCTTCATACCAAATATCTTATCTTCATCATTTATTTTCCCGATTACGTCACCATGTATTTGCTGAAACATACTCGACCTAGCATTGTTTATAATGTTATTATATAAGTCTTTACAAATATCTAAGGCTTCTGCGTCATTTTTCTTCTTTTCGATATCTTCCATAGCTGCAGCAACATTACCTGAGCATATCATCACATTCTTCACAATTCTGTAGGCTGCGTCCATATACGCTACAAGCCTTTTAATATGCTCAGCTTGGTCCTGTCCGTCAGATGGTTTAGCTATTTCAAATTTAAAGTTCATATTTTTATGAGCTCTAGCGTCTTTTAATACCTTATCTAAATCCGCTCCAGCTTTATTAGAGCTTGTATTATCTAAAGAATCTAATATGTCTTTATTGTCAAATAAATTTAACTTCTTAGCTAGAGTTTTTAGTGCATCCATATTATTTTTGATATTGTTATTTTTATATGTGTCAAGACTAACTTTACTATTTAAAGAGTCTTTTATAAGGTTAGTATCAAGTATTCCTTCTTTACTTACATCATCTTTAGATACTGATTTCGGAGTTTTAATGTAAGCTATAGTTGTATTCATAAGAGTAGTTAGTTCTTTTAAAGAATTCCAAGAACTTGAATCTCCAGTTCCTACGTTACTATTGCTACTAGGAGCATCACTTCTTGTAGAACTTCCTCCACCAGAACCAGCACCACCAGAGTTATTAGCTTTATTCATTTTAAATCCAAAAGGTTTTGCTAGTATTTCTAAGACTTTTCTACATACATTCTTAATGAAATCTATAATAGCTTTCCAGAACTTTTTAAACATAGCCCATATTCTTTTAAAGAATCCTTGTTTAGCTCCGTCGTCATCTGATTCACCGTATAATACAGCGTCGTCATTGAATCCACGAACTAAATCGAAGAATAAGTTGTCTATATAATTTGATGCTACTACAAGCTCAGCTTCGGCGTATGCGAATTCGTCAACTTCAGCTTGATATAGACCATCGTATAAGATTAAATTATCCATTTAATTTCCTCCTTATGTTATTAAATTATTTAACTAAAGGGGTGTTTTTGGGGGTAACGAACACCTTTATAGATATTTCACAAATAAAGGAGGTGTCTTTAGTTGGGTAATTTATACGATAAAACCGTAGACACAACCAATAAACTTCTAGCAAATCAGAATAGGGGTTATTACAAAAATAATATAAGAAGAATGGAATCAAAACCTATCTTCTGTACATATTATAATATATCAAATGCTGACTCTACTGTATCAAAAGGTATGGGACAAGTAAATGATTTTATATCAGAAAAATCTCCTGTAAGATATAGTAAGATTAATAATGTACCAATATATGCCTTTAAAGAATTTAATAGGGAAACTAGAAAGACAGATATTAAAGGAATAACTATAGAGCTTGATAATGAAGGGCTTATACCTTCATCATTTAATCCGCTTACTGGAGACTTCCTTATAATAGCTATACCTTCTGGACCTACTTTATTATTTAAGGTTACAGTGGCTGACCCTACAAATGTACTACAAGACCCACACTATAGACTTAGGTATACATACTATGCCGCTTTAAGTAAAGAACCAGAAAAGTTTACACAACTTGATAAGCAGTGTGTAAATGAGTATGATTTTGTACTTACTAATGTTGGAGACAATAAAGCTTCACTTTTAGATATAGGTACTATAGCATATATAAAAAGATTAGTTGCTGTATTTGGTAAACTTAATAGAGAGTATTTAGAAATTTTCTATGACGATACAAATAACTTACTTCTACATTCACATGTATGTGAGGATAATCCTGAGCATCCTATTGATATGATATACTACTCTCCACTTGTAGTTGAATTTCAAAGAAGACTTCGTCCTATAATGTATGAGTTTACAAAGACTTATTCTCAGGAGCTCATACTGACTCATGAGGATATGACACCTTTTTCTTTTGAAGATTCTATGTATGCCGATTTGATATATGATGATTTAACTTCTTTTTTAGGTTTATTTATGAGATTTAAACCTGAGTATTTCGATGAAGATGGAAAGTATTTAACTCTCATGAAGTGGTTTCCTGCCGATAGGTATATGACTGCTCTTAACATCTATAAGCGTCCTGATACGGTTGTTATGTGCGTTGGACTACCATCTGATAAGACAGCTGAGCATATTATTAAAAACTCAAATAACAAACCGTCAAATGTTAGAAAGTCTGAGATAGATAATTTCAAGAAAGCATTTGAAAAGAAGCTAGACGCCAATAGTTCTATTATTGCACATATTCAAGACATAATAGAAAATCCAAAAGAGATATTGGATATATGCAATGAGATAGTTATAGAAAATACTTTGGAATATTATATGCTTATGCCTATAGTATTATACTTATTAAGAAATGCAATAGAAGGGTCTCAACGTGACCCATCATATTTACTAGATGACGCTATGGAGGTTTAATATGGATTTTATAATGGCTTTTATAACTATTCCTGAAATAGTTCATTGCTTAGATATAGGACTTTATAGAGATAATAAAGATACTATAGCAATAATAGAACATCAGGAAAAAGAACCAGAATATCAATTATAATAAAATTAGGAGGTAAATAATAGATATGAATAATACAAATATGTATCAGTTGCTAATAACTGCAACTAATAAAGAACACAGTAACCTTAAAACGTTTGGTTATGGACTTAGCTATCCTATTCCAATAGTAAATCCTGTATGGGTTGGAATGGACAAAATAATTGCTGCACAAGCAAGTGGTAAACTTGATATAATGATACACAATGTTGACCCACCTGTACTTCTTACACCTGAATTATTTGCGAAGTTCACAGAGCTTGGATATGTTGACGAAGAAGTAGTTGCCGAAACTCCTCATTCTGAAGAAGAGGGAGAAGGAACTCACGAAGGAAACCTTGAAGATAATTCTCATACTGAAGAATCACATGAAACTCATGAAGAAGAAAATCATATTACAGGTGGAATAAGTGAGTCTGAAGTAGTGCCACCTACACCAACTGTACCAGCTACAGAAACTGAAACAGCACCAGCTGCTCCTGAACCTGAACCTGAAGTAGAAGCACCGGCATCAGTTGATTTCAGAGTTAAATTCGTTTCTACTGGAGCTTACAGAGCTGGTAAAAAGTTATTTGAAAATACAGAATCTATAGGATATGAAACTGGTGACCAAGATGTAGCTATACTTGTACAAGTAACTGGTTTAAAAGATACAAACGGAAATATAACTGAAGATAAGATTAAAGTTTTAGCAGGTAACCCATATTCTGCAGATGGATTAAGATTCCCTGTAGAACTTATGATGCAAAATGATAAACCATTCTTCTCTAAAAATTCTAAAGGAATCATTACATATATAGCTGCTTATAGTGTAACTGACTTAAATGGAATTAATAATATGGGTGTAGCATTACAAGTTAATGGAGAACAAGTTGGTTATGCTTCAATATATAAACATGCTGAAGCAAGTGACCATCTATAATAAATAATAATGACAGGAGGGAGTTATAATGTCAAATGGAAAGTCGCCATTCTCGGCTTTAGCAGACCATGTCGGTACTATACTTACAACTCTTTTATCGGCTTCGGTAATCGGTGTTATATCTATCGCTATAACTGTCTATCAACAAGCTATCGAGGTTAATCATATTAATGAATCTATCCACGATATGCACGTTACGTTAGAAGAGTTAAAGCATAGAAGTGTGAGTGCTGATGTTCGTCTATCTGTCATGGAAGACTCAGTTAAAAAACTCCAATCCGATATGGAAGATGTGAAGTACAGAGAGTACAGAAATCTTAAGTAAACTGCATAAAATGGTATAAATAAACATATTTTTAGATGTAAAAAATTAAAAATAAATTAGGAGGTAAATATAAATGGCTTGGGAAAAAATAGGAGAACACTCAATCGGATTCGATATGTTCCATAAACCAAAATTATATGGTGAAGCTGAAGTTGCAGCTGATGCAGCTGATGGTGCAGACGCTGTTGTAACTGCTGATGGTAATTCTGATGTAGATGTTACAGTTGAAGGAGATGAAGCTCCTGCAATAAATGTAGAAATACCTGTAACTGAAGATACAGGAGACATCGAAAAAGTTGAAGTTGCTGTTCAATATGCTGAAAAATGCTCAAGATATGCTGAAAGCTTAATTGAAAGCTTAGAAGCTGGAGCTACTGCTGTTATCCAAGACGGACAAGTTCAAGTAGGAGCTACTGAAATAATGCCTGAATCTGAAGAAAAATCAGATGGGGAAGTTACTTTAGGAGATATGAACGAAAACAGAATTGAACCTGAAGCAACTGTTATCGAATCAGATAACGCTACAATGGATGACTAATAATATCTTGTACTGCCTTCGGGCAGTACATCTTATTTTCTCTTATTTTTAAAAGCAGTATAATAAAGGAGGATGATAGTATGCTTACAGTAAATGAGATGGTAAAATATGCTGTCGATATAATAGATATAGACTTATCTTATGAAGAAGCTAGTAGATATGATTATGATACGCAAGATGAGCTTTTAGATGAAATACACGACATTAAAAGAAAGCTTCTTGATGATTGGTATGAAAGATTTAATGGCAATAAGACTCTTGCACTATTTACACTGAATCACATTTATGATGTGTATTTTGAGCAAGGTGGAGATGACAATGTTTCTATAGAAAAATTTATATGGAATGATAGAGCAAGAGAGCGTAAGGATTTTATGTATGAGTTACAAACAAGGTTACTATCTAATTTAGGTTGGGTATCTTTATAAAGGAGGAATATAATGGATAAAATAAGTTTAGAAGAAATGATAGAATATAGTAAAGAGATTGTGTATTATTATAGAAACAAATACAATCTTTCAAGTGATGAAAAGGACACAATGGCTACTAGAACGCGTGAGATTAAAAGTAAGTTATATGATGATTGGTGCAAAAGATTTGATAGTATAGAACTTGCTAAGTTTTGTCTAAGAGCAATTCTTGCGGATAAAGATGAATGGAGTAGAGATGATGAGATTTACTTAGAGGAGCTATTAAATAAAGATATACATACAAGATATGATATTGTATATGATTTAGAAGCTACTATGCTTTCTATATTACAACTTAGACATACTGATATAAAATACTTTTAAAGGAGAGTTAATATGAAAGATAATGTTAAATATACTGCGAAATGTAAACTGTATTCTGAGACAGATAAAGAGTTTAAGTTTAATGTATTCTTAAATGAAACTGGGGTAATAGCATTCTCACACGGACTTATTGTTTTAGAGGTAACTTACGATAGAATAACAAATAAGCATTCTATTAAATTATACCATCATGAAGATGATAGTTTGCTTGTAAGTTCTGAAGTTGTAGGAACTGTAGGACCTGCTATAGATTACTATATAAAATACTTATTAGCTGGTAATAGAGGAGCTACAGAGGCTTATAGAAACTATATTGATGATATAGAAGAATACTTTATAGCTTGGGTAAATACAAGAATAGAGAGTGTAAATGAAAATGCAACTGTGGTTGATATGATTAATTAAATGTAAATAATGAGGTGGGGGTTGTCCCTACCTCGTTTTTTTTTTTCAATTATATATAATAAACATAGAAGACAAGAGTAAACTTACAAGGGTAAGAGCTCGCTGTCTAAATTTATCAAGAAGACTGGGAGGTCAAAAATGAAAAATTTAAAAGATGTTAAAAGAGCTGCAAAACTTATAGGTATGGACTATGACACTTGGAATGAAATGGTGATAACTGACAAAGTTAGAAAATCTACATTCTATGCTGGATGGAATAATGGCTATTCTGATTCTCAGAAGAAAGTTTTAGAATTGTGTAAAAAGTGGAAAATCAAGCACATCACAGTTTTAAAACCTTACACTATAATCGGTGAATATGGTACCGTTCTGTATAATGGTACTACACTTGATAATAGTAAAAGCTATTTTGAGCATCATCCTAAAAAGATATACAAGATTTTAAGAGAGTTATATAATATTCATGCTGCTGAAAATAAATTCCATTGGGTCGAAACCCACGATGGATTATGGCATCTTTACTATATTCCAAATGGACACTCTGTATACCATTATGGTGAAAGAGATGACGAAGAATTAGTAATAATGTCAAATGGACAGGTATATGATATCGGCAACGAACATTACTTTTCCATTAAAGATAGCAAGAAACTGCTACATGAAATTAAAAGGGGATATAACTATTATTTCCCTAACTGCTTCTACGGCAGATTTAAAGCTACTGAAGAAGACTACGAAGAAGAAGAATATGAAGATGAGTGTTATGATGAAGAATAAAAAATATTGGAGGGGTTAATTCCTCTCCTTTATTTTTTTTTTCTACCATCCTAATCGCTTTTTTCTAATATATATTATTAACATAGATGACAAGATATATTTCGATGTCATAATTTATATCAAAGGAGGTACTATTATGGTACAGGTAAGATTAGATGTAATTAATACAGGAAGAAGGTTTCTAAGTTTTTATCACAATAACCCAGAGTTATTACCTGATGAATACTTTGAATTAAATGGTGAAAAGTTTGTAAATGAAGTATATAGCGATTGGAGTATACTTTTCACATCTGTTATGGTTAAGCCGTCTTTAAGGCAATCGTTTGCTGAGGCTTTAATGAAAGGAAGATTCAAGAAAGATGAAATAATAACTCTTTCTGAATATGATGAACTTGTAGATGATTATAAAGATGCACATAATAAATCAGAAGAAGATTATATGCTTTATTATTCGTATCTTCTTGCAGGTCTTGTGATTATCTGCGGAAGTTGTTTAGAAGTTTATATGGGAGATGATAGCAATGATTAATAAAAGAATACAAGAAAGACTTGTGAGCTTATACCCTTTTAAAAGGGGTAGTATTCCAGCCACCGATGAAGACATGATTCTTCTAAAGAAATTGTGGTATGAGTATTTTGAAAATGATGTATTCGCTAGAGAAGCTCGTAGAGCCGTTGTAGGTTATGCTACAGGCTATGCAGCACAATCGTCTAACTACATTAACCTAATTAGTAAGGAGCAGTTAAAAGACGTCATAGAGCTTTATAACAAGCATCTACATGAACTTGAAGAATGTTGTAAGTTAGAAGTTCATAATGAGAAAGTAAATAAGAAATATGGACAATCAAAGCTTGAACTTTATGCTGTAGCTTCGATGATAGCGGACTATGTCTGCGATGATAATAAGCCTATATGTAAGTCATCAATGCCACTACTATCTAAGTATCAAAAGGATTACTTACTTGAAGTATTCGCAGATAATAAAGACTTGGCATACGATAGGTCAGTAAATGTAATTACAAGATTTACCTCAGAATTTACTGATAAAGCAAAAGATGGTTTTGATGTAGACTTTGTTGCAAAGCTTATGAATGTATTTTATTTTGATACACAATACTCTACACATTCTACAAGAGAAATACAAGCTATGATTGATTTAGCTGATGATTGGATAGCTTGTTATGTTCCTAGAATACTTGTAGCAAGTTATACAAGAGCACTTAGAAATACTTTAGAAAGAGCTAAGGGGGAAATGTAATGGACAAGGAAGCTTTAGTAGAAAGAAAGAAAATAGGTGATAAATTGGAAATTCGTATATCTGTAAGAGAAAGATATATTGAAGACGGTATATCATTTTATAGAAATCAGAAAGAGATACTATTTATCTATATATTAGATAATAAATTAGATTATAAACTTGGTAAGGATTACGATGAGAATTTAGCTGCTATGCTACTGCAAAATAAATATGTAGTAGATGCTATAGATGAAGTTCGTAATGGTGATGGTAGTCATGGCAAAGCTGTTATTTATCACACAGACATATATTGTCTTGTGAATAATATATTTAATAACGTAAAGAAAGGAGAGTGATGTAAATTGAAAGAAGTATTCAGTGTGGAAATGAAAAAGTCAAAGGAATTTGAAGATGGTAAGCTTGATTCCATAAAGATAGAAGCTAGTATCTCACGGCATTTAGAGTTTGATGAAAGTAAAGAACTATTCGTTGGCTTAAATAAAGAAGAGGGTAACCAATCTTTAGGATTGGTTATAATCGAAAGATATAACCTTAGTGAAGATGATATGTTGTGTGAGAAAGCTTATAGAATTGATGTCGTTCCATACTATAAAGCTGAGCGAAATCTTTACAGGTTTTTAAATGGTAGAGTGGTGTTTGAACGCATCATAAAAGAAATGGTAGAGCTTATGGGAAGAGTGGATAAGACAAATTCCACTATGTTATTTGATTTCGATTGCAATATAGACAATGTAAAGGCTAAGCTTATACAAGCAATGGAAATTGAAGCGGAAAGAGAATTGAAGAAATTTGCAAGAGACAGATTCTTCAATAAGGAAGAAGTAATAGTTAGTAAATACAAAGGAGCTGATGAGTAATGTTAGAAAGAAAGATAGTTGATGGGAAATATGTAATGGAAGTATTAAATGCTGTTAGTAGAGGTTCAGACACTGAGGATTTGAGTTATGGTTGTAATGAAGCATTTCAAGACTTAGAATCGCATTTCGTGAGAAATGTTTGTGGTGGTTCTGAACAAATCGCTTGGGATTTCGTGGATGCTTTATCTTATGAAGCTACAGTTGGAAAACCATTCGATATGAACTTTATCGTAGGACTTGCACATGCTGCAACTGTATCACAAAATGATAAATTCTATCTTAAATATATGGGTGTATTACTTTCAATGTATGAAAGAATAAATACAGATGTATTAGTTGCTAATAACCAATATAGAATGTTTGATAACACTATTGGTGCACTAACATCAAACTACAATGAGGTTACTGTAACTTACGCTTTATGGATATATCAACAAGCTAGAGAAGTATTCTCAGGATTTATAAATACTAATGTTATATCTGCTGATGACGCAGCAGCAATACTATTTAGATATTATCAATCTCAAAACACAGCAGGACTAAGCATTGAGTATATCATAAGACAATCACTTGCTGATGGTGACCATATTAAAGCTTTAGTGTATTTAATTATAGTATGTAAAGCTAATGCTTCAGAAGCATTAAAATACCTAGAAGGTATTAGACTATATTCTATGTAATAAATAATGAGGTGGGGGTTGTCCCTACCTCGTTTTTTTTTTCAATTATATATAATAAACATAGAAGACAGGAATAAACTTATAATGGTATAAGAATTCCAATGTCTAAATTTATCAAAAGACCTGAGGAGGTACAAAGATGAGAAAATCAAATTTTGGAAACGTGGATAAAGTTAATGCTGTAGTTATGACATTTGCTTCTTGTAAACTGGTTAAAGAAGAATATAAACCAGTTGAGCCTAATGATGTAGGCTTTGAGTTCTGGAATGGCTGGGAACTTATAGGATGTCTATATGAGACACCTACAGTAGAAGACATTAAGAATAATATCAATGATAGAATTAAATTGGCAAATGATGAGTACCAAACTAGAGATGAAATAGTTGATGGTACTTATGTCAATTTTGAATTTTACATGGATATTCACACAGAACCTAAATATTATAGAGTTGCATGTAAGTTCTGGAAAGGTAAAGAACCAGAAATTAATTTTGATGATGCGATAAGAATCAATAGGGAGTTAGAACAAGCGATAATAGATGACATCGCTAAATACGGTGTCAAACATAATCTGTTGTCAGAAGAATAGAATATTGGAGGGGTTATTCCTCTCCTTTATTTTTTTTTACGTTCCTAATGATTTGTATATTTAATTATATATTATTATCATATAAAGACAATACAATGTGTAGATGTCTTAATTTAATTTTTAGAAGACTTGAGGAGGTCGATAATATGAAAAGAAATATTAATTTAACAAAATCAGGAATGCCTGCAATGTGGGAATCTGGTGGAGCTATGACAAACACAGCCAACTGTGTGATTGTCGGAGATAAAAATGCGAATAGAAAAAAGCCAGTATTCATTAGAACTGGCGGACACTTATCAAATGATAATCATGCTCTATTTATACTTAATAGAGATGATATCATTGTAGTCGGAACAAGAGCTCATAGTGATTATACTTTTGTGATACTTAAGTATTTAAGCTTTGAGAAAGTGAATGGAAGTGGTATAGGAGAGTTTGAAGTTCTAAACCATTTCTCTGAAGGACAATGGGATAGTGAGTTAGATAATAAGTTTACAGATATAATAGAGGCTGCTAAACTTAAAATGAAGAAGTATCACTGTAGAGATACAGTATACGCTTTAGGTTTAAATATCGTAGAAGATACTTTAAGAAGTATCAAGAATGGTGAAATGATAGTTTTAGATAAAAGACTGTCAAGTCATACAGACATTATTGATACTTACTTTACTGTAAATGAGGGTAGAGAAAGAGAAGTTCTAAAACATCTTGATTTATCTGACTATTCTTTAGATACTGTATCTACCATAGTTAAGTATGTGCCTTGGTTATGGATAAAAAGCTCAGTTCCAGAGTTCATAAGAGATCAGTACGAAAAGCATAGAGCTACAAATTGGGAATACCATTTTATTATAGCTCCTAATACTTATGATGATGACTACATAAGAGAAATGGGGTATAATGGTGTCTCTTATGAGATAGCTGAAACTAGGGATTTCAATGAGCTTCCAGATAATAAGAAGCTTTTTAACTATCTGCACAGACAAGTAATATATGTGAACTTTGTGAATATACCTGAGAATACTCCATGTTCATATGCGTCTTCAGACGCTCTATATTTTATCATGGATTATGGAAGTGGTAGAAAATTATGTATACATGAACACTTAGCCCGTATAGTAAGAAGACCACCAACAATTCATGATTCTAGTTATTATGAAGACATTGAAGCTCTTGATATGACCTATGCTATATTAGATAAAAAGGATTAAAAATAAGTCGTGGGCATATAGCCCACTTCTTATTTTTTTTTTGTTCTGAATACAAGCAATTTATATTAAAAAAGTTAAAAGAACTAATCCGGGGTACACTGTCACATTGAGGGTTCACTATTAAACCTTGGGTAAGGATTCCATTTTTACGTGCAGCAATTTCGACGCCTCAGCACTGACACCCCTGTCCGCCTATCGTTTACTACGCATACACAACCTCACCCGCTCTGGATTTAACTCGAGTAATATACCAGATGCCGTTTTTACAACATAACGTACGTGTACCAGAAATATGTTGTCTTATTTTTAATATGAACTTATACCTTCCATAAGGACTATATCAGATTCAAGTTCTTTTATATACTCAGCTCTATTTTGAGAAGCATTTTGCCAATCATCTATTCTAAGAGCAATATTATCATACCCATTAGATAGACCGTCAAGTCCTTTAAGCTCACTATTCCATAGAAGCTCTTGCACATCATATACACCTAGTTTGTGCATCATAATATAATGAGGCTCATCTATAGAATATAAGTTCTTAGGATGTCCAACCTTTATCCTAAGCTCATAAGTATCAACATAAGGAGATGCTCCTCTTACATCAAACTCAATCATATTAGGTGCACGGAACTTAGCTTTTAATGGCTTTCTATACATCTCCATAGCAGCTTGAGTTTGAGCAGTTCCTAAAAATGCTGACATACCTTGCATATAATAAGATGGAGTGGCACTTGCAAGTCCAAAGCTTGAACCATATCCTCCCCCATCAGACACAGGTGGATACATAGTAGAACCATTAGGCATATACATCATACCAGTATCACCTTCTACACTCGTAACAGCTGGACGTAGATGTCTTATATCTACAATACCAACTCCTTCAAACTTAAGTTCATTTGTAATATACTCAGGTATTCTAAATGTAAGAACTCTACCATTATAAGCCATTTCTTTTGTAAACTTTATTTGAGGAATATATATCTCATGAGCATATATTCTTGAAAACCACATACGTGCTGATGCTAGTATTCTTTCGTATAAATCATAATCAGAAAACATAGTTACAATAAATGTACCTATACCTAATTCTTGCTTTATACCTTTTATAAGTTTATTTGGATTCATATATCATCATCTCCTTAGAAATTAATGATAAAGTTTCTAAATCCTTGAGCTTTAGCATTTCTTTCTATTTCTTCTTTAGTAGCGTATTCTATACCTAAAGTTTCTCCACCAGCTTTAAATGCTCTTATAGGAGTTATACCTTCAAGAGATGATTCAGCATATAGTGCTGATGTCTTAGGTACATTAACTGTAGATATCATTCCAGCTTTATTCATTTCATTTATGATAGCTTCCATAGAATACCCTTCAGAATACATTTTATTTTTAAAAGTTTCTTCTTTAGATAAAGCTGTAGCATCACTTGGTTGGAATACAGCATCAAACGCAACAAGTTTTATCTTTTCTCCACCTTCAGGTTTAGGAATACCAAATCCTCTAAATGATACAGCTATTTCTGCATCTTGTTCTATCATAGCACGTAAAAGCTTTCCATTACCGACATCTATAGTTTCACACTCAGCATACAATTTATCTCCTTCAAAGAAGAAAGCATTAGTTCTATAGCATATCTCTTTCATATTAACAGTTATAAATCTTTCATAATCAGATTTAGAAGGGTGGTCCATTTCATTATAGAATCTCTTACCTCTTATTCTATCATCTACAAATGGGTCAGCTACAGCTTCCATAAACTCATCTTTATTAAATGTAAAACCGTTTCTTGTTTGTCTTCCAAATGTAATACATTCTTGTGTCCATTTGATTTGATTTCCGACAAACTTTCTTTCAACAACTCTACTTCTTGGAGCAGTTTCAATAGAAGACTCTCCATATAAAGTAATCAACTTTCCTGTCATTTATATTACCTCCTAATTATTTTTTATTTAAAATATCTAAAAAATTGTTCGTAAACGGCATTTATTGGGGGCATTACGCCCCCAATTAACACCCGTATTACCTCAAGTCATCACATAAATCCAATATCCCCAAAATAAATATGTAGCACATACTCCCTAGAGTATATGAATATATGTGAGTTATGTTAAAGTATTCTAGTAATGTGTCCATAAACTCACACTCCTTTTACTACCTATATATTGGTTAAAATAAGCCTACTTGACGTATAACGAAGAGTTTTCAATACTACTCTCTATCCTTTGTTTATCCTCTATTCTAAGTAGGTTTCTTTTCATCTTTTTATTATATTCTCTATCTAGTTCATCTTGTGATACACCACACATTCTCATAAGCATTTGTATAGATATTATAACATCTACCATCTCTTCAGTTAGCTCTTTCTTATTATCTACATCGCGAACTGATTTAGATACTTCTTTTATAAGTTCACTACACTCTTCCATAACTATAACCTTACTAACAGTATCACTCTTAGCCTTTAATAAAGCGTCTATATACTTCATATCCTTATTTAAGTAAGGTGCACATACTTCTATCTTATCACTATGTAAATCCATATTTATTCCCCCTTAAGTTATTCTACGGAAGTGTTAGTAAATCGCTGGGGTAATCCCCAGCTTTTACTATTGTTATTTATTTTTTAAAACCGTCTAAGACTCAAGTTCTTCTTTCATATTTTTGTTTATATATTATATAAGTAGAGAAGAACGGGAACGGTGCCATAATATAGTGCGAGTCGCAATAATGTATACCGAACCATTTATTTTACATCTTAATATTAATAGGCACCATATAAAGGTTCCCGTTCTTCTCATTATATATTAGTTTATTTTTTTTTTTATAAAGAAAAAAAAATACTGTCCCGAAGGACAGTATCTTAATTTTTTATTAAGGTGCAACTGTATCAGAAATAGCGATTTCTCCAAGAATTGCAAATACATAGTTACAATCATAGTAATCATAATATGCGATTGCAGGCATATGTGGTCTTGAAGGATTTCTGAATGTTCCATCTGTATATAAAGCGTGAGGTCCTTGTTGGAATTCAAATGTTGGTTGAGATTCCATATTTGAGTATGGAACACATTTAATTCCGTCAGCATCTTCAGCTCTTTCAGTTTCTACCATTTTACAAGTTTGTCCAGCTACTTGAAGTCCATATACAGCATATTCATTTGTAAGTCCTCCATAGCTTTCATTCTTAGTGATGATAGGAGTGCTTCTTATAAATCTTTGTACATTTATAGGAGAAGCCCACCAGTTGAATTGCATTCCTGATACTGACTTGAATTTAGTAGCCATTACAGAGTGCATTTCTTTGATTCTTCTTCCAAGTTCATCTATTTCCCATTGTTCTGTAGATGTTGGTCTAAATCCATTTGCTACACCCGGTTTAGTATAGTGAGTAGATGACCAGTATCCACTGTCAGAGTTTTCAAAGTCGAAGTTAGCAGCTTTCATTGCTTTAAGGTCAGTTAATACTCCATTTAAAGTATCGAAAGCATATTGGTCTTTTGCAGATACAACAACGTCGAATATGATTGATTGTCCTTCTAAAACTCCATCAATATTTTCTAAAGATAAGAAGTTTTGCATAGAACCCGGGTCATAATCGAATATCATGTTGATTCTGTTTTTGATTACTTGTATAATAGGCTTAGTTTCAATATCTATTGAAGCTGATTGTCTATTATAAGCTCCTGACATATATACTTTGAAAGTTACTTCTTTAACTTCAGTTGAGTGAACTATTTTGATATCTCCAGTTGCAAAGTTTACTTCAGCAGCAACTATTGCAGTTGTGTTAGCTCCAGCAGTTGTAGATTTAACTTCTTTATATAATTTTCCCATTGTGTAGTTATTAGCATCTGGTAATACAGAAGATACTTTCATTTCTACTTCTTCATCAGTTCCAGTTCCAGCGTCAGCATATTTAACTTTAATGATGTCAAGTTGAGGAACTAAAGAAGATTCTCCTTTTGTACCTTTGTTAGCTTCTGTAAATATATTAAATGATTTTTTAGTCATGTCAGTTAATTTATATTCAAAAGCTTCTGAACCAGCACTTCTTAATTTTCTCATAACTTCAGGATTCTTTAAGCAATGAGGGAAATCATATTTTTTACCATCAATTACTACTTGTCTTGTAAGCATTTTTCTTGGTGGTAATTGTTCAGATACATATTCCTTTGTAGGCATTAAGAATCTTGAGTTTTGTGATAAAGTTTCTAAATACACGTGTGGTAATATAGCAAGTTGGAATGGGTGATATTCCCCAGCCATCATACTTTCTGAATATAGATTTATTTCATTAGCAAATCTAGTATTAATTGTATTAATATCTGCAGCTGCTATTCTTTGCATTTCTGCGTACAATACTTTACCATTTGTGTCATTTCCAAATTTTGATACCGCAACATCTTGAGTTATTTTTGAAGTTAAAGCATCTTGGAAACCTTTTATGTTCGCTTTCATAGATGCAGGTGCTGAAGGTGAACTTAAGTTTACTGATTGATTCTCAGCATAAGTTTTAAATCCCTTTAACACTGCTCCTACACCTTCAATAGCTTTTTTAGTCTTCGCAGTAACATTTGAAGCTTTTAAGCTAGTTCTTATTTGTGTAGTATTCATATTTATTTACCTCCTAATTTATTTTAAATTTAATAATTTTTAACTACCACTATGTTATTTTTGGCTTTTAAACGCCCTTTTATTGAAGTATATTGACATCTTCTTGGATATGAGATAGCTTTTTATTTAGAGTCACAAATGCAAGTCTAAACTCAACGAAAGTTTGAAATCTTATAACCCAAGTGTCGTCATTATCATCAACATAGTCTACAAGTGCTTGGAGCTGTGTTTCGTACTCATCTATAATAATATTAAGAACTGTAGCCTTATCTCCCGTAGCATCTATATCTTTTAACTTTTGTATTAAGTCTTTATATTGGTCATATAAAAGTGCAAATGACTTATTAAGCTTTCTTGCCTTTCTTCTAAACTCTGGTGTATCCTCGTCTTCCCCATCAGCAAACATATTCTCATCTTCGCTTCCCTCTTCTGAATATCCAGCATCAGCGTCAGTTTCTTCATCCATAGTAAATTCGTTATCAGCCGTTTCGTAATCTGGTTCTTCGTATTCAGGTTCTGGTAAGTCGTCGTAGTTTGTTTCTTCTGGTTCTTCAGGAATATCATCTAAGTTACTCGTAGCAGTTTCAGCTCGAACTTCAGCTACATCAGTTTGCATATCCTCAGGAAGATTAAATATAGAAGCGTCAAAGCCATCTATATCTGCTTCTCCATAAAGTTTCTTTTTCTTTTCTTCTTTTGGTTTTAAACTATTTTCTAATTTACCTAAGAAATTCATATATTCCTCCTTAAGCTAATTTTCTCTTTCTAGTTACATAAGTAAGTTTTGCTTCAAGAGATTGCTTAATCCTCATAAGAGCATACTTTTGCTTTCTATCATCAGATGATTTAGCATCATTTATTTTCTCATCAATTATTTCTATCTCATCTTTAATCATTCTCATAACACGAGTTCTTACTTTAGCGTCATGTATCTTTTTAAGCTCTCTTGCAACTCCACCACCAAGAAGTGCTATAACTGGATTTGCGACTACTAAGAAATATATACCAAAAGTTGTAGCTCCACCTATAAGCCATTGCATACCATTATCTATAACTGGTATAAACTCATCATTTATAAGCTTTTCTCTTAAATCATCATCTTTAGCCTTTCTATATTCAACTATAGCTCTTCTTAAAGACGACATAATCTTCTTACCTTTTTCAATTATTTGTCTAGGTATTCTCTTTGCTTTCTCAACAGCTCTTCCAACCTTTTCAGAAGTATCAGCTTCAGCATATTCTCTTTGTCTTGCTCTTTCATCAATAACTTCTATAAAGTTATCATCCATATAATGTCCAGCATAGCTAACTTGTCCAGCGTCAAATATTTCAAGAGTTATAGGTAGAGTTTGGTCTTCAAACTTAGGTGCATATAATCTATTGTCATACATCACAATCTTTTCAGATGAAGCATTTATCATTTCAGGGTCAAACTTATCAAGTATTATCTTATTACTTGTAAGATTTCCAAGAAGTGTTCTATTTTGCTCATCAAAGTATATACCCAGCCCTTGAGCTGGTATAAAGTTTACAATTCCAAGTCTTGCAAGTTGAGTTGCAAATTCTTCTACTGGTAATACAAATAATTTATTGTGTTGTATTAAGTTTGTAAAGTATAATGAATAAGCTTTAGAAGCTATACAGATATCTACAAGTCTTCTTGAATCAAGTACATACGTGTCTCCTGATTCTATCATTGGAAGTTCTATAAACTCAGCTTGTCCATCTCCTGATATATGAAGAGCAAAGTTAATATTCTTTGCAAGAACTACATCATTTGAAAATATAGGAAGTATATAATGAAGTTGATGAAGTTCATTTCCATCTATATTTTCATAAGTTACCATTTTAATCACTGTAAAAGATGAACCATAATCTTCAGGAATATAAGATACTCCAAGCATTGATACTTCATAAACTGAATACTCTCTTTCTAAAGATTGCAAAGCTGATGAGTATATGCTATCTATTTCAATAATCTTATCAGTATCATATAAGATTGTATCTTCTCTTAAGTTATCAAGTACATCTTCACATAACTTTCTTGATTCAGGCATAGTTTCTAATCCTTTAATATTCACTCTAGTCTCTTTTGAGAATATTGCTTCAAGTATTATATCGGAAACTATCACATCTGCCATAGTAATAAAGCTATTTCCTGTATAGTTATCATCGCTTACTATATTATAAGGTACTCCTTTTTTAATATACATTTGGTATCCCCCTTTATTTAAAATTATTATATTTGGGTGTTTGTGGGGTATTTATGAACTGTATTTTAGATAATATAATTAGGAGGTTTAAAAATATGCGAATACCAGATTTTAAAAATTTAGAATTAAAACATGTTACATTTTCTAAAGGTTATGACGACAAAGATACTTTAAAAGATTTTGTTAGAATACGTCATTATTTTGATGAATTAGAAGATTACGAGATATCTATAGATAAAAGGAAAAAGAAGGAATTTACCGAAAAAGAATTAGATGAAGGTATATCTATAGAAATGAATAATAAAGATATGGCTTACTTCCTTATATTACTTAACGGTAAAGACATAGGTTTTACATCAATACGATATTCCCCAAATTTGGAAATAATAGCTTTATTCATAGATAAGAAATTTAGAAATAAAGGTTACGGTGCTAAAGTAATTCGTAGATTGGAAAAAATATTATGGAATGAGAGACATAGGTCTAAAGATAAAGGTATTCAAATTGTCACAGGTATTAATAACTATAAAGCTCAAAAATTATATATGTCTCTAGGCTATACGGAATACAAACGTAATGAACTGTATGTGTTTTATAATAAAAAAGAGGAGGATATTTTATAATATGAATACAAATATATTAAGACTTATAGCAGAATCACAAAAGGAAAGTATTAATGAAAAGAAACTAGCTAAAGCTAGACAACTATGTAAAGAAGTCGAAGAATTGTGTAAGAAATACGATATGAGTTTCTTCTTCGTTACAGAGGGAGCTTCTATTACAAGAAATAAAGGAAACGATGCTGTTCGTAATGCTAGAGAAGCACAAGTTAGATGGGAGAAAGAAAATAGGTTTGACCCTGATGAAGATTGGGATAAGAAGTGATTTGCACCATTTTAATTTTCAATTATATATAATAAACGTAGAAGACAGGCAATAAAGTAAATGGTACTTTAGGTCAATGTCTTAATTTAATTTTAGAAGACTCGGGAGGTCGAAGATTATGAAAAGAATGTTAAATATCAGCAATCATGTAATGGGACTTGAACAACTTGGAGAAATTCAATCAAGAGGATATGACTTGGTCGAATTACCTGAAAATCTTAAAACTGCTTGGGGGCAATTAGAACCAAGCAATTACCCAATCGTGTGTAATGAAATAATCGAATGGGCAGAAAATAATCAAATTGATTCGTTCCATTTGGCGGGATTTGCTCCTGCTGTTAATCTAATTTGTATGGACATGAGTCCAGAGTTTCCAATTTACTACGCATACAGTAAAAGAGATTCTGTGGAAATCGAAGTCAATGGACAAGTTGTCAAAAAGGCAATCTTTAAACATATCGGTTTCTTTAGATATGTAACTTGTAAAGAACATCTTCAAAATTGGAAAGAATTAAAATAAAAATATTGGTGGGGTTTATCCTCACCAATATTTTTTTTTTTTATTTCTGCGTTCCGTTTACAAAACCGTCCCAAACACCCCTTTAGTTAATTTTTATAATAAAACAAGGAGGTTTTTAATATATGAATAAATTAGAAATGCTTAAAGAACCTTTGCATTTTTTAGGTTCACAAATATATAAAGCTTCTGGTATTAAACTTGATTTTACTTATTGTAAAAGAAGAAGAGATAGATTTAATCCAGAAGAACCAAGTGAGATGATAGACATATATCCTGCTTTTCTTTTTTATATAGGTAATAACTCAAGAAGGGAAATAGGACATGACTATGAATCAGCTTATAAAACTTATGAAGCTATAATTCAAGATACAAATATTCCTCTTGATTATCCTAAAGTAAATATGGAAATTAAAGTTGAAACTAGAGATGAGAACGATGAACTCGAAGAAGATTTAGATTTAGCTGAAGCTCTTGCAAAAGATTTAAGTGCAGTTCGTACACTTCATGGAATTGATAGACTTATAATAGTAATTGATGAGTTATATCTTGATACAGTTAATGATAAGATTAAGGCTGAGACAATAGAGCAAAGACTTTTAAATGAAAAGATAATGCAAGAGTTTACTCCTCTTATCATAAAGTATCTAAATGACTTTGGAAAACTTGCAGCAAGAATAGGTCAAATACTTCGTGCTAATAGACTTATGACACCATTTATAGAACTTGTAAGAGCACACGATGGTAGAATGAGCGAAACTACAAATGACTACTCTGCTATAGAAAGATGGAGAGAGAAAGGTGAATATGGTAATAGAGCTCACGCGCTAAGACTTGCACTTTGTAATCTTGTTATTTATGAAACTATAAATGACGCTATAAAGGGTAATATAAAGAATATTAAAGCTATGGATACAACTCTAGCATACATAGTTAGAAATATACTAAATACTCACATGACTACAAAGTTTATGAATATAGAAGTTGTATTAAAATCTATACTTGGTAAAGGACAAGTCGGTTCTCCATTTGATTTTATTCTAGCTAGAATAATGAAAGCTTGTAATAATGGATTTATGGAAACTCCTGAAAACTTTAGGTCTATGGAGTATGCGTTTGAAGGTACAGTTGAGAATAACTTTAGATACGGTGAAGTGCAACCTAAAGACATGACAAAGATACTTGCTTCAAAAGAGCTTTTAAAGTATGCTGAATCTTATGATATCTTAGAAGCTCTACAAGCTAAGATAGACAAAAGAGAAATAAGAATGTATGCTGAATCTATTACATTTACAGAAGATGAAATAGAAGCTGAAATGATGAAAGTTACAAATATGGCAAGAGAAGCGTCTATTGCTAAAATAGATATGGAATACATCACAACTAAATATTCTAAAAAGGACGCTATTAATAACGCATACATTGTATTACAAGAATGTCAGGCTCTTAGAAGAAAGCTTAAGACTAAAGAAGCTCAAGATGCAATTAAGATAGTTATAAACACACTTCAAAAGGATATTGAGGAAACTCGTAAGTTCGACCATAAGAAATCAAGAATGACAATTAACATTGCTTACCCGTCTGGATATGAGGGATAAGTAAATGGCAATGGATTTCAATAGATTTTTAGATGACGTTGAAGACCCACAATTTTCCAATTATAAAAGAAATGTATCCAATGATATAAGAGAATTCTTGTCTCAGGAAGAAAATGTAGATGTTAGATTTGACGCTGAATCAATTCGTATAGCTGAAAGTCTTGTAGCTATGGACCACGTAGGAGATTATGAAGATGATGACCCTGCAAGGTATGCTTATATGAATAAGCACAATCCAAACGAATCTGTTCTTCCTGAAGATACAGATACTCCTAGAGCAAGATATGATTATAAAGGACAGATAGATGTAAACTTTGATATTGAGAAAAATGCTGTAATACATCAAGACAGAGAACCTAAAAACACTATGGATTTGATGTATGATGATTTAATGGCACAATTCCCAAATAAGCGTCCACCAGTTCAATTTAACTCAGGTAATGAGTATGCAATCAACTTCGCTAAAGTGCTATTTAATTTAAAAGTAAAGAGGTGGTGGTTACCACTACTTCTTACTAACCCAGCACTTGATAATGTTGACCCATTCTCTCCTGATTTAACTCAAGAGCAAAAGGAAGCAATAATACAAGAGTCTACAACTAACCTTATTTATTACTGTCGTGAAGTAGTTCGTATACCAACACCAGCAGGTCCTACAAAGATGAAGTTCCATATTGGTTCTTTTACATCTATGTATTTAACTGCAAATGATATTACATATTATCTTGAACAACCCAGACAAACTTATAAGTCTGGTACAGATAACGCACTTGTTGGTTGGTGTTGGAACCTTGCTTGTCGTAATTCGCAAATGGCACTATTTGCCAATAACTTACCTAAAGCTAAAGACAACTTACAAGCAGTAATAGATATAGTTGAGCTTCTTCCATCTTTTATGCAACTCTTTAGATATAAAACTAAAGAAGACTCATCTGGTAATATACAGATAATGGATTGTGAAGATTACTCAAAAACTATGGAGATACATCATAAGCTTTGGAATAATAAGATATACGCTGGAACAACTGGTCAAACCAAAGAAGGAGCAATGAAAACTGGACGGGGAAAATCACTTGTTAAAATAGGATTTGACGAAATAGGTTGGTCTAAGTATAACTGGTTCGCATACGGGTCAGCTCAACCTGCTCACGAAGAAGCTGCAGCAAACGCTGATAAGGTTGGAGCACCTCATAATATTACTATGACATCTACTCCACCTGATGCTACAACTAAAGAGGGAGAATGGTTATATAAGCTTTTATTTGAAGATTGTGTTAAATTCAATCTTGTAATGTTTGACTTATCAAAAGAAGAGTTAAAAGAGTATATGAGAGCAAATGGAAATAAGGATATAGTCTTTTGCTCATTTGCTTATAATGAACTTGGATTTACTCAAGAATGGTTAGTAGAAAGACTTAGAAAGCTAGATAGAGAAGTATTCGATGTGGAAGTAATGCTTAAATGGAAAAGGGTTTTAAACCGTTCACCATTCTCAAGAAGAGCCTTAGAGCTTATTGAGATATACACAAAGAATACTATGAGGAAAGAGATAATACTAAATAATAGATTTGTATTTCAAACTTATCCGGGCTTTGAAGAAGCAAGACTTAAAAAGATTGTAATAGGAGTCGATATAGCAGGTGGGGGAGGAACTGATAGGTCTGACTATTCCACTATGGTTGGAGTAGACCCACACACTACTAAGGTATTATTTACATTCAGAAGTAATACTGAAGATACAGAAATCTTCTCAAAAATAATAATTGATTTCTATAGGCAGTACACTCCTAACGCAATAATAGTAGTCGAAAGAACGGGTATTGGAAAGGGTGTTGTTGACAAGTTAAAACACTGTCAAGATATAGTTGATAACCTATATTATGAGTCTACAGCGTCTAATGCTTCTTATTATATTAACTCAACTGATGGTAGAATAACTAAAGGTCAATATGGACTTAATAACGACCACAATGTTCGTGAAACTATGACTAAGGAAATTCTAAATACTAGAGTTAATAGATATAAGACATACTTTAATTCTCCTGATATTGCAAGAGAGCTTATGAATCTTACTGTAACTGGTTCAGGAAGAATAGACCACTTACCCGGATATCACGACGACGTTATAATGGCATATCTTATGGCTTTATATGTACTTTATAAAGATATGGATATGGATATTAAGTTTGGTATCATGCCACCGAATGTTCCAGACGATGATGCCTTATCTTATAATAAACTAGATGCCTTTGACATAAAGATAGACCCATTTGAGGGTCTTACAAAAGAAGAGGTTGATTTAGAATATAAAAAGATAGACGCATTAAATGAGGGAACTTTCAGTGGATTTAAAACCCTTGAGGGTGACACGTTTAAAAGAGCGACTGATAATTCGCACTTTGTTTCTATGGCTGAAGGTTTATATGATAATTCTACGCAAAATGGCGAAGACAAGGAGATTACGATGGGAGCACACGATTACTTTGGAAACGGTAAGAGAGTGAATCGGCTTAAAGCGAAATCTCGGAGTCCGTGGTAGAGAAAGGAGGACAAGATGTTATATCCTTTAAGATTGGTATTAAATTTACTAACATTTTTTACAGCGTCGTTTTTGCTATTCTACATTTATGTAAGAACATGGCAAGGACAGGCGTCTGTAATATTTAAAGTGTGTAGTGTATTCATTACAATAATGTACATCCTAAGTTTACATAGTATAATATTTACATTCGCATTAATAACAATTTTAAATATACTTACGACATATATATTCGTAACGTATAGTAGATTTTCAAAACTGTTTACCTTATCTCAACACGATGAAGACAACATCGCTAGAGTATTCTAAAGAAGCTTGATAAAGTTTAAGGTGTGGCATTACGCCA